GAATTCATTTGCAATTGTTCTGTTCTATCTTTTTCAGACAATACTTGCTTTAATCCAACTCTAGGAAATAAAGGTTCAGTCATAATCTTATTCTATATGCTTTAGGAGGAGGTGTCAAGAAAATTATCCAGCATTATAAGAAGATAAAACAACACCTACTTTTTGACCTTTAGATGCTATACCAATACACTTCACATTTACATAATTAGGTGAATTGCACCAAGTAAGATCTGTTGTCCAATCTAGTTCTGACAACACATAATTAACATTAGGATGTATTAGCTTTGCAGCTTTTGGATTAGGAGCCGCAACAACTGCTGAATCATAAGTGTCATAGTCATTGTTGACATTCTGTGAGATGAGATACAAGTATAGTTTGTTTTTCATGATTCTTATAGTCTATATGCTTTAGGAGGAGGTGTCAAGAAAATTAACCATACCATTCTCTATCTGGTAAAGAATCTGCACTTACTTTACAATCTGGTCCTTTATATGGAACATAAGGAATGTCTTTTCCAAAATGAGGATCAATACTTGGAGTAGATGTATAGGTTGGAATGACTACAAGCTTCTCAATTAGCTTTTGGATAATCATAGACTGATCCATAATACATTCATTCTGGTAATTGATTTGCTTTTGAAGCTCATCAATCTTTTTAGATATTTCATCTAATTTGTTTTCTTGTATAATGTTCATAAATTAATCTCTATCAAAGAATCCAAGCATAGCTAATGCAAGTAACCCAGCCCCTATTCCTAAGACAAATAGAAAGGGACACCAAAAGCAAAGCTCTAAAATTAAATCTCTAGTTTGTGGAGTCATATTAATTTCTAGGATCAGTCCAACTCTGAATAGGATAAGGTGTATTGAGAATCATTTCAACAAAAGCTTTTCCTTTTTCTGTGAGTGTAAGTTGATCAGCATCAGAATCATGTTCAGCAAATCTTACTAAGATATGATCTTTTAGTAATTGACTAGCAACCTCAACTTCTGCTTTATTCCATCTGTTGATCATATACTTTGGATGATAATGTGCTTTGAGCACAATCTCAATCTTTAATGGACTGTGTAGGTTTCTTTTAATCATATTAATCTTGTCTATATCCATAGAAGTTATAGATCTTAAAGTATCCATCTGAGTAGTTACTCTCCTTATGATACCCATTATAGCTAATTGTTGGAAGCCATTTACCAATCTCAAGCTGAAGATGCCAACCAAAGAGTCTAATGTTAATGTTTGTGTTGTCCATATTATTGAATATCTCCAAATAACAATTCTTCTACCTTATCCCAATCAACATAAGGTCTTTCACCATTAAGTCCTTTAACAAGAGGGATGCCTAATGCTGCATCATCAATATAGATATGAGCATATGCTTTAGGAGAACCTGTCCAAGTCTTTTGCTCTGGATTCTCATTAACACCAAACAAAGGAATCTGATTTTCATTAAACCAATTAACAGCATCAGTAAGAGGATTGGCATACTCTTGTCCCTCTCTTCCATCACTCCTCATTGTCCAAAGAATAAGCCTAGCTCCTTCATCTACAAGTCTCTTAAGAACCTTTTGTGCACCTACAAACCTTCCTACCTTAGGAAATTCATGAGTAACACAAGTACCATCAAAGTCAATTGCAAATATAGTATCTTTGTATTTCATTTCAAAAAGTATAACACAGTGAAGTAAAGTGTCCAGACAAAAAAGGCACAGATGAAGCAAAAGATTCCAAGTAATGCTAAACCAAAGTCTCCAAAAAGAGAACCATCACTTGCATCATTTAGGTTTTTACCACCAAAGATGGCAAGAGCAATGGATAGGATGATAGGAATCCAAATGGATGAGAATGTAATTGTAAGTGCTACGATCATAGGTTTAAAACTCCAATTATAATAATAACCACAACAAAAACTGCCATTACTCCAATAAATGTGTAAAGTATGGACTCATTTAAGTCAGATCCACCTTCATATGTAGGTTTATCATTCTGATCAGCATTACCATCCCAGTTCTCTAAATCACTATGATGATCAAATACACTATTATTATGCATCATATACATCCAGAACCATACATTATTAAAAGGATTAGAATAGGAATAAGGAACAAATGTTACAGGTCTATAGGCATATGGTCTATAGCTATATGATCTGTAAGCACTATATGAGTTAGGTCTGTAACTTGGGCTAAAAGACTTAGCTGAAGATGAACTACTAAAGCTCTTACTAGATGATGAACTAAAAGAACTTCTACTGGAGCTTAATGACATACTTCTTGTACTACTAAATGAGCTTCTACATCCACCACCACTAAAGGATGAAGCAGCACAAAGTGATACAGACATTAAAAGGAATGCTAAGATTGTTTTCATATTATTAGATTTTATCCTTCTCAAATACATTACCAATTACTTCACAGTCATCAACAACTGTTCTCCAAATATGTGGAATGAAGCAACCTGTAACAAACTTTACTTCATCAACTCTATAATTCTCCCTATGAAGACTATTTGTTGACCATCCTACTGGAATTGGATATTTGATGATGTCTCCTTCATAGATCTCAACTCCATTCTTATCTTTGATACCAGTGTATTGCTGAACAGTAAGGTTTCTAATACCAGATACAAGAACATCTCCACCTTCTTTTTGTCTTTCATGGCAATATACAGTACCATTCCAGCAAATATGTGGATCAGCATTAGAATCTTCAATGAATTTTTTTAGATCATGATCCCAAAATCTGAATTTAATTTCTCTTTGCATATTACCAACCCTCCTCTTTCTTTCTTGGTGCTGTTACCCATACACCAACAATTGGAACTGGTATATCATCACCATCGTATTCTTTTTTAATTCCAATCTCATACTTGTCACCTTTAGGTAAAGTCTTCCATTTCTTATCAATTAGATCAAAAGCTTCTTTATATTCTTTATAAGCTCCATTATCAACCAATATATAAAGTTCCTTTTGCAAACTCTTGGGAGCAACAAAAAACTTCCTAGTACTAAAACCTTGAACAACTGGATTAGGGACTTCGGAATAGTTTCCCCAAGTAGTATCAAAGTCACGACCAGAACCAGCATATCCTCCGTTTCTTTCATATGCCATGTATTGTCTAAGAGTCTTCCAAATCATATAGGCTTCCTCTCCTCCAAATCCATACTGACCAACTCCCCATGCGGCATTAGGAGAACCAAGATCCTTGAAATATACCTTTCTAATAAGAGCTTCAATATCTTTATTATCATTGAAGTGATCATAGTTCTCATCCTTGAGCATCTCGGTCTGCTTGTCAGCATAGCACTCATCCAATGCCATAGTTATCTGACCACTACGCATACGCATGAATACTTCCAATGCTCTTGCGATAACAGGAAGATGTCTTTCGTCAAAGGTAACAGTGACTTTCTTATGTTCTTTTTTCTTAGGCATGGTTATATATTGTAGTTAATTTCAATTTTATTTGGTCCAGTAATAAGAGTAAATGTTTCATCCATTGGATTGTAGTTAACTCTTAATTCATATTTTGTTTTATCATTATCAGATTCTACAATGTATCTATCAGTTCGATAACCATTAAATGCATGAAACTCACAATTCTTTTCTACGATATGATGAGTAGAAAAAAAATCTTTTAATTCATCATCAGTACCTTTATAGTCCTCTGAATCATTAATTATTTTACTTTTATTCATCACAGTATTCTATATGCTTTTGTCTAAATTGTCAACATCCTTATACATATCTCTGAAATATGTAGTGCGAAGATTACAAAATTAAAAATCTGTATCACCAGTAGATCCTAAGGCATTCATATAATCATCATCTTCTTGATATTCCCTAACTATCCAACGACCAAGATCCTGCATGGCTTGATTATAACGATTCTGTAGCCAATCAGGAGTCTCGTAATATTTTTCGTTCTCCACTTCAAAATGAAGTTTTTCAATCGTTGCATTGTTCAGATCTGACAAGAACTGCTCTGCATTACGAATGAGTTCGTAATTGAATTTTTCTTTCTTTTTCTTTTTATTCTTCATAAGATTTAGGTGGGCAAGGATGATTGGTTTGTTTATCATAAGTGGTAGTCCTGCCACATATGGAACATTCTACCAAATGAATAGTATAACGACTCCAATAAGGTTGATGCTCCACATAGGGATCACAAACCGTATCGGTTTTACCACAATTTTGACAAGGAATGGTTTCGGTGTCCTTGCAACACCATACGCATTTTAATTTTTTCATTGTGTCCTTTTTAAAAGTATTGATTTCTTGTATTGTGTCCTTTTTTGGGGGACAAGTCAAGTGGCCCGGCACCCACAATCTATGCAATACTTCTCTTTTGAAGTATCAAATAGGTCATAATTATAGCGATGGTCGCCCCCGGCACATTTAAATTTACTTTTATTCTCTTTGGTAGAAATCAGAGTTCCGAACTCTTCATTCAATAGGTTATCAATAGCATAGGCTACTTTTTTCAAGTCATAGTTTTGCGCCAATGTTAACGATGCAATAACATCTGCGGAAAATGCCCTTAAATAATCAATATCATCCTGTTCTGTTTTCATATTTGAAAGTCTCTTGCTTTTGAGTTTTCCTTTAATCTTCTGTGTTTTGCGCGAATTTTCTTGTTTCTCTTAAGCATTTTTCTGAAGCCCGGAGAGATCATGAATAAAAATCCAATAAATCCAATGGCAAGAAATAGCATTGTAAAGTCATTAATTAAATTAAAAGAGTTTTCATTCATTATTATTATAGGGTTTCGGGCGCATTAGTTCCAATATCCTCTACGGTATAGTTTGCACTAATATGTATAAAATTTCCAGAGGGATACGAACGAAACGATACCTCATGCTCCCCGGCCCAAGGAAACCGCCCCTTTGAGAAGTAAACTTGTTGAACCTTACCATCAAGATTTAATCTTTCTATTTGGTAATAATGAACTGGCCCATCATCAGAAAGGTGTACGGCAAGAATTATTCCCAGTGCTATTGCCAGAATGGGCGCAAAAATTGCCGCACAAACTTTCCATGCAAATTGACCGGGACGTTTTGGCTGCATTATTGTTTTCCTTTTTCTTTCCTTTTCTTTGCTACCAATTCCTTAAATGACGACACTCTATTTTCATGCAAAATTTCCCGCCAGCCTTCTCGAATCCCCTGAATCATTGCAAGCAGTAAGCTAAACAAAAAATGAACGAAGAATAAGACTATTCCAAATGCTATTGTCCCCAAAATAATAGCGGCGGATACTTTAATAATTTGAATTAACATAATTTTTAGGATAGTTGTTCTTCGATAGTAATTTTATAGTTAGCAGATGGAAGATTGGCTATAATTGAGCCATCAGGCTGTTTATTCCAGTCGATAACCTGTTCGCAAGAAGAAAGTGCGGAAGTAATAATATTTCTAACCGGATTATATTTTATCGGTTCCATACTATTTATTTTATTAACAACAGCATCGTACAGTAACTCATAAGCAAAATGATTTAAATGATGCGTATCTTTTGGTGCTTTGACTAATTGGTGATAATCATAATCTTTATATAAGTCCCTAAATATAAGGTAATTATGACAATACTTTTGAATATAATTATCTATAATTTTACGTTGTCTACTTATATGCCCATCATGTATATCATAAAAATCTAAATCTAAATGACCAACAAATAACAGGGGTATATCTAAGGCTTTATAAAATTCTTCAATATCTTGCTTGAATATTTCTTCTGTTTGAATTGTTGGATTAATATCCTTTGCCTCTTCACTGCCCCCGTAAAAATATTTACCATCCTTTTCAAAAAGTTTTAGGGTTGAAATCTCGATCATTATAAAATCAATAGGCCCCTTATATTTATGACGTTTCTCTAAATATTGAATAGCCTCCTTTGTTGTGTGGACTCTTGGTAGAAGATTCGTGAATGTAATCTCTTCGTTGTTAAACGAAGTTAACTGGTGTGTTCTACAAGTACCAAACTGCAGGATATTCTTCATTATTTATTATACCAGCTTATTGGTTCTTTTTAATTTCTTTTTTAATTTTAACCTTATTCAGGGCGGAACGTGCCCGAATGTATTTCTTGTAAAGGTCAGCATACTTGTAGTAGGAAACCCAGTCACCGCTTGGGCTCTCTTCTAGGTCTGCTTCTCCGCAATCTGAAAGGTAGGGATCGTATCTTTTAATGGTCTTCATTTTTAAATTGTAGAATTATTTTGATAGCGTGTCAAGCTGTGTTTTATAAATATTTTTAGATAACCCTTATCAATTAGTTTATTATCTTTAACAATACAAATTTTTAAGTGTAATATTTTTATATATGCAATTTAATCCAATCCCCTCTCAAACCTTTGGTAATCCTCCTTTTCAAGTTGAAGCGGTAACTGATATCGAGGGATTAACTCCAGTATATTCAACTACTACTATTGAGCCTATTCATGTTTGTAGTGGAAATTATATTAATATTACTTCGGCTGGTAGGGCAACTATTTTTGCTGATTTTTTTGATTCCGAAGGAACTTTTCATGGTCGTGCTTGGACTGGTATATTTATTTATAGGGGCACACAAAAATTAGTTCAATATCCTCCTACTATCGTTCCAGACGCAACTGGTGGGCATACTACTTATTTGTTGAGTGGCGAATCAAACGTCGGACTTCCAGTCCATTTTACTAGTTGGGATACGGAAGTCGCAACAATTTCTGGTAATTATGCGCACATTATAGGGCCCGGCTCTGTTGTTGTTTCTGTTGAACAGAGTGGCAACGCTAATTATATGGGCGGCAGATATGTTCCGAATCATAGCGGAACAACACGCTTCTACGTTCTTCCTTTTTAATAATATAGTTTATTAACTATCTTACTTTGGAATTCAACAAACTTTCGTAGGGATTGAGTTAGCTGCCTATAGCCCGGCACCTTTCGTAGAACTCTTTTAATTCTATTTTGAATAAGGCGATCTTTTGCGAGCCTTTCTTCATACCATCTTTTTTCATTAATTAACTGTTCCTTTACTGGGTGCGCGTCGGTTTTATACCACTCTAATTCTTCGAGTTTTCCTTTGTAAAAAATCGCTACAAACTCTACCCAATATTCTATTACGTCACAATCTTCAATAACCTGTTCGGTTATATTTTCCCAAGCAATATCAATATATCCAGGTTCAGAATATACAGTAGCGTAAAAATTAATACTTCCAGTATAATCAGAGTTAATCCATTCCGGTTCCTTGTCTTGCTCGGAAGGTTCTTCATCCTTCCAGAACCAACGGTTTTTCCGCTGACGAAGACGGCCCCTAGGGGTTATTTCATAAGTGTTCATTAGGCAATCCATGTCTTTCGTTTGAAAGTCCATGTTTTTCCAGTCAACTTTCAAACCTTTGGTTAAGGTGCAAAGTGGTAACTTCTTACGGCAAAATATATAATTAAACATTCCCATTTTTTTATTCTAAAATAATTTGTTTATTCTAGCAAGGTAATTTTTCGTTCACCAGTAATTTCTTTCAAGATTGTTTGGGTGCAAACAATATGACCGACTCTGAAATTATATTGGTCTCCATAGGGAGAAGCTATTTTCTGCATTTCCTGTTCGGCTTCTTCAAGAGTTTTCCAACGACTATTTAATCCCACATCTAGCCATTTTTCTGTGTCCGGCATTTTAATCTCAATTAAATATGTTTCCGTAATTACGTTTTGCATTTTATGGCTTGATCGGCTTACAGTTCATTGAGTCTAACCAGATAATAAAATCGTCAACTTCTGTTCTGAACGCTAAATTAATAAACTGAATTATGTCTTTTTGTGAGCGCCCCTCTTCCTTGCAATTATTAATTGCCGCTTCAATTTTGAAATCATTTTCTCCGGGTGGCAAGGTCATCATCCACTCGATAGTATCTAGACGGCGATATAGAGAATCAGTGTCCATTTCTTATTTAATTACATCCTTCTCTTCTTTCTCTACATCATAGTATTGAGAGAGAACTATGATTTCCAGACGCTTCATATACTTTTGCCAAATTTCCTTGTCTTCTGGTTTACGCTCGCCCTGCTGAACGAGATCATCAAAATGCTGGAGTGTTAAAGAGATTTCTTCTGCAATCTTTTCTAAAAGAAAAGTCAACAAACCTTGTAGTGCCTGTTCAAAAGTTGGGAACTCTTCCTTGTAATCTTTAAGAATATATCCATTATGGTATACGCTCCAAGTGCCGGGCCTGTAAGTAGAATACTCACGTTCAATGTAAAAATGACAATCACGATCTTTGTGATGGTCGCCGCCAATCAGATCATACCATAATTCTAAAGCTTTTTTAATAAGGTTCTCCCGATGCTCAATCTCTTCTCTATAGAGATCTAGCCTGTCCTTCTCTTTTATGTCGTCTGTAGTGTTATCCATGCTATGAGCATACCAATAATTGTTAGGAAAGTCAATGAAATAATAGTTCCGAATATTTTTCCCCAGCGTTCAAAAATGTAATAAAAAAGATACGGAAAAAGTAAGAAGCCCCAAAGTGCAGATTCTAGAGGATCTAACATTTCTTTTATTACACATTCTTTTGTAAAGTGGCGGATAGAGTAGGATTCGAACCCACGGAACCTTTCAGTCCTCCAGTTTTCAAGACTAGTGCAATAGACCACTCTGCCATCTATCCATTTAAAATTCTATTTTAAAATTAGTATAAGTTCTATTATTTAATTGCTTATTAAAATCTTGAACCATTTCTCCAGTTAAAACTATATTTAATTTTTTCCCCAAATCTAGTTTATAATTTTCCTGTAAATGTTTATTGATAATATCTATATTATTATATACAGAATCCATGACCGGTTTTGGATCATGTTCTTGTGCAATTAACGTACAAGAAAGCAATAAAAATATAATTATGAATTTCATAAAAGTGGAGCGTCAGACAGGATTTGCACCTGTGACTTTAGAGTTTTGCAGACTCTTCCTTTGGGCTTCTCAGGCACTGACGCATTTGTATATTGTTACACTTTTTTATTCAGAAATCAATTTAAATTGGCATTCCCAAGGGGATTCGAACCCCTACTAAATCCGTGAAAGGGATTTGTGCTGACCGTTACACTATGGGAACGTATTATAGATACGTATAATAATTGACTTTGTTTATATAGTCAATTAAAATTATTGATTATTTTTAATTTTATAAACTAGAATTTGATTTCAATGTATTGTCGATAAATTTACATAAGAATATAAATCTATTTGCCCTACTTTACAATTTTGATTAAATTTTCTAGCAAAAAAACTTTCAGATAAAAAAATTTCATTTAATGAGGATTGGGAAATATCTATATGTTCTATAGGATGCATTTTATTTTTAATATTCCACTTAGTATTTGTAACGGGATAGTTTATAATTTCTGATGAAAATATAGGATGATTTTTTAATAATGTAATATAAAAATATTCATCTGCAAAAATTGGAACTTTAATAAATAAGTCAACTAATTTATCGCTAAGAGTACAATAAATTGCATGTTTTCTGCTAAGAATCATCCACTGGGATGCTTTGAACGGTATTATTTTTTCAAATAACGGAGAATTTCTAGCCAAATTATTTCTGGCTATGCTTTCATTAAAATAGCTATTTTCATTTTCTATAATCTTTTTATATATTTGATTGAAGTTTTTTATAGGAATACATGCGCCACTAACTGTTATAAATTTTTTATTTAAGGGATCTTTTAGGGCTTCTTTGATTGCAAGATTTTGCGCCTTTACTAAGGATACTTCGCCCCATTTGGTTTGTATGCAATTATTTAATTTAAATTTTTCAAAAAATAGTAATGGTTGCTGCGGCATTTCTATTTTATAGTGAATATAGATAGAATATAATTCCGGATTAATATCTTTAAAAAAATCATACCATATTCTTTCTTGATTAATTTTATCATAGATAAGAAATATGAAGGCTATTTTGGGACTCATTGGGTTATATAGGGTATGTGACTATAAAATATAATTAAAGAAAATGCTTCAGCAAGGAATCGAACCTTGTTCTAAACGTCCGTAGCGTTTCGTGATGAATCCAGTTCACTACTGAAGCATGGAGGGGGTAGAGGGAATCGAACCCTCTCGTAAACCTTGGCAAGGTCTCAGGCTACCGTTACATTATACCCCCAAAAATTGGAGGGCTATATCGGTACTTCCCCGATTTTTCCGCATTGGAAGTGCGGTACATTAATTTTATGTTAATAGCCCAAAAATATTATTCGGTAAAGAGGAGGCATAATTCAGCGAAAGCCCTTGCCTCTTACACATTCGCTACCTCTGCGCCGAAGCTACCGAATAAATTGGTGGCAGGGGCGGGATTTGAACCCACGATCTTCACGTTATGAGCGTGACGACTTAACCACTTGTCTACCCTGCTAAAAATGGATGGTACTTTTGTCCTTAAAACCTTCGGCGTCCCGAATTATGTCTAAGTTTTGTATGTACCAAAAACCCGATCACCTTACACCCAACCTTTCAATCAGGGAGAGGGAACTACCGAGTATGTTAATTGGAGCGTAGCGTTAGTATTGAGCTAATTAACGGCAATGTCTAGATCACCTCCGTCTCATTCCTCTACGGAAACTACGCATAAATTGGCACGGATGGTAGGTATCGCACCTACATTTGACGGTTTTGGAGACCGTTGCCTTTCTTGTCGAGCCACATCCGCATGAAATTGGGCGGGTTTTGACGAACACCTCGCAAACGTGTTCTGTAGTCTTCGGACGGTAGTTCAGCACTACCACTACAGAATCTTTAGCTGAAATTGTTTGAGGGGCAGTACATTACTTCCGCGCATGCAGACTTCAACCTCCGCATATTCTTATTCCGACGCAAACGATGTTTGTCGATCCAACGGATAGGAAGGGTCTCGGTTGAAGCAATCGCCCCCCATCTGTAATCAATCTGCGCCGCGTGTCTATGGTTTCCACGCCGCCCTCGAAAATGGCTGAAGTGGTAGGACTCGAACCTACAGCCACCTGGTTAACAGCCAAGCGCTCAACCATTGAGCTACACTTCAAAAATCCTTCTCCAAGGTAACGCTCCTTGTTCCGTTCCTTATCAAAGAACTGTTTTACTTTTAAACTAGAGAAGGTAAAATTAAATTTTACTATCAAAGATCATTTGTCGAAGTTTATCGACTATGAACTGATTATTACACTATTTGATTGGTATATCAAGATAATTTTGAAATGCCGTTCGTGAGAGTCGAAAAGTGAGCCAGTGGAGGGACTCGAACCCCCGGTGTTGTATTCCACTTTACAAAAGTGGCGCTGTCGCCGCTGAGCCACACTGGCGTAAAAAATTGTGCGAGCTTTATTTTTATCTATTTGGCCTTTCCTCGCTCATGCCCTTCATCCTAGGTGCTACCTAGGCATATTGGTGGAGGCGAGGGGGAATCGCACCCCCTGTGTTCTTAAAGTTCAATTATTATATCTATACATGCTTCAATAACTTCGTACTTCCGTTGACTTTAGGTAACAAGGTGTTATTAACCTATCTATGTTTAGAGTCCTACCTCTTATAGTGAAGAGTCTACAAGCACCCTCATGATTATTTAATGAGCGACACATGATTGGCTCAACCTATTTTATTTTCCAAAGCTTTAATAGGATCTGCTTTGGCGTTTAGGCGGCTAGCGCGTAGCTCTCTTCCTCACAGAAGAACTCTACAACGTTTGTCATTGCTGACTTAACTGCCTCAACTGCATTAGTAATAACTTTTGCGTTTAGTTTTTTAATCGTCTTTTAAAGTGGCCGGACGATCAACCACTACATGCAATAATAATCTATTTTAAGAGTCGAAACTATACGCCCCCATAAAATATTTCATTAATTAGATTTTACTGTCAAAGATCGTTAAGGAAAAATGGATTCTCCTAGTAAGTTAATTACACGCAGTAATTTCTTACTCTCTTATAATATTACAATTTGTTCGGGTTGTCAAATTGTTTTTACAAAAACAATAATGTGTAATAAATCCTATGTCCGAAAATATTTGCTATAATTTTTTGGTATGTAAGGGGTTCCATGAAAAAAGAACAATTCCTCTTTATGCGCATATAGATAAGCATTTAAATAAAGAGTTGAATTCTAAAATTTTTCTTATAGGCGGTTTTAATACTTTCGATAAAATTCCGATTGTTAAACTTTCTAATACGGATGATTATCTTTCTTGTATAAATAAGCTTTTATATATTTTTGATTATCATTCTCATAGCGAATTTGACTGGTATTTTATTGGTGATGATGATACATATATTAATAAAAAAGAATTACTAAATTTTTTACCTATGCTCTCTAAGGATGCTTTAGAAATACATGGTAGAGTTTCACCATCTGATACTCAAGAATTTGGCACTATACCTCATATTCATGGCGGTTCTGGTATACTCATGAATGCAAAAACATTTTTTAAACTTGGGGAGTTTATTTTAAATAATAATTTCAGTATTAGAGATGTTCGTTATAGCGATGTAACTTTAGCTATGAATGTTTATTGCTATAATCAGCAAAATAGCGAACCAATTAATTTGGTTAATAACTTAAATATGCACAGGGAAGAAGACGATGTGCTATTTATTGATTATAATAAATTAATAACTCTACATCTGAAAGATAGGGTTTCGTTTAGATTTATGGAAGCCATAACGCAATATGGTGATAATCTGCAAATTTTTTTTAAACCGTTTAAAAATAAAATTAAAGAGTTAAAGGAAGATAATAATAAATTGCATGAAATATTAATTGAAATTTTACATAGTAAATAAATTAATTTTTGCATTTGGCGTACTCCCTGAGGGTTTGTGCCCAATTTCTAGCGGCAATAGCTACGGGATCATCAGCATTGAAGAATTCTAATTTTCTTGCATATTTTTCACAAGATTCCGCCCACTCCAAAGTAAACTCTGGATGTTTTAATGCACGAAGATAGCAACGGAAATATCGCAATCCCGTTACTATCCCCAGTTGCCGAACGGAAATAATTAGTAATTTAATATTTGTTATCAACATAGTTTAATTATTGTTAATCTCAAGTCCCAATTGACTATAGAACTTTTTTCTAAGATCATTCCACTCAATAGGAGTATAATTAATCTGCTCGGCAGAGATGCAAAAGTACCTTGGATCTGGCACTCTGAACTCATCTCCATCCAACATCATAACTTTTCTCTGATGAATATGTCCATGAATGTTACCTCTAAACCTAGCCAAGCAATCTGGATGAATAGGAATATGGGTAATAGCAAAGTTATCTAAGATATGAAATGCTCGAATATCATAGAAATATGGAAGATAAACCTTTAGCTCACCGATATCATGATTGCCCTTTATTAGAACCTTTTTACCGTTCAGTCTATTCATAATACCAATCTGCTTTTTGGCCTTCATTACTAGGTCGCCACAAACATAGACTTTATCAACTGGCCGAACAACCTTGTTCCAGTTCTCAATCATCGCTTCATCCATGTCGGTGGCATTATCCCAAGGGCGTAGTTTTGTCTCATCATCACGAAGGAACTTACAAACCCCCTCATGGGAGAAGTGTGGATCAGCTATTAGAAATGCGTTATGCATTTCATTAAAATAATTCTTTTGGGCAAAAAAGTCAAGCCTTCTTCTTCTCTTTTGAAGGCCATTTGATCGAATCAAAATTTTTATCCCATGTTTTTTTGTCTGTGGGGCGGGGTTTATCGCCCTTTCCTGCGCCTGTAGATTTTTGTTCGCTCATATTAATTATAATGGATCTAGGGATGCAATATCTAAATTGTAACAATCACCTTTGAATTTCCATCCTAAATGACTCTTCTCATCCTTCTCTCCTTTTTTACAAAATCTAGCTTCTTTAAAATATTTTTTTGGTTTCTTTTTTCCTAAAATCCATGCTTTTGAGAAATCTTGCATAACCCGAACAAAAACATAATAATCACACTCTTGTTCCGTGTTTGCTTTGCTAACTGAACAATCATAATCTGGACGGGGCTTGCTTGTACAACTCTTGCTTTTTACCTCATAACGAACGCCATCTTTTTCTACATCATATTCATAAGTATCTGGCTCATTCGCCTTTAAGTGCCGGGCCACCAAAGCTTGCCCAATATAACCAACAATATTTCCTGCACCTTTTGTTATTGAATTATGCAAACGTCCTAATTTTTTACTACGTTTAATAGCGTCAACAAGAATATATTGCGGAATATCGGTTATTTCAATCATGTTCATTAGGGCTGGAATTTTTCGCATATTTATTATTAAGTTCTTCTATTTTATCGCCCAACATGTTGTAATTTTGTTTAAGGTTATCCAAATATTGATTAGATTTTTCAATTAGAACTGATAGTTTATCGCGCTCATTTGTTAGTGCGTTTAACTTTTTCTTATATTCCCTTTTTGTCATTGCGGCATTGGTTCAGAGATGACATAGATTTGCTTATTATTTGTCTCGTAAGCCATTGCACTATAAGATATTTCGGGATCTGCCTTGAAGTCATAGAATTGAATAATAGCTTGTTCGATACCATCATTATAAGCTTTTAAATAAGCCAGTTGCTTGTCTGATCTCTCCTTCTTTCCAATAACAATCTTTCGACCTTCTAAGATCTTAATCACCTCATCATTTGTCCAATTATCTCGCTTCAGCATTTTAAGATTCTATGACTTATTGCTATCAATAACAAGAAAAATCTGGAGGTAACCGGGATCGAACCGATGACATTCTGCTTGCAAAGCAGACGCTCTACCAACTGAGCTATACCCCCGAATATATTGATTACACCTTGATTTAATCGGCATCTCCAATTTTTACAATTATATTTCATTGTTGCCATATGTAATTCTTGGATGGTCTTTTCTATGAAAATATCTGTTCATTGTTTCTAAATTAAACGTATTAATTTTAAGGTCAGAAAATTGACGAAGAACATACGGAAGAGAAATTTGGTCACGAAATGAGTTTGTACAAATTTCCGCCCACCAAGCATCATTAAACCGATTAATTTTTTTAGAATGTTTTCTTATCAAGACAGTTGCAAAATAAAGTTTATTTTCTTGTATAATTTCTTCTTTTTGATTTCTGTATCTTTCTAACTGCCTGTCTACAATATGCGGATATTCTACTTTTTTTATTTTTATATGTTCAGCCTCTTCAAATAAATTATTTCTATTGGGATGTTGCGTAATTGCTAGGTCATTATCCCCCAAAAGATCTGCAATAATTTTATTCACAGGTTGCAATAAATTTACATTTCCATCAATCCAAATCGAGTAATCGCAATCCTCATATTTATGTAAAAGAATCTTATGAATTTTAGCATTCTTTTTTGGCTCCGAAAAAATATCGCAAGGTGATTTTATTGTCCAATGCGGCGCAAATTGATTTGTGTATGCTACAAACTCTACATTATCTTCCGGCATTGGGGTATGTAACCAGTCCCGTCCGTCTCCGACTATTGATGTGATTACTTTAGTTTGCATTTTCAATAATAATATTTTCGTATAATTTAATGATATTATCCAAGGAAGTTTTTTCTTTAATCTTCTGTAAGTCGATCAGGATATGATCCCATTCAGGTGTTTGATAAATAGAAGCTATTTCTTCTATTTTACTTCTAGCCGCCTCTTCGCTACTGTCTTCGGTAAAAAGTATAGAATTTTCTGGTAATAGGTCTAGATTTGACCATGTTTTATTTAAAATAATGCATTTATTAACAGCGGCGGCTGTTGAGAGTTTCATTGCCGAACAAGTTTTAAATTTAAAATGATCTGGATCTTTTATATCAAAATGACAACTATATTTATTAAGTTCATCTACGAAGTGCTTACCTAGGAAATTTTTACCAATGATAAAATATTTATTTTGAATTAAATTCAAATGGATGCTAGATATATCATTTCCTATGTATCCAATCGAAAATTTATCTTCGTGAGGTTTAGTATTTTGAATTCTGGCATCCCAATGGTGCGGAATTATTCTATATTCCTTTTCAATGTTATGCTCTGATTTAAAATAATGAGGAAGAACTGTATTATGATAAACAACTATATCAGCAACATCTGCTAAACGTGTAAAATCACTCAGTCTTTTTTCTCTGTCAATAAAATCTACCGAATCCCAAATAATAAAGTTGCTGGTATCAAAAATTTGAGTATTTAATATACGAGTTTTAACACAAAAAATTATGGAGTCCCTAATGTTTGGGTTTGGACGAGTGATGATTCTCGCATTATACCCCAACTGGCGAAGCTTTTGTCTTACTTGCCAGCCCCTTAAGTAAGCAGATCCATATTTGGGATCAATATAAAAATATATTGTTTTATCGGTCACAAATTTTACTTACTAATATCTTAACTATTCCCTTGAGTAGTTGGATTTGATTCGGTTGATTGAGACTTTATTTCCATACACCGAATTATATGAAAATTTTTATTAAAAATATATTTTTATTATAAACAATTCAATAATTGACATCCAATTTATTAAACAAGTCGGCGGTAGAATTATTATTATATTCGCCATTACCATTAACAAGAAGACAGGGAATGCCAGCTTTTTCCGCAGAAATCACAACTGAAAGTACATCATCAATGTGCAGTTGAGAATTTAAACGTTTGAGAATTGGTGTTTTAGATTCACCATCTGTATTGTAAACATTTGTAATTGGGAGATTATTTGATCTTATAAACTCACGAACTTCTTTAATATGTTCATCTTTTCTGAATGTTACAATGTCAACTTGATAGCCCTCTCTTGCTTTTTGTCTAACTAAATTACAAACTTTTTCTATTGGCATAAGAATGCCACTACCAATATATATCCAACCACCCTGCATAGTTGTATCTTCATAGGCGAGAGTATGATCAAAATCTACTGTTATAATTGGCATAGGATTAATTACACTAAAATTGGTACACGAGGAGGGACTCGAACCCCCGATGGAAATACCACAGTGTAAATGTGGTGCAATCGCCGCTATGCTACTCGTGCACTAATTAGGATAATAACCTAAACTTACCCATAAGTCAAACTTTATTTTGGCGCAGTAAAAATAGTAAACTTATAAATATACAAATTATGTGGATGCGATTTAGAATCGACTAACTGTTTTTTTGCACTGACAATTAGCTTCTTTTGTGCAACAATAAGAAGTTTATCTTGTAGTTCTTTTTCTGCGGCCTCTTCATTTTGGCAAAAGGCAACCCATCTTTCAATATTGTGGTCAATTTTGGGTGCATCCATACGGGAATTTACACCATAAATTGGTCGCGGAACCGCTTATTTTCTAGCTGAAAGGGTTGTTTCAAAAAGAACCTTTAGCTTTGTTTGGATCTCGTTAAAATTTTTCTTTTCTTTTTTATTCATTTTATATAGACCACCGAAAATAGTACTAGAGTCAAAGCAGATATAAGCATTAATTTCATCAACAATAACACCTTTTGAGTAACCTTTATTTAATAGTCCGGTTTTGAAATGTGAGAATAGTGAAACATTTAATTCAGAAATTATAAGGTCAACCTTTTCTTTGTATTGTTGGTCTAAATAGTATAGGGCATGGCAAATTTCATGATTGATAGTTTCCCGATCATCAGGCCCGGCCGCTATAATATAATAGGGATTTTCGTCATTGAATTCTTCCTCTTCCTTGGTTACTGTCCAATGTATATCTGCTATAGTAAAATCATACTCATTACCCCAGTCATCAAAATTTATACTCATGAAATCATCAAAAACGGCGCCCGGCACGTTAAATCCCGCCCAATCGGCAGGGTAACTAAAAATTCCATCACCAAATTCCTTTGCATACAATCTTTGGAACTCGGTCATTGTGAATGTTTTATTTCTAATCTGCTTAAAAGGCGACTCATAATATTCCTGTAAACGGCAAAATGTCATCGCAAGATCATAGGTATCCTTTATCGTAACCAAAAAGATTCGGGGATGTATCTCCTTAAGTTTGTAATTAACTTTCATTTAGAGAAGTGTAAAATAGATTTAACAAATAGTCAATATGAAACTAAAAGAATTAAGTATTAAATTGGCGGACAAAATTGCTGAATTTATTGGTAGTTGGACTTTTATTGTTATCCAGTCTAGTATACTCACTCTCTGGATTATAGCTAATCTTTTGGGACTAGTACATTTTGATCCATATCCATTTATTCTTTTAAATTTATTTTTATCTTTTGAGGCGGCATATGCTACCCCCCTAATTTTAATGTCATCTACCAGACAGGCAGAAAAAGACCGAAGTCATTTACTTCACGATCTTGCTCTAGATGAAGAGGCAAATATTATTCTTAAAAAATTAGTGGAAGATATTCGTATAGATAAAACTGCCCTAGATTATATTGTAAAAGCAAAAGAAGAAAGGGCTGAGATTCTAAAACAAATAGAAGAAATTAAAGAATTATTGAAAAAAACTACCCCTCATGGACTCGAACCATGACAAACAGAGTCAAAGTCTGTTGTGCTACCATTACACCAAAGGGTAAGTTAATCTAATTACACTAGGCGGTAAACTTTCCTTGGTTTACCCCTGCCGCCCGACTCCTCTCTAACAACAGTGGCTGTGCCCTGTTTAATGGCGCTTCTGACTAAATTATGCGCGTCGTACTCCTTCATTCCGTTCTTCTCAACGAGATCCTTCACTGTAAAGTCTCCCTTTGTGCCGCCAAGCTCATTAAGTGGCTTGGACTGCTTTGCTGGCCTTCCCCTGCGTCGTGGGGGCGTTATCTCTGTATTTTGCTCCTCTGTGTTCATATCTTTCTTCTTAAAATCAGTAATTTTTGGGGCATTTTTTTCTACGAGAACAACTCGTACAGTATTAGCGATTGGGAATCTAAAAGCAACCCAAGGGTCATTAATACCATTTCTGCGCTCGCCCTCTACACTAGTAGAGGACTCGTTGGTAGAAATTACTCTTAAATTACGCATAGTATCAGAAATAGAAGGGATTTCAAAGCGGTCACCGGGCTCTAACCATGATAGTTGAAGTGTCTTTTGGTTTGTTGCTGTTGTCATATGGCTATATTCGGACTATTTTAAGGTTTTGGCAAGTATTTTTTTAAAATTTATTTTGACACCTCTTTTGGGTGTAATTATAGGAAATTCTTCTTCCTATGATTCCTACGCTTTATAATTTACCTGATGCCTATAGGGGCGATAGTTATGGCCCTATCACCTTTATTTTTACAGATGTAAATAATAATCCTATAAATTTGAGTGGATTATCTATTATTGGAACTTTAGGAACACAGTATACAGAGACAAATTTATATCAAGATAATATTGATTATAATGGTCAATGGCAGACTGTTGCGTACCAATGGTCAACATCAAATGGAACAATTTCAATTACTGGGCCAAGTGGTAATTATGCAATTTTAAATCAACTTTCAGGCTCCCAAATGATGATGCGCGCCGGAGCCTATTATTATGCTGTTCAGGTAGTTTCAGGTTCTGTCGCTAATACTTATATTGCTGGAAATTTAAATGTATACGATAATGTTAATTTAGTAGGAAGCTACACACTATAATATGGCCGAAATTAATGTCAATGTAACCACAACGCCACCAGCGGTTATACAAACAAATGTAACCGTTCAACCACCGACGCAACCTGTTGTTAATGTTGTTTCGTCGCAAGGGGCGGGGGTTTTTGCTGTTAATGGTAAACAAGGATACGTTTCATTAAATTCATCAGATGTTGGACTGGGAAATGTAGACAATGTTAGTCAAATTGGTATAAGTGGAGTTCTTCAATCTGGAATTAATTCTGCAAATATTTCCATTTCATCTCTAAGCGGAACTTTAACAGGTTACTATGAAACCGTAGCGGCTTTTGTCGCTAGCGGTTCGGGAATTCAGCTACAAATTTCTGGACTTACTACAAATTTAGCTACTACTGGTTCTACGCTTGCAACTAATTTAGCCACAACAGGATCAGTATTGTCTTCTAGAATTTTTTCTCTAAGTGGGACGCTTACTACAAATGAGAGTACAATCAGTACAAATTTAGCTACAACTGGATCTAATCTTCAAGGTCAAATTAATTCTTTGAGTGGAAATTTAGTTACTTCTGGTTCAAACTTATATAGTTCAATTAATTCTTTAAGCGGTTATTCAAATAATACTTTTGCCACAATTACAAATGTTTATACAACTGGACAAACATTAAGTACTAACATTGCGACAGTTGCGACTAATTTGGCAACAACAGGGTCAACACTTTCATCTTCAATTTCCACATTAACGTCAAATCTTTCTACTACTGGATCTACGCTTGCCTCATCAATAAATTCATTAAGTGGAACCCTAACCAATAATTATGCTACTTATGCACAGTTAACTGGAGTTAGTGGATATGATGCTCTAACTTATGTACCAAAATCACAAACTGGTTCCTTCATAAGCACTTCTCAAACTGGACTATTTTATCCGGCAAGTAATCCTTCGGCTTTTATTACTGGGGTTGACCTTTCGGCTTATTATCCAAGGAATAATCCTAGTGGTTTTATTACAGGAATTAATACTGGCAATTTTGTAACAACTTCTAGTGCCGCATTTACTGTTCGCCCAACCGTAAATGGAACTGGAGTCCTATTGAGCGGAGAGGCATCGGCAGTTACTCTTCCAAGTGGAATAGTATATACAACTGGAACACAAGTTTTGGGTGGTTCTTATAACTTTACTGGAACGCTTCAATATAATGGTGTTACAGTTTCAACTGGAGCGGCCTCAACTGGAAATTATTATCCATTAAATTCCAACCCAAGTGGATATATTACAACGGGCCAAACGGGTGCGTTTTATCCCGCCTCCAATCCGAGCGGGTTTATAACGGGCGTTAATCTTTCTTCATATGCCACTTATGCGCAACTAACTGGCCTGAGTGGTTATGATGCCTCAACCTATTTGCCTAATTCCCAAACTGGATCATTTTATCCAAATTCTAACCCATCCGGTTTTATAAGTGTAAATAAAGCTAACTTAAATGCCATCGCATACGCAATAGCGCTAGGATAATATAATGAAAACACTCTGTAATACATACTCAATTAATGGAAATGCCATTACTATGTCTGGCGTTAATGTTCCGACATCGCAAATTCTCCTAATTGCCGATGCGACTCAGGGGTCGATACTTTATCAGATTGGAGGAATACCACCTTCCTTATATACTCAAGGCACGAACAGTATCCTCACTTTGGCTGGATCGCCAACAATTACAAATTCAGATCTTTTGGCTATTTATTATGATAATGGAATTAATCCATATAATCCGCCAACAGTGGTTGGATTGAGCGGAGTTTTACCATCTGGATCTAATTATATTGGGTATACTAATCCAGACTTATCTGGAGGCACTGGAGTAATAATTAATGTTAACACTGGTAGTTACGTTGTTAATACTACAAATTATTCAACACTTGCATTTCAATCTGTGTCTACAAATGTTAGTGCTGGGACTATAAATATTGAAGGATCAATTGACGGTTCGACATGGCTTGCAACAAGTTATGTTTCTTTAACAAATGGTGCTTCTGTCACATCATATGCCGCGACATCTAATCCGACAATAGGCCAAATCAATACAAGTGCTATTAAAGCTATTAGATTTCGTGCAAATGGATTAACGGGAACTGCCCCATTTCAGGTTGCTTTTGTTGTTAATCAGTCTTCATCTACCAGTAATGTAATGTTGGATAATTCTCTTCCAGTAGGATACAATTTAATCGGTAAAATACAGCCGACTGATCCTTCTGGAAATTTAATTACTATTAAACCAGCCCTAACAGCAGCCGGGACCGGGGATACTGCCGAGGTTGTTGCCTTGTCTCCAAATTCACCATTACCGCCTGGCAATAATAATATAGGTATTACAAATTATCCTACTGGAAATATATCTTTTAGTGGGGTGACAATTAATACTGGAACAGCAATAGTATTCCCTGTAGGTACTGCAATTAAAATGTTTGCATTTCAAAATCTTTCAACTGGAACGGTTTATATTTCAAATCAAAACCCAGCACTTTCTGGAAACTCTATGAACTATGCGCCGGGCCAAGGATATGAATTTCCAGTAGTTCCACAAAATGCACTCTATGCCAGTGCGACAATAAATAGTGCGGCTGGCGTAATATGGTACGCTTAAAATTATGCCATTTTTTAATACATTAAATAATCCATCAACTGCATCATCACAGTCGATCAATACGGGATCTTTTTTAACTACTGGCACCGCCGCATCACTTTATTATGCACTTTCTAATCCCTCTGGATTTATTACTGGAAAACAATTGGCAAACGGTTCGATAGGTATTAACCAAACGCCTTTATATTTTAATATAGATTCTACTAACATTGGTAATTCGTATGGCGGATTTGGAATCGGAGCGGCGGGAAATGTTACAATTTATCCAAATAATAATTTATTATTAAATCCAGCCGCAGGATGGAAGGTTGGTATTCAGAATAATTCTCCAGTTTATGATTTAGATGTAATTGGAAGTGGAAATTTTTCTAATGGAGTTTATATTAATGGTAGTGGGTTAGCTTTTGCTAATCAAATATCTGTAACAACCAATACTACAATTACTGGTTCGTATACAATACAGAGTCCCAGTGGGTCATTTTTTGATGGTCAAAAGAAAATTTGGAGAATAACTCAGGGTGGGTCGGGTAATAATCCTATATCTTTAGGAACGGGTTTCCGTATTCCTGCCTCAACAAGTTTAGTTGCAAGTACGGGTGTTGGGTCTACGGATGTTTTTGGGGCTATATATAATAGTGGAAGTAATACTTGGGATGTTACGAGTTTTGTGCCGGGCTATTCTGCTACTGGAAATAGTTTTTCATATACGCTTCCTAGTTATGTAACAACTTCACAAACTGGACAATTTTATCCTGCGTCAAATCCAAGTGGTTTTGCTCTTCAAAATTCTCTTACTGGTTATTTACCTATAACTGGTGGAACAACTTTGGGGAAAAATACTTTTGCAAAAGCTGGTTATAATGTTGGAGACTTGATGTTTGATAATGGTACGACCGACACGCCGGGCACGCTATTTTATTATTCTGGAAATAAAAATTTTGGTATTGATTCTTATTATAATAGTTCGTCAAATAAACAGTATTGGCGCATTACTAAAAACCTAAACGAATCTGGCGGTACAGAATTAATGCAAGTTGACTTAAGTGGCAATTTAAATCTGCCACTTGGGGTTGTGACTATGCCCATGCGTCCGGCATTTCGTGTTGTAGGTAACGGTGGCGCAGTTTCCGCAACCACTACATTAACTAGTGGTAATTGGACTTTAGACTATCAGCAGGGAAACTCTTTAAACCAATCAAATGGTATTTTTACTGCACCAATATCTGGACTTTATTCTGTTCATTTGGTTGCAAGAACAAACAGTAATAGTCTTAATGCTATAAGTCAGGCAGTTGTTATAAAAAGTGGTCTCGGTGCTAGCTCAACTACAGTTCAAGCCATGTTAGAGTTTGGTAATAATACATCTATGAATCATGCTGGTGTAAGTACTATTTCAAGATTGGGTGTAGGAGATACCCTGAAACTATCTGTATTAGCCGGAACGATTATTTTTGATGGTAACGATAACTGGACTGTTGCTTATATCGGTTAACTTAAAAAATCTTTAATTCCATAAAGTACCATTTCACGCTCCGCCAAAATTTGGTCAAAGTAATTGTCTCTTTGGTATTTAATAAACGAATTAAAATCTAGAGATTCAATGAACTTCTGAACTTTTCCATTGTAAGAGTTATCTGGTAGGATAACTGAAGCGGGAATTTCTAGTCCACTATTTACTGCACGATCAACAGTATTAATTGTATTGGGCGCAAATAGAGTAACAACATCGCACATTAGCGCCTCATAAAAACGATTAGCTAGGAACGCATAATTATCATGCGTGTGTTTATCTTCCAAATAAAGACTGTATTGATAGTTTCTCAAGTCTTCGTTATCTTTTTGCCAAGTTAGGGGGCGAATAAATTCGGAATCGCAACCAATTGCCTCGTACTTCTTCCAATGCTTAATGCTACTAGAGACTGTCATGCCCTTTCGTAAAAAGGCTTTAAAATCATCTGCTCGGTGTTTCCTGTAGGTTCCATAGTAAATAAAACCATTTTTATTCTCACGAACGGGAAGATGTCTAGTGTCCCTAAAGATAAGAGAGTTTAAATTAGTTGTGTGCCAGTTAATAATAAAGTCATTTAACTTCTTTCCTTCAATATTCTTTCCTAGAATCCAATGACGATAACCACCTCTCGGATTGTTGCAAATCATGTCGTAAGTTCTACCCTGTAAAATAGCGTAACGAAGAAGCTGATTATCCTCTAGGTCATGATCGTTTACTAGCCAAACAAGTCTAGCGCCGGGGTTATTATCTATAATTTGCCGATATGGAATATGCGGCATATAGGGCGAAGCATAGCAACAAATAATCACATCATACTTATTATTAACGATTTGTGGTAATTTATATTCACCATCCAGTAGGTCGGCCCCTAGATAATTCTTTAGGATAATAGAGTTTCTACAATGAACGATACTAGTATCGCTAAAGTCTTCTGCAAGCGGCTTGGTCTTGCTAGTAGATTCGATAATTAAAATTTTACTCATGTCCAAAACATTTCTCTTTGTTGCATCATCCAAACGAGAAGTTCAGTGTCTTTCTCGCGCGTCTTGTTTTCAAGGGCCTGATGTTTCCCATAACGCTGTTCAAAAGTTCCCTTCTTTTTATTTGTTGCAATAGTTAGTGCTGAATCCGATTGTGCTTCTAGCTTTGGACGGTCAACTTCAATATATTTAACTGCGGCCTTGATCTGCTTAAAGAATTGTTTATGTGCATTGTTATCCTGCCAATCAACAACTCCATCTACCATTTCTTCATACCAGAAATCTAGAATTAATGCGAAGTTAATTTCCCGTGTAAGTTCTGAAATGTCAGAATATTTATGACGAGGACATGCCTTGCGAAAACGTGGGTAAAAAGGTTTAATAAAACGTTTTACTGTACCCTTCAAATTATTATAATCAAAATATAATCCTTTAAGGAAGGCATAGGCTGGATTGTCCCAACTTAAGAACCACTCACGAAAGAACCACTGAACGGGGTATTGCTTTTTAATTTCATTTTCCCAAGCTGTCCAACCTTTGGTAATTGTTAGTGGCTTATCGCGTTCCAAAATAGAGCCGTCCATTGGAAGAGCAAACGGTTTACGATAAAAACCCCAACGTTCGCGCTGATCTAGGGGCAAATTAAAATAATCATCAACATCTCTTACATCAACGTATTTTAGAAAACGTGGCCCAGCCAAACGTTTATTTAAAAGCCTAACAGTTTTTGTGTCCATTTAGGAATCTTACGCTAGTTTGATTCTTTAATCAATTAAAATTTAAAAATAAATCCCACTCCCGAACATTATGTTTGTTTCTAATATAGAATGTAGCTGGAAGCTCTTTGGGATCAGCAGGTTTTCTCAACAGTTTGAGCCCGGCCTCTTCTGGAGTTCTGTCTGCTTTTTTTGAATTAATTTCTTTATGCGATAGGACGCAATTACTCCAATCGGTTTTTCCACCACGAGAGCGTGGAATTACATGGTCAATATTTGCGTCATGTGGGTGTAATTTTTTTCCGGTATATTGGCAAGTACCATTATCCCGCTCCCATACGCCTTTAAGAGAAAACTTCGGACGCTTTCTTGGAACTTTATCGTAGCGGCAAAGAACTAAAACTTTTGGAATTTTAATCTTACCGTTTACAGTTTGAATAAAATCTTCCCTCTCTTCATCAATTGGGAGTTTAATCCAGTCATTCCAACGAAGCGGAACCATATGATCCTCGCCACGAATATCTAGTGCTGTGGCATTATCTGAATACATCATTGTTATTGCTTCGGCCGGGTTCTTCACATGAATTGCTTGCCAGTTACGGTTTAAAACTAGAACCGTTTCGTTCTTTAGATGATCCATCTTTATAATTTACAGTTTAAATGTCGGTATTTCTCGGTTTTTTATTCAAGAAAATAGTTCCATCCTGTTCAAGTGTTATCTCTATATCGTCTCCCTCTTTCCATTGTAGGGTTTGCAGTTCTTCTTCCGTGAACTGGATCTCTCCATTTGGGCTAATTTCTTTTATGGATAGTATTTGATACATAGCGTTGAGGGTAATAGTAATTAATTTTTTATCTTTGGTCAAACAATTATTTTCTCTTGTTTTTTTGTGCAAACCTTTATATAATCAGATTCAAATGATAAATTTTGAAAAATTCTTTGTTTGGTTCGCAATTATAGCATTGTCACTACTTGTTTGGTTCGCAATCGTTAACTTTTTAATCTATCTCTTAAAATGAATAAAATTATTGTCATAGGTGATATTCATAATCACTGGGCCGAGGCTGAACAAATTGCCTCTCTCTATGAGAAAACCCATCGTATTGTTTTTGTGGGCGACTATTTTGACGACTTTGGTGATACTGCACAAGATGCACTCCAAACCGCGCAATGGTTAAAGTCTTCACTGCAAAAACCTAATCGTGTTCACATTATGGGTAATCACGATATTAATTATTCGTATCTGAATTACGTGAAGGACTCTAACGGTTCGCTTCAAAATATTTATAACTGTTCAGGTTACTCGATGCAAAAAGATGACGCTATTAATCGTGTTATGCTTACCCAAGATTGGGATAAACTCACGTTCGCGCATTTTGAAAATGGATTTTGGTTTACCCATGCGGGTATTCATCCCTATTGGTTTGAGCATCCTATTAAAGGAATGAATGATGACGTTATGTCGGACAAGCTTTCTAAGGCTAGAGATGATTATAATAGTAGAATTTGGAATGAAACTATCGGCGCGGTGGGTCGTTGCCGTGGAGGATCACATAAACAGGGCGGAATCCTTTGGTTAGATAGTCAAAGAGAGACAGTTTTAATTCCCAGTTTTAGACAAGTATATGGTCATACTCCAACTATGGGTAGGATTAGTATTTGGGACGATCCTGATTTCAAGAGTGCAGTAAATATTAATGTAGATTGCGGTTTAAGTCAGGTTCTAGAAATAGATGAAGAAGGGAATTTCAGTGTGATTGATACTGATTATCCAAACTTCTATTACCAACAGCGCCAAAAACAAGTCAAAAAATTTTTGAACAATATTGAATATGGTGCATACGATAAAATCTACGAGCAATTAAATAAACAAAATGAAAAACCTAAAGATAAATAGAAAAAAGCTTTTTTCACTATATATGAGAGAAATAAATAGAATCTCGGATCTTCTGGAAGATAAAAGCCATTTTACACCCGAAGAACTTATCGGTATAGTGGCCGATGTTCTAGAAAAGAGTCCAGAAATCATTGAAGAAAAAAAACTTAGAATATGAGATACACACCAGACCGAATAACAGATTTAGGGCCGAACGAGATTTTCGTATTCGGAAGTAATGAGGCGGGAATTCATGGCGCCGGGGCTGCAAAGTTAGCGCGCGAAAGGTTCGGCGCAGTTCTTGGCGAAGCTTTCGGTCTATATGGTCAGAGTTTCGCCATACCAACCAAAGATGAAAATATAAAAACACTTCCTTTGCATAATATCAGCCAATATGTTCAGGCATTTTTGATTGTTGCCAATAAAAGAAAAAACTTAAACTTCTTTGTTACTGAGATTGGTTGTGGTCTGGCGGGGTATTCTATTAAAGATATTGCGCCCATGTTCAAACAGGCCCCAGATAATGTTATTTTGCCAAAAAGATTTGTAGATTATAACAATGTATAACTATAATCAATATGATTAAATTCTTTCAGTTTGGTTCATGCCGAACTGTTTTCAATAAGTTTAATAATGAAAATTATTTGTTTCAAAAAAACTATGATTTAACCCATACTTCAAAGGAAATATTTACATATTTAGATTTATTTGATGGGCACTTAAATATAGAAAGCTTGCCACACCCAAAATGCTTAATGTACCATCCAGAAAAATTTAATGCCATTTCATATAAAAAATGTTTAGATGAATCTGATATTGTTATCATAGAAATTTCTTCCTTAAAATTAATTAATTTGGATAATATTTATTATCAAATAAATCGTGAAAGAGAAAATCGTCCGAGACCATGTGCTATTAGAATAAATCAAACGCCAGAAGATTTGATGAACGATATAAAAAAATTAGAGAAAAGAATCAATAAACCAATTTTATTTTTTAGTCATATAAATTCTAATTTCTACGATGTGGAGACTATTGAGGGATATATAGATGAAAGACAAATTTTAGATGAGATAATGGAGAAAAATTGTAAGAATTATATTAATGTAACAAAACTATTTCACGGTATTGATTACAGAGATATATTCTGTTTTAAATTAAAAGATAAAGATACTACTCATATTAAAGACTCTGCAAAAAAAATAATTCTTCAAGAAATTATTAAAAAAACCAAGGAAATTCTATGAACAAAATTTCTGCCTGTATCATTTTAAAAAATGAAGCGGCATTTCTAGAAGAGTGGATTATTTATCATGTAATGATTGGTTTTGATCATTTTTATATTTATGATAACAATTCAACTGATGACTTGCTACCAATACTAAAAAAATATAAAAGTATTATAACTTATATAAAGTGGCCGCTTAATGATTGGCAACAAAAATTAGCATATAAGCATTATGTAGAGAATTATAGAAATGAATCTATATGGACTGCATTTATTGACGTTGATGAGTTCGTCGTATATAAAAAACGTGGAACATTGATTAATTATTTAAATAAAAATAAAGTAGATTGCTTTTGGGTTCCTTGGGTTATTTTTGGGACAAATGGTCATATAACAAAGCCGCAGGGATTAGTTTTGGAAAATTATTTAATGAAACACTCTATTGCGCCCAAGCCTCAATGTAAGAGTATAATTAAAAATCAAAAAATTAATGAAAATGATTTGGGTTCACCCCATAGAATAAGCTTCTATGAAAATAGCGTATACATGTCTACTCGTGATAGTATTCTTTGCATCAATCATTATATGCTTAAAAGTGAAGAGGATCTGCATGAAAAACTTTCAAAAGGCTCAGTTTGGAATCATGGCCTCGCAAAAACACGAAGGTCAAATATTGCGGCCGGAAAAAGATCTTTAATCACTGCTTATAATTCCACTGATACTAGAGATGAATATATGTTAAAATATGTTTCCAAGATAAATAGGATATGTAAAATGAATGGCAATAGTCTATATTTATGGATATTAATAAATAATTGGAAATTATCGTTAATATCTTTTGTTCAATATTGTTTATTGGGACTTGAGGCTATTTTTATAAAAATTAATGGATTTATAAGGTTAAGTAATTAATATATAATTATGAATGATCAGCCAGTAACAATTGATGTCGATGCGCAACCAGTTCTTTCGGAAGACGAACCAAAAATTACCCCTCTCCTAGAAATAGGAATGACAGAAAATGGAAAAAGTTTAGCTTGTAAGCAACTTTCAGATTTTAGTTTTAATGGCTATATGATTAACGCAATGTGCCAACTAATTATTGATTTTTTCGGAAATTCTCTTCCAGAGGAAAAACAGGAAGATTTTAAGTTAACTATTTTAGATTTAATCTTGCAAACAAGAAACTACAAACAGGAAGAAAAGCCTACTCTTGTGTCTTTAAGCTAGTCCTAATAGCTTTAATAAAACTAGTCTTGAGTTGGATGTATACTCACAAGCAGAGTAAGATTTAGATTGTATATCGTCTTCTAGTTGTAAATCTAGATAATGCAATTTCTTTCCTAATTGCTTTTTCGCGTCTTCGGATAGCTTTTGTCTAATTATACTGATTAATCCTTCGGTATCTTCATCTGATAAGTCTAAAGAAAAGGATGCTCCGTCATAGGCAGAGCCAAAATTAAAATTAAATTTTACTTTAACTGGGGGTGGAAGGCCATCCATAAAAGGTTTTCCGGTAAAATCAGAAAAATAAATTGCCTCTTCGGCTTGTTCGGGTTGGATTATTTTTTTCATTATTAATCATTCTAGCTGTTTTTGGGTTTTTTGTCAAATTTAGGTGTAATTTTAATTATGAATTCAGAATGGACAAGCGCCACTATACTTGCTACTGGTCAAAGTATTCCCTTTACTGGGGCATGGTCAAATATTGCACAATCAAGAAATACTCTTATTATTGCTTATGCTAGTGGTGCTGGGGTTACTGGTACAACTCTAAATGTTCAAACTCAGACTCTTTTATCACAATATGATCCTAGTTTTTCACCGGGTTCGGTGAATGATGGTGTTCCTTTATATTCTTTTACAGGTGTTGTGCCCGGCTATCAGGCACCCGCTCTAATGAACTCTCCAGTTCCAAATATTAGAATTATCGCAACTGGTGGTGCGGGAACTATCTTTGCTTACGCTGTGCTACAAAACTAAAATAGTTTTAGTAAATTCCATTTATTTTTCTTGTTAGTATCGGGAATTAAGTCATTAAAATAATCTACCATGTGTTTTTCCCATTGATTAATAGAATTAATTGCCTCTATTGCATTAATTTTACTTTCTCTTAGTATCTCTTCGTTGATAAAACGATCATGTTCTTCAAGAGAATTTAAAAAATTATTTAAAAAGTCATAAGTTTGTTCTTTCGTATTTAAGACTTTACTTGTCGAATTGGCTAAATTAAAATAAGTACCATTTTTTTGTTTTCTTTTTAAGGATTTAAACATCTTAACAAAAACTATGTAATGATCTGTTTCTTCTATATAAAAACAGAAGATATTATAAAAATATTTATCTTTTTTATTTCCTACAAATTGTACTAACCCCTTTGGCCCGGCGCAAAACATCACCGATACGTCTAGGCCCCTAATTACTTCAGTATTGCTTTCTTCTAACATTTCTAATACTTATTATATATAAATAAGATTAGTTAATCAACTTTACTATTAAAGTCGAAATGCCGCTAACGTATGTTCAAACGGGTTTCCTTCTATATTTTTGACTTGTTCAAGCATTTTTTGAGCAATATCTCTAATTTCTACTTGTGCATGTTCAGAATTTCTTAATTTTTGAAAATTAACAAAGCTCCGAAAATTAAACATTACATCTGCTTGAATTTGTGAGTTGTATGTTTTGAAGAAACGGGCAGATTCTTTTGCCCTTTTTCTGTCTATTCCGGCCTCTTCTAGTTTTGTTAGGCATTCATGATATAAATCATTTCCCTTATTCGTGTAGTCCTCCAAAGCTTGTTGCCAATAAAGCGGCCAGTCACTTGGAATAAAGTATTTATCTTCTTTTAATTCTTTATATCTTGCGCTTTCAGCATTAAGCGAACTAATCCTATGTTTTAGGAGGTGAATATGGCTAGCTATGTCGGTATTAACCAAAAAATGAACAGTTGACTTTTCAAAAGGTGTCTCGTGACCATTTTCAGCTAGCATACTTAACAGCGCCGGGACTCTAGCTTTCTTGTCTTCGGTAAGCTCTCGACTGGTGCTAGTCCATGCGCTACAGGCATTAACAGTATCGCCGCCATACCAACCGATTAATTCTACACTGTTATCCATTGATTTGCTTATTAATAAGGGTTGAAATATCGGCTGGAGTATAGGATGGGCTTTTCTGAACCTTTCCGTCATTGTTTTTAACTAGTAGGCACTTGCCCGACAATTTAACTGGACTATAGGTAAATTTTTGTCTGTCTAACTGGTCAACTTCCTCTGTTGTGAAGAGTTTGGTCATATTAGAAGAGTGAACCTCATTCTCTACTGATTCGATATCAATTCCATAGGCCAATGCCGCGCCGTAATTAACGTAGGAAATGTCTGCAATCGCATCTGCTACTCCAACTAGGTCTGGAGTGATTTCTGGGTTATTTACAATTTCAATTTTGCCATTTTTTAAGAGTGATAGGCTAATATCATGGCCCAATGAGTCGGTAACCTTTAATCCACTGGCCTCGGCAAGCTCTAAAACCTCCTCTAAGAGCAATTTTACCCGTAAAATCCTTGTATTAAGTTCTGGAACTTCTGGTTTTGCGGGACAGGCCTGTCCGAATGTGGTCATAAACTCCTTAACTTTGGTTTGATAGTGCATTTCCAGAGTATAATAGTTAATTAACGGGAATTCAATTTAAAAATTTCCTAGTATAAATATTTTCTGAATTCGATTTTTATCAATATATGTAGACATTTTCTGTCGAAAATAAAAATTAAATGTAAATATAGACATGGCCATTGATCCATTATCCAGCTTAAATCCATTTACAAATATTCCAGAGCATAAATCTGATAAATGGTATGGTGCCTATGTAAAGCCAGCTATAATGCTAGTAGCTTTTATGATGTTCAGTTACGCGACCCTTTGGATGGGTCAACATTATGTAACTAATGATAAGTTTGGAGAGTATGTAAAAGCTCAGGTAGAAAATGACAGGAAGCAAGATGATCAGGCTGAAAAAAGATTTGAAATAACACAAGCAAAACTAGAAACCATTATAAATCAACAGGTTTCATATAGTGAGCAGTTAAAGGCATATAATACTATTATGGTTAGTATTCAAAAACAAGTTGATAATATCGACAATAGGGTTATATACTTAGAAAGAAATGTCCATAATTTGCCCCCATCTGAGGGTGCAAAATAATTAAAAATAAGTAACGTTACCTATTTTCTTTAGCGCATGATTAATTTGCGCTAAAATTGTCGGATCAATAGCTTTTAGTCTAGAAATTTCTTCCAAGGGTTCTTTGAAGAGTTGTGAATTCTCTAGAATATATTTTTGAGTTTTTATATCAGAAAAGAATATAGCGGACAATCTTTCATTATTGAGAAGCGGTAAGAAAAACTGTAGGTATTCTTTATTTCGTTTCATAATTGGCAGGGCTCCTTGAAAGTTATTTTCTGATAAGAAAAATTTCTTGGTTTCCTTTCCATTCTTTGTTTCAAAGAATTCTTTCATTTTAACCTCTAGGCTACCTACTTGTAGGGTTACAAGTAATTTAGTGGGATTTGTGCGCTCGTTTAGCACATCATAAATATCACCACCCTCTTTATAAAGTTCTAGCGCATAGTCTAATCTTCTTGGTGAAACAAGGTTCTTGCCTTCTTTTGGGAGGCCATTCCACCATTCAAGTGCGGATACAGCTATTTTATTACCAAATTTTGTTTTAAAATATTCAAAATCTGGACTGTACGGTACTTTTATTTTAATTTGAAAGCGGTCTTCTTGTGCGGGATCTAGTTGTTCTACATCATAAGATTCGTCCTCATCTTCCGAGGGGTTAATAGCGGCCCAAACAACTTTTAGGTTTGGAAATTTACGTCCATTAATGCTTTTAAATTGAATTAACTCCATAACGGAATTTCTGATTTTTTTATGACTTCTATTGTATTCATCAATAAAAATAGCTTCAACTGTTGGGTCGGTCATCTTTTCGGGAAGAACAAATGAAAGAACATTTTCTCCATTTTTTTCTATTTCTTTCGGTACGCCAACAAAATCTACCCAAGGATCAAGAGTAGAACCAGAAAAATAAAGCCAGTTTTTACACTGCTCTCCAAATACTTTTTGGATTAGACTAGTTTTGCCAGTCCCATGTTTTCCTACAAGGAGGACGTTTTTGCCCAATTTAAAATATTGAACAAGCTTTTTTTCGATTTGTTCTAGAGGTTGATCCATGTATGAATAATAATGTATTTTTACAGGAATGTCTACTCAAAATTTTCCAGTAAGTATGTTTTGCATGCTCTTGGGATGTATCTTTCACAACCGTCTTTGGTTAAAAACCAACTCCATTTTTCCTGTTCTTTATCTGGAATTGGCGGGAAATCACCATACCCATCAGTTAGAACCCAAACAAATGGTTTTTCATTTTTATGTTTATAAACAAAATCACTTATGCAACGAAAACTGGTGCCGCCAAAACCAAACAATTTTTTATCTTTAAGATTTACCTTATAAACTTGTGTATCAAAACAGTAATATTCAACATCAAATTTATCTTTATCTATACTATTAGCCGCATCAAAAAAACGTTGTGCTAGTCCAGCGCAAGATCCGCTTGTATCCATAAAGAAGTATGTTTTAATTTTATCTTTATTTGTTTTTCTTACCTCATATTCTATCTCAGAAGGAAGAAATATATTAAAGTTTAAATTATGCATTCTTCGGTCTTTGGCTAGCCAATGAGATTCTTCTGATTCTTCTTTTCCAAAACTTTTAACGAATTTTTTAATAATAGTTTCCCATTTAGATTTTTTCTTGGGTGGTTTTTTGTCTAATGTTTTAACTAGGCTTCCAGCTTGCGTTCCCGCAAGCTTTCCCGTTGATTCTTTTTTGCCTTGTTCGGCGCGTTCGGCAATATTTTTAAGAACATCTGCTTCTTCATCTGAAAGTGCATTAATGATTTCTTGGGCAAATTCTTTGGGAATATCTAATCCTTCATGCCCATTAATTAATCCGGAACCGCTATTTGGTATTTGAATATTCTTCTCGATAATTTTATTTAAATAATATTCAAAACTATTATCTTTTAGAATGTCTTTTTGTCCTTTAAAAAGTTTATCAAACCAAATATATTCTTTGTTAGAGTCAATTTCTTTTCGATCAAAACCAAAATATTTAACAAGCGATTCATTAACTACCACATCCATTGCGCAATTTGCTTGATCCGCATGTTCTTGAAATTTTTTATTAATTCTTTTACCGTGTGAATTAATAACATGCATGCATTCATGACATATAACGAATTTTTTCTTTTCTTCTCCTATTTCATTCCAGAAATCTTTATTAATGAGAAAATCTACACATTTACCATCTTGGTTAAAGCTAACGCATGCAGTGTCAATCTCTTCTGAATATGAAGGTTTTACTAGTCTCCAAAATTGATAAAATACTGCATGATGGTAAACCAAAGAATTTAATACTCTTTGATATTCTTCGAATGAGAGAAGCTCGGTCATTTAATTAATATCCGTCTTTTGGCTCAATTTTAGCGCGAATAATGGTGATATATTTATTTTCTCCAATTTTTTCGGTTTTCATTTCTAAAAGTTTAGCGTTACAACCAGAAAGATTCATGTCATTGACAGCCTTATCTTGCGATTGTCCATTTGAATCACCAGTTGCAATAAAAACTGTTTCAGTTCTACATGGATCTGCTTTTAGCGTGGGAATTAACAATAAAAGTCCAATTATTACAAATAGTTTCTTCATTTATAAATCTTGAGGATTTTTTAATAGATTGTCAATCATTTCTTGAAGTTGATTCGCTTCTCTATAAAAGCCAGCATTTGCAAGAACGGTTGGCACATGACAAATAAAAGTTTGATCTATCGAGTCCATTTGGTCGTGCGTTACCATTAGTACTAGGCCTAATCGGCATGTATCATTTGTATTAATGGATTCAATTACTTTCGTGGCTATTTCCATAGGTGAAGTTAGAATATCTTCCCTAATGGTTTTGTGCCATCCAGCTGCGCCTTCAACTTTCCATGTAACTTTCATTGTTACAGGAGTATACTAATAACTTATAAATCTGTCAATTAAATTAATTAATCAATACAGTCCCAGCAACAATCATCAATTTCTTCAATATCAAAAGGAGGCAATTCTGTCCCAAATAATTGCTCTTGTGTTGGAATCATAAACCAATTAATCTCTTCTTCGCCAGCTACTTCTTTAACGCTCTTATCCGCGCGCCAAGTCTGGCATGCCCAGTATTGGGCCTTCCATTTTGGACCGGGGTTCTCACAGTGATGTCTAGCGCGAAAACTTTTGCGGCGCTTTGGGTCATCCCTTTTTATTTCCATTTTTGGATCACCAAATCTTACAAGAACAATATTTCCCTTGTCATTCTTAACGTAAACGGCAAACTTTTTTCTTTGGCCCGGAGTTCTGAATGGTTTGTTTAAATGAACCTTTTTCTTTTCACTAGCTAATTCAAAATTCTCAAAGCGTACCTTGAATAGATAATCTTGTTTTCTGCCATCATAGCTCTCACTAGTTACCTGTTTTTTTATAGTGCCACTCTTGGGTTTTTCCCCCTGATACTTAACTTCTCCTCCGCGCTTTTTGTATTCGCGTAAAATCCAAAGATTTTTTGTATAACTATTTTTAGGGAATAGCTTGTCGGCTTTTTCTTTGACTCTTTGGTGAAGTGCTGAATCTTTATATTCAACCGTAGAAATTACTTCAAACATTTTAATAAATTAGTAAGTATCTGCGCCCCACTTATTATCAAAAACATTGTGGCGTAAATAATTTTCTCTTATATTATTTGGATCTTCTCCAGTATCGCCAGTCATGTTTGTTTCGTCATCCGCAACGGAAACTTCTGGATTATTAGGATCTTGCTCTGCGGGATATTCTGTGGCTTCTGGATCTTCTCCATATAGAAGATGGTTTTTTACGATACAAGCCATTGATTTTGCAATTACAATTCTCTCAAATACCCAAGGCTTGACAACTTCGGCTTGCTTTTCTGGATTGTTAATTAGGGCCAAAGCGGCTTGAGCGTTTGTATAAATTTCTTTAGCAGACTCTTTTATCATTTCAACAATTTCTTCACGAACACCTTCTTCGTCTGCCTTGATATCGCCATATTCTAAATGATAGCGATATGCACATGAGCTAATTTTGGCAATAGTAATCTTTGTGAAAACCCAAGGCTCAGTTAGTTTGGCATGGAAGGCCTCATTTTCTGTTGCGGCAAGAATTGTGGCAGCACATACACTTGTTTCTGTTAGCATTTCTGCGGCCTTATCTGCGTATTGTGAGGCTAATGGTTCACCCTCAGATGCTTTAATATTATGTTCTTGCTTAATGGTATCTGGAAGTTCGGCAACGAAAGCTGGCCCCTTTGAGCGAGCTTTGCGAACTAGTCTCTTTTTGAAATCTTCGTAGTTCTTACCTTTACTGCGGCCAAAACTTCTTGCGGCATCATGAACATCTTTTGGGGTTACGATTGGAAAGCTACGGTCTTCTGGATATAGAAAGTCGCTATCCTTTAGCTCCGAGCGTTTCTTTCCACCAAAACGCTGACCTTTAGCGCCAGCTGTCCACTTGGGGGCTGGAAATACATCTTCTTCTTTTCGGCTTTGAAGATTTAAAATTGTTTCTTGATCTCCACTACCAACGATAACATCAGCTGAAGCTTTCGCTTCTTCCCACTGATGATAGCAAACAGCAATTCTTTGCTGTGGGGTTTTTAGGTCTTTATTGTCATTTAGGATTTTGATGCAACGGGAAACGAATGCACCCTTTTGTTCTTTTCCTTTTGGAGTTGGTAGTGGCATAATTTTAATTATTTAAGAAAGGTTAGTTTGTAGATAGTACTGTCAAGAAGTTCGACAATATTGTCAGTAATATTTTGTAATTCTGTATCAGATTGCTTTAGGGCAACATATCTATTTGTTTCAACAAATGCTCTTAATTCTTGAACAAAGCCTAGTGCGTCAGATGGTGTTGTTACCGATTGTGCTGGATAATTAGCCACAATACCGTATTTGCCTTGATATGCCTCAATTAAGTCATCTGCTAGGTCTGGAAGCTCTGAATAGAGAGTATTTAAAGCTTTGTGCTGTGCATAGCTTCTTGTTTGTAAATGAAGAATGTGTGCTGTTGTTGCTGAATTTAATAGAGTAACTAAAAAATTAGGTGTGATTTTTTCTTGTTCGTTATCTGAGGCCTCATTCTTTTCGTCCTCCTCTGGAAGAGCGGCCTTTAAACTCAAATTGGGAGTTTTTTTTTGAGTATAGGTTGGCGTCTGGTCAACTGGAGCTTCAGAAGCTGGTGTTCCAGACTCCCTCTGCTGATCTAGCGTGACAGTAGGAATAATAACTTCATTATCTCCGCTACCAACTACTGCGGCGGCATGTAGTTTTGCCTTGCTCCACTCTGCTAGACAATCAACAATAATTCTATTAGGGTCTGCCCACTTGCTATACTCACCAATTTTAGCTCCACCACAACAACGCTTTACGAAATCACCGCGCCTTTCTGCGGCTTTTGGTTGTGGGAGAACCATTTTTTCTGGAAGTTCACCGTCAACTTTGGGAGGGGTTAGAGGTACAGACATATTATTTAAAGTTATTATACTTAAATTACACCCCTATTTCCATATTACCCCCAAGGGTTTAAAAAATCATTTTAAATCACGCATGTTTTTATATATCTTACAGTCTTGAACCACAATCTTGTCAGCGAAAATGGCATCCGTACCCTTTCTTCTTCCCTTAATCGCAACAATATCGTTCTCTTCTGGAAAGTTTCCACCATTGTCATCCTTACATTCCTCAAAAAGCCCCTGTTTACCATCGAAAAGTAGAGTGGTAATGGTTCCTGTATCATCTGCAACAACTGCCCTAAAGAATTTATTTCCATTTTTGGATTTAGAGGTTTTGCTTTCAATGATTTGCCCAACCATGATAACCTTATCGTTTTCCTTCTTATGTTCTAGTATATTACGAATTGTTGTAAAATCAGTATTTTTCTTTTTAAAGATAGTTGTTAAGTTTTGGCTATAACTAAATCCAAGACAGTTCTTTTCATAGAAGTAATTAGTAATCTCCTCATTTCTGGAATTTAACATATAAATATCTTTATATGTATTATATTTTGACTTAATTGTTTCAAAGCGGCTATCTTTTATCTGTTGCTTTTCATTTAGTATCTTGACAATATTAAGAATATCTTTCTCTTCGGTTTCGTCATGAATTGTTTTAACTAGACGCTTTTCACGATCTGTTAGTAAGTTATAGGTTTGGGCCTCAAGAACAAGCCTTGTTCTCTTGGTTCCAAGTTCATCTAATGCCCCGGCTTGAATCAGAGAGGATAGAACACCGATATTTAGTCCGGCCTGTTTTGCCGCTACTAAACAATCAATCTTACTATCATATTCTCCACGAAACTTTACCAGCTTTTCCATTGCGCTATCCGAAATACCCTTGACTGCGCTCAGTCCGAAACGAATATTCTTACCATCAATCTTAAAGTTCATATCGGACTTTAGAAGATGCGGCGGTAGAAGTTGAATTCCAAAATGCGGAAGCTCCTGCTGAATTCGCCTAATTTCATCCATAGGATCTGGAAGACGTTGGCTAGCATTCAGACAAGCCGTATAGAATTCTAATGGATATTTATACTTTAAATATACAGTTAGAGCGCCGAGGTAAGCAACTGAATAGCTATGACTCAAATTAAATGAATAGTCGGCAGAATCAATCATGACCTTCCAAATAGCCTCCGCAACTGCATCGCCAAAACCATTCTTGTTACAGGTCTCAAATACCTTCTCTTTCCACTTCGGCATCTCTTCTCTCTTTTTCTTTCCGACAATTCTTCGGATATACTCACCTTCATCAGGAGTAAATCCAACCGCAACTAGGGATTGAATTAGTTGCTCTTGATAAAGAGGTAGATTTCTACTGTCTTTGAAAATGTGCGCCAATTTCTCATGTGGAGGCTCACCAGACATGCAAACATATTTATCTTCATATGCCAAGGCGCCAGGTCGCGCTATAGCGTTCACATCACTCAATTCTTGAATATTGGCTGGTTTAATTTTTTGACATACCCTATAGGCGCAATCTGCGCTAATTTGATATAGGCCGTATGGTTTAAGATTATCGCTTTGAAGATGTTTATAAACTTCTGGATTAGCATCAAGATCAATGTCTTCTAGCTTCTCTGGAATCCTATCAAATACATCCTTAATAATTTCATTACTTGTTAAGCCGAGAAGATCTAGCTTAATTCCAAACTTTGCGGCAGTATTCATCTCATAAGAGATAGAAATCTCACCATCTTTGTTTAATTCGGTCGGAACAAACTTGTCTAATGGATAATAAGAAATAAAATAACCGCTAGCATGGGTTGACTTTCCACGAATAAGATCGCGTAATTTTAATGCGATTGCATATGAATCTGGATAAGTATCTGCCCATAGCTTAAATTTTTCACTGTTCTTATAAGAGTCTTCAATATCTTCAACAACTCCGAATGTCTTTCCGATTGTGTCAGCGAGATCAACTGCCATTTCTTCATTGGCTTCATTAATAATTTTAAAAACATCTTTAACTAGAATCTTTCCAGAGAAAGTGGATAGGGCGGCAATTTTGCCAACCTTATTAGGATAGCACTCTTTTAACCATTGAATAATCTCTTCTCGAACGCCGCCCAAGTTAATATCAACATCAGGCGCAAGGTCACCTTGAATATAAGTAACTCCATCAATAACTTCTTTCTTTGCACGAACTTTGGAAATAAATCGCGTAAAGAATAACTTTTTATCTACAGGGTCTACGCCTGTTACACCAAGTAAAAAGAAAATCAAACTGCCAGCGGCACTTCCGCGCCCCCAATCAATAAAAGCCCCAAGTTCTCGTGCTTTATTAATAACGCGCCAAACTAATAGGAAGTAATCAACAAACCCCAAGTCTTGTACAATAGAAAACTCTTCCTTCAGTCTATCCAAGTAGACTTGTTTTTTATCCTCTGAAACCTTATCTCTAAACTTTCTCCATCCATCATTAATTAATTGTTTTAGAAATTCATCGTTCGTCTCTGTATTTTTTGAGACTACCTGTTTCTCTGTTTGGTTAAGAGAGATCTCTGGTAAACGGACAAGATTAACTTTGTTAATCTTTACTTTTCCGAATTCTTTTAAAAATTTATCGTTCATACTTCAATAGAATAAATCTGCTTTCTAAAAATAGAGAAAACTAGATTATTATCATATACTGCATCATGCGCTTTATTTTCATCATAGTCAATATCATATACTGAACAAAGGTGTTTTACTGAAGTTTTTAGCCCTCTTTGGCGGAAGTTTTGCATTTGATAGTGCCAAGCAGTCCTGTTTTCGGGAACTGTTTTTAATCCTAAAAAAATTCCTTTTTGAAGAGCCTGAACATCAATAATCCTATTAATATAAGAATAATCAGTTTTTAACCCGATCTCTCTTCTAGCGTTATTGTGCTGATAAATATCAAAACCAAATAAGTTTGCACCAATAATTAAATATTCTGGATTATAAAGATACTTGTCAAATGCTTCTAAAACTGTCTTTGGATCTTCTGCTTTACTGTTCCATTTTGCGCGATCAAATCGGGTAATCTTCGCCGCACCATCCGACATTTTTAGGTTATCCCAATAAACAAAACGATCTTCGTGTTTAAGAATCTTATCACCTTGCGCAATTGCCCAAGAAATTTGCCAAGGTCTAGAATTAACCAAGTTCAAGCTTTCAGTTTCCGTATCAAAAACTAGATACTTTTGATCCTTTTTAAATCTTAAAAGATTATCTTGCATAAATAGCCTCCATACAAAACTCATTACTGCCAAAGTGTGCCAACTCTGGCTTCTGGAATGTTGTTCGGTTTAGAATGCAACGATAGGTCATATAAGCATTAAAATCTTTTTTGTCCTTATAGTAAACTGTTTTCGAGTCAATCTGATTATATTTTACGCTTGAAAGAATTTGATCTCTAACTAAACTGTCAAACGGTAAATTATTATTTTCAATGCAAATATATGGATCTGCAAAATCTATATCGGGAATACATTCGCTACCATGTAATAAATTATTAAAAATATATGAATCATAGAATGGGATAACCATCAACAGATTTTTTGTCCAATTCTTTTTGATTGTTTGATAGTCTAGTCTTGGCTTGCCTTCGTAATTGCCAACAGAAGTTGATAGGTTATGAAGTTTGATTAGGTCTGAAAAACTATTCTTCTTTGCAAAGATAATTAATTTATTTTCAGTTTTCTGTGAATCTGGAGTTTTATATTCCAGATTAGCACAAACGGTTACACGATAACCATAGCGTAAATTTAATCCGGCAGAGCTAGCATTCTCATAAGCTTCTACTAATCCGCTTAAATTATTTTCTGCAATAAAAACATCAGACTGTCCAAGATCGCAACAGATATTAATGATAGAATCTGCACGATTTGGTTTTCTCTCCTGCCACTTCTGATACTTATCAAGAGTAAGTATAGAGGTTAAAGAATAGTTAGATCTGAAGATTGGCAGTGTCATTTAAAGAAGATTGGAACGCATAATCGAAAACTCTGTATTGATCTCTAGCTTTGGAACATCCACATGGTCAACTATACCATACTTTTTGGCCTGTTTGGAAGTTAAATATAAATTACTATTCTTGTTTGTATCTACAAGCTTAACGAAGTAGCCGGGCTTTTGTCCGCAATTCTTGTCTAGAATTGAGAAAACTTGCTTGTTTAGCGCCATTGCATGGTTAGTGTCAATATTAATATCACTAATCTTTGCGTGTGGATTGCCAGTTAGAACCTCATGAATCATAATATGGGAAAACTCACTGGCAAATCTCAGTCCTTTTGTTCCCGAAGATAGCAGTAGTGCCCCGGCGCTCATGGCCTTAGAGTCACAAATTGTAGCAATATTCTTTTGGCTTGCCTTGATAAGGCTAATCATTCCAAATACAGAATAAACATCGCCGCCATAACTATCAATAATGATAGGAATAATTGGTTGTGGAGAATTTCTTTCTAGGTTCCAAAAGTCTTGGCGAAATTTTCTGAGACCGTGTTCATTGATTTGGTTAACGCATATGTATTGCATTCCACCATTCTATACAAACTTTCCTCAAAAGTCAAACGGATCTTTCATTTCTTTCTTCTTCCATGCCGGGCACCCCTCATAGTTACGAACTTCTACCTTATAGCCCTCTTTAATTTCTTCTACTTTAAACTCTTCGGTATTAAAAATACATTTAATAAGCTTACCATCTTTGTCTACTAGAGCCTTGTATTCCATAGCGTCGAGATACGGACACTTCCAGCCCGACTTGGTTTGACACATCCACTTTTTTGCAAAGTCGTGTTTAGCAAAATTTGCCTTACCCTTTTCTTCCGTAAAATTCTGTAATTGATTACTGATATACTCAAGATAGTGTTCAAATCCCGCCAGTTCAATCTCGCTAAACTCTGGAGATTCCTGTTCTGGGGCATCTGGATATCTTAGGAATAAAAATTTAACATTAACATTCTTGTAATCTGGATACTTATTTCTAGCGGCCAATGAATACATCATAGACTGAAGATTGCTTTCTAGCTCCTCTCCACTAAATGTTTTTTTGCTACTTTTGTAGTCACGAATAATTAGTGTTCCATCGTCTTCAACAAGACGATCAACGAATCCTAAAATTCTATACTTAGGGCTTTCGTTGGTAATATCAAATGCCCACTCACTACCAATTAGTTTTTGCTCATTAATAAAATCGTACTTAAGACCAACTTGAATCATCGTATCAATGCATTTTAGATTTGTCATTTCGCCCTCTTTTTTGATAGGTTTAACAATCTCATCTAGATCAAGCTTCATTTTCTTTGCATTTTTGAAAATCAATTTCCATACAGGCTTTACTTTCTTGCATGTTCCAGCTTTTATAATTTTATTTACATATTTACTATGCCTTGGGTTAGATAGTACTTCAAATATTAGATGGGCAATAGTTCCACGCATTGCGCCAGAATTATTCTTTTGTGGCAACTTTAATACATAGTTAGAGTAATAACTCCAGCTACATGATTGCAGGGTCTTAATACGGCTTGCAGAAAGCCTCACCAGTTCTTCGCTCATACAGAAGCCGCCTTTGTGTTTATAAGATTTAGTTTTTGCTTTGCTTTGCAATTTTTACCACTAGCAACTATAGATTTAAATTCTTCAAATCTTTGCTTTTTTCTGTTTAAATATATAGAAGATTTATTGTATATATACGACATAAATTCTAAAACTTGTGCATTTCCGGAAACCACTAAATTATAACAATTTATATTGTCTTTAAATCTTTTTGTAACTGAAAATTGCAAATTTGAATTTACTGATTGCATTCTAAAAATAGCTTCGGTAATAAACTCAATAGTAGATAATATTTTTATATCTGATTGCATTGATTTATTAGAACGGTTATTTCTCTTTGGAAAGTAAAGAGACTGGGATCCATCGCCATCAAAATAGCCGCGAATAAAATGATTCAAAAAACGGTTACTAATTATTTTGCGTGAAGGAAATTTTAATGATAAACTTTTATTTTGAAAAATACCAATATTAAGCAAATCTTCAGTAATTTTTTTATTAGTTATATTTAACCTGTAGCAGTTGGATGAATTTGGATTATATTTCTTGGAATTAATAAACAATAGTGGGCGAGAAGACCCTATAGATTTATTTAAGGTATCTAGTATTGCCCGATCTTTTTCCTGAAGTTGCAGTGAAATTGCATGTCGTTTTTCATTTAGGTAACCATCGGCATATAAAAGTCCTAAAAAATAGGCTTTTTCTTCTGTGTTTATTTTTGAGAAATAATTTTCATTAATAGAATATTTTCTATGACAATCAGTTAAACTCCTTCTGTTAACTTTTTGAGAGTTTAAAAAATTACTTATAGCAACATTACTATAATTATACTTCTCTGCCAATTTATCTAGAGTTAGATAATTTAACTTATAATCGTCTATTATAGAAGACCTTATCGTCTGAGATAAGTTTTTAATTGGAGTTTTAGTCATGTACAATATTACACATTATTTAAGGCTAATTCAAGAAAATTATTATGATCTATTAAGTAGTTTTTAATATTTTGTTTTTCTTGATCTGAGAGTTCTCTATATCCTATACCATGAAAGGATAGAAACTCTTTATATTTATTACATTTTGTATATTCTTTGATATATATAACTCTTTTAATATCTAAAGCCGCAATATTTTGACAGCATTTTATGCATGGACTAATAGTTAAATATATAGTATCGCATTCTCCTTTGGTGAGTCCTGAACACAAATTACTTTCACAATGAATCATCAAATCGCCCTTCTCGGCACGATTATGTTCTAGTCTCATCCATTCGGGCATTATCATTCCAGATTTTAATCCATTATATCCAGTTGATTTAATTCTTTTCTCATTATTAAAAGCTACTCCTCCGACCTGTGTGTGAGGGTCTTCTGACCTGCTTTTAATTACAAGGGCTAAAAGCGCTCCATATTCATCAAATGAAAGTCTCATATTATTTAATATTTTCTAACCATGCTAAGTTTTCTTCTTCGGTTTGTTCACCAAAATCATTTTTGATCGGATGATAGATTTGAATTTGAGATTCATCAAAAAACTCGATTAATTTTGACTTGATCTTTTGCGCCGCTTTTTGTCCAGCTTGGTTCTCATCGTTATTAGTGGCAATAATAATCTTTTTTGGATCTAAACGCAAGACTGCTTTTAATAATCCGGAACCTATGTCTGTTCCGAATGTTATTGCAATATTCCTAATCCCACATTGCCATAAGGATAGCATATCTCCAATACTCTCAACTAAAATAATTTCATCATGTTCTGTTACATACTTATGACTAAAATATAGAGGATAAGCCCAGTCGCTTTTTTTGCCAATATGCTTCCACTTAATTTTTGACTTTCCAGTAATATCTCTGCCAGAGAATCCTTCAATCTTTTTTCTTGAATTAAAAATTGGGAATACATATCTATTCTCCATCTTTCCAGACTTGCAAACTCCGCCCTGAAAGGCGGTTACTGTTTGATCGGAAATATTTCTACCATTCCAGTAAGAATGATCCCACTCTAATGAAAGCATATCATCACTTGAATAATATTTAGTTGTTTTATTAAACGGATCATCATTATCCTGTTCAGCAAAACAGGAAGAATAATATTCTTTTGTTCCAGATAGTATTTTATTTAATTGATCTTGAGATTTTAGATTTAAGGTTTTCTTTAGAAATTCCTCAATAGACATGGTTTTACTAGTAACAAAATCATGAACAGTTCCGGTTTGTGGATATACGGCAACAGAGGTTGGGTCATCGCCGCCACGATACTTTCCGGCACAGGTTATATATGTTCCATGATTAGTTGGCTTGCAACCAGCATTTCTCAATATATCGACTAAGTTCATAGTAGGTTGTCATCCTCCCCATCTTCTTCCTTATAGTCTCTGTCGAATACGTCAACTTTAATTCCATTTTTAGAATCAACAATATCTTGAAGGGTTGCTTTCTCGGTTACGTTAAAGTTATTAACCTCAAAAGAAATAAAGTTTTTCTTATATTTAACTTGATTACCCTCCCGAACTTTAACAAGGTCGCTATGACCATGAGCATGCTTACCTTGGTAACGTGCCGCTAATTCAATCATCTTATGGGTTCCATAATGTGCGCCATCTTCTGCCTGTTCCTCAAGGGTCTTCCTTCTAAAGATTCCAACATAAGCGGCAAACCATTGTAGACGGTCACTCTGCGCGATTGCGGAACTATCATCAGTACCATTCTCAGCGCTACGATTTAACTGACAAGCTGTAAGAAGTGGAATATTCAAGCGAACTGATAGGTTCTTTAATGAATCAACCTTATCTCCAATTAATTGATATTCCTGTTTATTTCCATTACCAGCCTCTCCTGTTAGCTTTATGTAATCATAAACCACGATTGCGGGATTACCTCTTCCGACTTCGCTCAGATACCAACGCTGAATGATTGATTCAATTTCTTCGACTGGTTTTCCAGCAACTTGCATATGGTTAACCCTTCCTTGAATTAGGGAAAGCTCAGTCTTTTTACTGTTCCATCTTGCAAGTAATTCTTTATTATTCTTAAAGTTACCAGTCTCTAAATACCACATTGGAATTCCAGTAATAGCGCTTGCAATACGAAACTTCATTACATTCGTTTGCATTTCAGTATCTAAAACAAGTGCCCTCATCTTTGGATTAATGATTGTTGCTTTGGTTGCAATATCATTTAGAATTGTTGACTTACCATGCTTTGGTCTAGAAACCCAAGCATATAACTCGCCCGGCCGCAATCCACCATACATCTGATTAAAATTCTTATATGGAGTGATATATCCCAATTCATCAACAGGGGCATTTGCCCTCTCTTCGATCATCTGTTCAATATTGGCAAAAAGATCTTCTGGTTTAACATCTAAATCATATGCACTAATCTTATCATTGTACATCTTATCGGCCAAGCTAATAATCTTGTCTGGACTCTGATCTCCAGCATTTGCCATTGCCTCTTGAATCTGTTGAGAGGTCTCACAAATTTCCCTGCGAATAGTAACTGTCTTTAACTCCTTGCATGCTTCAAGCAGAGACTTCTGACTAATCTTTAGGAAGGTCAGGCTCTCAATATAATCAAAAATATTGAAATCAGGCTTATTAAAGCTAATTCCCAAGTTCTTAATCTTCTCTGAAAGAATGACTGGATCAAGTGGCTGGTTGTGAATAATTTGATTTTTAATCACACCAAAAATAGTCTTGTGACCATTCGTAAAGTCTTGCTCATTGATAAAGTGAGCCACATCATGATATGACTGCGGGTGCTTAATGAACCCGGCCAGAACATGCTTTTCTACATTAACACTACGAATTTTTTGCTGCATATAGTTTTTCTCGGATTACAGAATCATAAGCCTTTTTTGCATAGATGTCGAGAGTATAAAGATCTTCGGCACCAACTGTTGGCCACGAAACACGATAGTCTGCATGCTCTTTAACGATTGAATCATTAATTGTCTCATCCATATTGGCAGGAGGAACTACCTTTCCATCTATATCTGTTCTCTCAACATGAATTAAAACGCCATTCATTTTATTCTTTAGCCAATGAACTTCATCCTCTTCATATTGTTGGTAACGAATATCGGAAATAATACAAACCTCTGGTGGCGCAATCTCTACTTCATTTTCTAATAGGGAAGTCCAATATTTGCCCTGCGTCTGCTGGCGCTTTACCTTGCCATACCAAACCAAAAGCTCTCTAAAAATAGATTTTTCTTCAGTATTGTTTGTCCACACATCAAGTCCCAACTTTTCACTTATAAAGTGCTTACAGTCATTCTTTAGTGGGGTTGCCAAAGATAGTCGCTTGACGTTAAAGCCCGATGCCTTTATTCTGTCCAATAACATATCAGAAAAACTATCTTTACCCGCTCTGGCTACTCCACTTATTCCTATATAAAAGGTATTCATTCTACAATGATACCACGGTTTGATTTAAATTTCAATATCAAACTTTTCTTTTATCCATTCTTGGCTTAAATTGGTGATTTCGTTATCAAAAATCTCTATAACCTTAAAACCATTTAATTCTAACCAGTTATACTTAACCAGATCACGCTTAAAGCTCTTTTTAAAGTTTGTTCTAGTTTTATGGAAGAATGGCACGAACTTATCATGCTGTTGCCCATGAGTCTCCACGGCAATTTTTTTTGTAAAATTAATCAGGTCGCAACGCATTCTTGACCCGGCCACTGGAAATTCTTCACACACAATATGACCAACCCAAAACTGTTCTAGAAATTTTTTAACATTAAACTGGGCTTTACTTCCTCTAACTTCTTGCCAATCAACAATATAGGGAGTAATATTTTTATTAACCTCTCTGCCGTATATATTTTTAAACTTCATTTCTAATAACCTATTTTGGTTTCTGAATATGTTGAATTAAAATATTTTTCTTGTAGGGTTTTTTTTGCTAAAAATCTATTATAGTTAGATTCATCAACTTCCTTTCCGAGGCATGGGTTAACTTTAACTGCGTCAACTAATTCAAATGTTTCTAAATTAGCTTTTAATAAATTGGCATATTCTTGGCTATTAATTATAATATCAGTTTGATTATTTCCTATCTGAGATTTTATTTCATTTAATAAATTATTAAAATTTCTTAAATTAAGATTACCTTCAGATTGCGCTGATTTAGAATATTTTATTTGGTAAATTGAAAGTATATCAAATATATAACCTTCTGGTAGATTTATTTTCATCATCCAACTATTGTCACAGTGGGTAGTGGGAAAATAAACTTTGTGCCAGAATTTATGGTATCTTGTTCTCTTGCTAGAATTTCTTCTTTAAAATGATATGGGCCAACTAAATAATAATCTGGTTTCATTGCGCGACTCTCCTCTTCGGAAATAAGTTTAATTCCGCTAATGGTTTTTGCGCCAAATTTATCTGGACTACGTTCTGCCGCATATTCTATTGACTCTGGGCCAAGGTCGCAATATCCTAAAATGGTGTTAAGTTTTGTTGATGCACCATAGATGTGCACGGTTTTACCTTCGGCTTGGATCTTTTTAATTAAAGATTGCAAATCATTTTTTTGTTGTTCGACTTTTTCTCTAAAAAGTACATAAGTGCTTTCCTCATCCAGAGCCGAATTAAATTCTTCTAGTCTTAATGTCAAGAGGCGCTCCTTGTTTTCCTTTAGATCATATTTCGTATTTTCAGACTTGCAAATATATACCATTATGCTTCCACCATTTGTAGTGGTTTTCCTTGCATTAAAAATTTTTAGTCCTATTTTATTCATCATGATCTCCAGTGGGGCGAGGTGATAGTGAATAATATGTTCATTAACAATACTATCATAAGATAGGTTAGATAACATTAGCGGCCAATAGGCAACTTCAAAAACCCAGATACCATCATTATTTAAATGATCTCTCACCTGTTCAGCAAAAAACTTTGGATCTTCAACGTCATAATAACATGCTATGGAAGTTACAATATCAAACTTTTCATTTGTAAGTTTCTCCGTAGGAAAAACAGTATTGATAACTCTTATGTCTTCATCAGTTTGTTTTCCTGCAATATCAGAGGGGTCAACGCCAACTTTTTTAAAAGTTGTGGGGTAGTTTCTTAAAAGAGTGTTGTCATTTGACGCTATATCTAGAACAGTACCCTCGGAGAGATTGGTAATTTTAAGGCATTCGTCTACAATATTTTTAAGATGAGTTCTCATTGTATTACTGATACCAGACTGATACCAATAGTTGCTGTATAATATATCAGCAGGGACGGAATGACGCGTTTGTATTAGACCACACGCATCTTCGAATTTAGATGTATCGCATCGAACAATCAAGTTGGGCGTTTTTCTTGTGGCAGGAGGTGTAACGCCATCTTTAATAAAAGACCCTTGAAAATACTGGTTCCCCAAGTCTATTACTGGTGCTAAATTAGGGTTCCCACAAATTCTGCAAGTTTGTCTATATTTGATATTCATAAGCGTGTTTATATACTACAGTATACAATAATTTAAATCTAAAATAAACTTTTTTCTTTAAAATTTCTTCTGGAAGAATATGTAGTAATAAAAACTGTCTTCATATTAGTCCCATTTTTCATCGTGCCATCTTTCCCATACTGATTGCTCATTATATTTATATCCGTAGATATTATATTTGGGCCAAGTCATCTCAATTCTTGGGAATACTTTAAAAACTTCGTCTTTCATCGAAAGTGATAGTTCTAATGCCTCGTTTCTTTTGGGGGCGTTATCCCATAGGTAAGTACCTTGCTGTTCGATCATTTTATAGATCTCACTATTAAATTTTGCATAATAGTAACTACCAATATATGTTTCTGCGCGTGTTGCCTCATTAAAGCGCTCCGTATCAAATTTTGGTGATTCATCATACGGCAAACTAAATAAAACTTTCATGCTTTCTGTGTCCGACCAATAAACATGATCTCTTGGATGAAATGGTAATGGCCAAAAATCTCCACAAACAAAAATTTTAGATTTCGGTTTGAGACCATTGGTATATCTAAGATTAGATTCTTTAAACTTATGAAAGAATCTATTCATCATTTCTAAACTTGATATTGCAATTATCTGGTCAGATCTAAATTTTGCACAATATTCTGAAGTTACTTTTTCTAAACCAGCTTTTGTAGATTGAATTTGTAAGTTTCTGTTTTGATACCCAGAATTAGCATTGGGTTTATTTTTAATAACTATCACTCGGTCATTAAGGGGAAATATATCTGGGCAACTTTCCCAGCAAGAAACGATTACCCGATCAATAAAAGACGTATTTAATAAATTATAAATAACACTAGGAGTGTCATTTACGTATATTGGCCCCTGAATTATCGCATCCATATTATATATTTATATTATCAAATTAAACCAACAAAATCTGAGCATATTCCATATACGTGCATATATTTACTAGACTCTGAAATTGACTGTCTTGTTAGAAGGGGTATAATAGAATTTTCATTTGACTCATTAAGATTATGAGACCATATTAAATTTGTATTATGAATAATAGTGTGTGCTTCTTTTTCGTGAAAGAAAATTCTTAAAGGCAAACTAATTAATCTACTTAAGGATTTAAAATCTTTAGTATGTACCCATAAGTTATCTTTCCTTTTTGTTAGGAAGTTAATATCAATTTTATACTCTGGTATATCATGCCCAAGATATAATTGATCGTTTATAAATCTTATATCTATTTCTACATCATACCCCATACGAATTGCCTCGTCTATATATGACGGACTGTTTTCTCTGGTATGGTCAATATTGTTGATATTACCACGATGGGATATTTTTATCATAGAATATTTTTAGTATTAAAGTTTCGATAATTCTTCCAGTAATTATAGCAATTTATTAAATCTTTTTCATTTTTTATTTGACCGCCTGTAATAATATTATTCCATGCCTCAAAATTTTCTACTTCTTCTGGGGTGCCAAAAACCGTAACATGAGGTGTATCATAGTACCCAACCCTTAGACCATCGCGCTGTAATAGGTTATATACTAACGTTACATAGTATTCTCCATTATGGTTAATATCCAAATCAATTATTTCTTGAAAATATTTTTTCAAAATTGCTCCGGTATTAAAATAGTAAATACCAGTAGACGCATGCTCGTTCATTGGATTATCTGTATAACATTCTTTTTCTTTTATTTCTGTCATTAAACCATTTTCGGTTTTTAGAAAAGCCATTTTAGTATTATTTAATGTGTGTGGATGAAATCCTGTGTGTGTTAGGACGCAACCGTCTAGAGCAAGTTTGCTTACACTTAACTCAAAATCTGACCTATCCCATACTAACGGATTGTCGCAATATGATACTATAACATGCTCATCGTCTTCAATAAGATTGAAAGCGTATTTTACGGTGTGAACTGGGCCTTTTTTGTGTGGAGGTATGGAAACAATTTTACAATTTGGTACTAGCTTTTTAAGCTCAGTTTCCATATTTGTCTCCTCGATATGCTTGTTGTTGCAAATAAATATAATTTCATCTTCTGTTGGGGAAAACATATCTAAGATATATTCGATAATTCTCTTTCCGGCTACCTTAATAAGAGGCTTGGGTTCTTTGTATCCTTTTTTTACAAACCTATCCCCAGTTCCGGCCATTGGAATTATAATTTTCATAAATTAATATGAATTATAATCTGTTCAGGGATATTTGTCTAAAGTTTAAATAATTGTAACATCACCAAGACTTGGAACCAGACTATCATGTAGATGTTTGATTTTTTTTACTATATCCTCATGATGTTCGTTAATTAATATATAATCTAAAACAACTTTATTATGATATTTTTTAAAAGTAAAAACTACATCAGAGTTATTTTTTTGTGGAAGTATATATTTTAGTCTATCCTCCTGTCTTCTAATTATTGTTTCTTGTACTTGCTGTGTAGTATATCCTCTTTTTAAAATATCTCTTTTAATTTTCCACTCGTTAGTCAATTCATTATCGGTATCTATGAATATTTTTAAGTCAATTAAATTTAAAATATCTTCTCCATATAAAGAATGCAGACCTTCATATATTATATATGGTTTTGGGCTAAAGTGCTGATACTCATCGAAAAATCCCGTATCGTGATTATAAGTTTTTCTTTTTATGGAATTGCCACTCTTTAAATTTTGTAAATCGGAAAAGCCTAAAGACAAGTTGTTTGCTTCGGGATGAAAGTGTGTATATGTATTCCAGTTTGTACTATGCCTTTCCCATTTGTGTAAATCATCACCACTTAAAATTAATACCTCATCTCTATTAAATAGCAAGGAAATTAAATTTGCAAGAGTAGTCTTTCCTACTCCAGACGCGCCAGAAATACCAATAATATAATTATTTTTCATTTTAAATAGAAACATCGGCTATACCCTGATTTCTTGCTATATTTATAGCAAAAGCAGTATCGGCGTCACTATCTATTTTTTTATCATTTATTAAATATCTTTCACCCGAACCTATGCCCATAATTAAATTATCATAAAAAATCCCTGCATTAGCTAGCTGCTTTTCTGTTTGATTTCTGGTACATTCTTTTCTTGCGGTTATTAAAACTATACAGTGACCTTCTCTTTCCCATTGCAAAAATTTATCTAGAGTGCCTTTTAGTGGTTTTATTGAATGTTTATTTTTTGCAGTAATAGAGGGGGGGAAGTGTTTTATTAGAGTTCCATCTATATCACAAAATATAGTTTTTCTTCTGTTCGCCATATTGTGTAATATATAATATATATGTTTAATAACTAAATCAAATTAAATTGAAGATAGTATTTTATCATACTGATTTGTTAGGTTATTTGCGTCCCACTTATAAAAATCCTTTAGCGGCGATATTCCGCTATTAATAATAGAAGGCAAGGAGTTATTGTCTAGCAAGATTTCTTGTTTATGATATATATGTCTAAACATATCTGATTTAGAAATACCGATAGGCCTTCTACATGAAAGTGCAAAATCAATTGTAGAAGATATTCCCCTGCCTTTCATTTCTTCGTAAGGAAAAATATTAATAGAATGTCTTGAAAGCCATTTTAATAAATCAGGAATGCTCATGAACTCATGAGAAATATCTAAATGTATCCTAGGATCAAGGAGTTGGCGGCATGAGTTTGCTATGTATGTAGAGGTATGTCCATTTGGGTCGGCAAAATCACTATACGGAATATGTAATCTTAATAATTTTATGTCTGGAGAACTGTTAACTATATGAATTATTCGTCCCCAGTCTTTCCCAAAAAAACCAAACCCAAAAGATCCAACCGAGTTAGGAATAACGCCATCTATAGCGGCGTAATCCAAAATTAAACGATCAACTTTTTTGATTTTATTTGTTTCTGTTATTGTTGGATCGGGGATAATTTGTATATCTATAGAATCAAAATTAGCAAAACAATCATGTCCACCGATTGCTATTTTTTTTATATGAGATGGTAGCTCACTCAGTACTTGTTCTGTTAGCCAAGGTTGTGTCTGATCATGATAATTAAATAGTATTATATGCGGACTATTTTTAATATAAGCGCTTTGAAACTCCTGCAATGATTCTACTTCTGCGTATTTGTAATCAAAAATTTTGCTAGACCTTATTGCCTCAAAAGTAAGTTTACCGAACTGATAAACTCCGCATTTTTGTTTTTTATGGTTTATAAATAAAACTTTATTCATAGATTCTTTTAATAATATGGTTATTGAATGTGCTGGAGGGTAAATATGGCAGTAAAACTCCGGCTTTATGTGTTATTGCAGTATTTAAAATACTTAAAACATTATCACTACTAAAGTCCATCGGGAAGGCATTCTTTTCAAAGATAACCCATCTCAATAAATGTGCCGAACTTATGCTTCCATAAGAAGAGCAGAAGGGAGTAAAGTAAAAAGTGGGTTTTCCGAAATAATAGGGCATACACCTAATGCCGGAATCTATCCCTAAAAATGCTATGCACTGACTAGATAGGGAAAACACCTCATCTAGATCGGCTACCCTTATTTCAACTAAGGGGTTTTTATTAAAACTATAGAATGCTTTATTTTCTTCCGTTGTTGGAACGATAACATTGCTAATGGTAGATAAACTATTTAATATAGTTTCGACTTTTTCAGCATTTAGTCCGTAGCACGAATTGGGACGAGCATAGAGATTGGCTAAAATAAAGGGCTTTTCTTCTAGTTTTTCAGCTTGAAAAACTGGTTTTGGAAAAAAATAAAAATAACGATACCAGTCAAAATCTTCATCTAGCCACCTTAAGCCATCTATATGTAAATCATAAAATTTATCTGCTTGTCGAAATTTTTCCAAGAAATTCTGGGGCAGATTTCGTATATCTGAGGGGTATAATTCATTACCAAATTGTGAATTAATTGTATGATTTTTGTTTAGTCTTTTAGGTAAAATCTCATAAGAATTATAAATATATGGAAAATATTTAAATAGTAACTCTGCCGCCTTGGGCGCACCTTCGGTATCAGAGTACATATGAATTTTTGAATTTGGACATTTTTCTCTAATAGAAGCTGCGAACCTATTTGCTAGTAGGTGATCACCAATACCGCCTTCTATTCTAACTGCAATATTTGCGCATAGACTCATTTAGCGAGCGCTCCTTTGAATTTATGAAAAAGATAGTTGCAAATTTCTTTCTTTTCTTCTAGCATTTCGCGTAGTTTTTCCATACCCTGAACTTTTTCTTCACAATCAATTTTCGTATTATCTTTAATATCTTTCAACAGTCCAGCATCAAAGGTAATCCATGCGCCCGCCTTCTTAGCAAAGCCCCATTGAATAAGCATATCTGCTACTTCGTATTCAATCCATACGGAGTTACCGCCAGTTCTTCCGTGCCTAATTGGATATAAAATTTCTGTGCCTTCTTTTTCGTTTGTTGTTTTTCTTAGGAGAATCTTCGCCCAATGGCCGATAATTTTGCCATCTTCTACAATCTGATCTGCCTTATATCTTGGTTGAAATTCAAAAATCCAGTCTGCATAGTGCTGCAAAGCATTTCCGCCAGAACTATTGGTTAGTTTTGGATCTGACTTTGCATAGGGATTAATTTGAACATTTGAACGAACCTGTGAGATTAGAGCACAAACATGGCCAAAAGTAGATAGTGGCAACATAATTTGCTTTAAGAAGTGTGAACTGATCACTGCTCCCGCCGCTACCTTTTGACTATCTTCAAACCCTTTTAGGGAATCATTTTTTGCAATAAGGGCATCCATACTATCAATTAAAAAATAATAACGAGAGCCATCAGGATTATTCTTAATAAGTTCTAGAATAATTGTAGCTATATTCTCATAGATATTTGTTTTAAGAACAAAGCATGTTCCATTCTCCCAGTTATCAGCCTTATCTACAAATTTAATTCCAGAAACGTTCTTTACGTTAGAGTTTAATCGTCCTTCTGCCTTAATCAAGAAGCCCTTGGCGTTGGGAACTGTATCTAAGAAATTTTTCATAATCAGAAGTGCCGAACTGGTCTTACCTCCGCCGCTTACCCCGGTAAAGCGTAAAATGGCTGGAACCTCCAAGGACCCCCCCATTTCAGAGTCTAGTAGTAGCGATCCTGTAGATACATTAAATGTTTTTTCGTCTTCAAAATTATAATGCTCACCCTTAGTGTCCTTTAGGAAGGAGTTAAGGACTGCTTTGCTTGATCCTGATGATTTTAGTTCTTCTTTTGCCATAGTGTTAAAAATTCGCGCACTGTCATAGGTGCTCCTACAGTTTCGCCTAATTTGTCGTTAATTACAATATTATTTTTTTCTAATTGAAATTTTTCTGGCGTAACGGGTTCAAATTTAAACTTCTTATATTCTGTATTTAGAAACCTTCGGCCATCATCTGATAAGAACCAGCATAGGCTGTTAAGCTTAAACCCCAAGTCTAAAGATCTCCAAAATGTATCATCTGGCGCTATTTTAAATAGTGTATTAACCATTTTCATTTCCTTGGGCCAAACTATGGCCGAAGAGTCTTTAACGAATTTTAAAACAAATTCTCGCTTATTTATGCTGGTACAGGGGGCAGTGTTGGCAGACTTCTTTTGTAATTTTAAAGATTTGTCTTTTATTGCAGAAGAATCCAGTAAGAGTTGTTGATCCTCCCCCTTTGCAGCTACACTTTTTAACGAGTCTTTCTTCTTCGTTTTCAGATCTAAATTTACAGGTGTTGAATTTCTTTTCTGCATCCATAAAAATTCTAATCTTATTTTAGACCATTCTCAAGTAAAATACTATTTATATCATTTTTAACCATTCTATTTACTAAATCAGTAAAAGTGTTTTGGGGCAGCCATCCTAAATTAATTCTAGCCTCGGTAGAGTCTCCCCATAAAAGATCTACTTCTGCCGGACGGTAGAATACGGGGTTAATTTTTACTAAAACAGCATCTCCATAGATATAGGTTTCATTCACTCCCTCGTTTGTCCACTCCCCCTTGATTCCGGCAATTTCAAGTGACCTTTCTACAAACTCACGAACTGTATGTGTTTCTCCAGAAGACAAAATATATTCCCTTGGCTGCTCTTGGTTTAACATCTTCCAAATCCCATCAACAAAATCTTGGGCATGACTCCAGTCTCTTTTTGCATCAAGATTTCCAAGCTCTAAGGGTAAATATGGTAAATTATTATTTAATGAATTTCTAATTCTGCCAACAGCTTTAGTTATTTTTCTGGTAACAAATTCTTCTCCCCGACGCTCGGACTCGTGATTATATAATAGCCCTTGAATTGCATAAAGATTATAACTTTCCCTATATACTTTTACAAGATGTCTAGCGGCGGCTTTAGCGGCACCGTATGGGCTTCTTGGTTTTAAGGGGTGTTTCTCATTTTGTGGAGAGTAATCTACATTTCCAAGCTCTTCACTAGATCCGGCATTATAAAAACGGCAATTTGGCGCATGCTTTCGGACGGCCTCAAGGCATCTCAATACACCCATTGCGCCAACGTCAAAAGTCTGTTCGGGGATTTGCCAGCTACTGCCTACAAAACTTTGTGCGGCTAAATTAATAAAATAATCAGGGACAATCTCTCTAACTAAATTATCAATAGCTTGGGAATCCGATAAATCTCCGGTGAACAAGTGGAATCTAGGATTATCAAGAAATTGAGAAATATTAATAGTATTTAATGTACTAGTTCTCCTAACCACTCCATAGATCTCATGGTTAGTATTTTCTAATAAGTAGTCAACCATGTAACTACCGTCCTGTCCTGTAATTCCGGTTACAATTACTTTTTTAATTTCAGTGCTCATGTCTCTAGTATTATATACCGGAGACCGTATATTTAAAATAATTAATTAATATGAGAACCTTCTGATTCAATATTTAAGTCTGTATTGATCTTAATAGCGGGATCGGCAACCTCTGTCTCTAATTGTGTAACTTCTTTTTTTAGTTCTTCAACTTTTTCAGTGATTGAATTTTCCACCACGGGCTCCACGGGAGCGTGTTGAATAATAGGTTCTATGGCTGGATTCTCATATGCGGCGAGAATATATCTTGGCTCTATAAATGAACCGGGAAAGATATGGGCAAAAATTCTATTAAGTTCTTTCATTTTACTTAGCGGCGAACCCTCTAATGCATTAATGTTTACTATTAAATTTGGATGTTCACTCGGATCATTGGAAATAAAATATGATACATTTGGGAAATAGGAGTCAACCTGTTGATTTTGTGCTTGAAAAACTGCCTTGATTGCACTATCAACAATTGCCGATTCGTTAATGCTGAGTTTTGATGACTTTACTATTTCCATAATAATATATTACACTTAACTATCATCCTCGTCATTTTCTGAATTAATACTATTAAAATAGAAATTTTCTATATTTTTTATTATTCTGTTATATTTTTCTTGATATATTTCTGTACTTTCTAGAGTTTCATTACTATTTCTCAATAAGGAGTGAAACATATTTTTAGGAGAATTTAACACTGCGTTAATGGTTTGTAGGTCTTTTTTTATTAGGTTTGCGGCTGTAAACCTCTTCCATCCCTTAAAAAACTCTTTTGAAAGATTTGGGTCTTTGGTTCCCTTGGATATTCTATTAAATAGAAAAAATAACATAGACCACTGCAAATTTCCCATTAATTTGTCCTCTATTGTAGAGTCCAATTCTTCGTAGTTCTGATTATTTAATTCCATTAAGCTTCGCAAGATTTGCAGGTCATAATCGAACGGGCCAAATCTTTAGCTGGGTTAGAGCTACGTTGATAGTATAGGCTTTTAATGCCCTGTTCCCAAGCAAAAATATTAAGCTCGTTGACTGCTTTTGGTGGAGTTCCGGCTGGAATCATAAGATTTAAGCTTTGCCCCTGATCAATATATTTCTGGCGCCCGGCCGCTTGAATTACTATTTCGCGTTGTGATGTTTCTGCAAATGTTTTAAACACATCCTTCTCTTCTTGTGTTAAGAAGTCTAAATGTTGAACAGATCCGCCGTGCTTTAAAATATCCATCCATGTATCATCATCGTTCTTTCCTTTTTCTTTTAAAAGTTTTTTTAAATAAGGGTTTTTATGTGTGAACTTGCCTTTTGCTAAATCTTTAACAAAATAATTACTTTCTAGAGGCTCAATACTTGGAGATACTTGACCAAGGATAAATGATGAAGAGGTAGTTGGGGCGATAGCTAATGTTGTTGTGTTTCTTCTTTCATATCCCTTTAAAACTTCTGGTTCGCCATAAACTTCTGCAAGTTTTTGTGTTGCAAAATCAGCCTTGTTTCTAATTGTTTTCCAAATAGTATTATTAAGAAACTTTGCCTCCATTGACTCAAAGGGAATCATTTTAGACTGCAATAGTGAGTGCCAGCCCAAAACTCCAAGTCCAAGGGCGCGATGACGTATTGCAAATTTTCTAGGTGCATCCATAAATTGCATGCCTTCTGTTTTATTGATAAATTCAGTCATCACAGCATCAAGAAACCAAATCATAGTCTCTACTGCATCAGTATCTTTCCATTCTTCCCAGCGATCAAGATTCATTGAGGAAAGGTCACAAACAAATGATTCGTCTGCCTGATTTGGAAGCATAATTTCAGTACATAAGTTTGAATGATTGATTTTCAATTCCTTATCTTTATATACTTGTGGTGCCTGATTATTTACATTGTCAGTAAAGAAAATATAGGGATAACCGCTTTCAAAGCGTTTCTTGATAACTAACCCCCAAATTCTACGCTTTTCTTTATCTCCATCAATCATATCTTTCATCCATTCATCGGAAATAGTAACTCCAATTGAGAGATCTTGAATACTATTACCCTCGCTGCGAATTTTTAAGAACTCTTCTATGTCTTTATGGTCAATAGGAAGATAAGAAGCGAAACTACCACGACGAACATTTCCTTGCGAAACTACATTCATCAACTTATCAAATAACTCCATAAAGTGTACTGATCCAGTTGATTCGCCGCCAGAAGAAATCGACTCTCCACGACCACGCAATTCACCAAAAAATGCTGAAGTTCCGCCGCCACCCTTAGTCATCATACCAACTTCTGAAACTTTTTCTAGGATTCCTTCCATTGTGTCTGGAATATGGGAGCCAAAACAGGAAATGGGTAGTCCGCGCTTTCTGCCAAAGTTCGCCCAAATAGGGGACGCCAAAGAATAAAAACCTCTATGCATGTAGTTTTCAAACTTATTGGCAAACTCGTGTTGCTTTAAAATTTTTTCTGCGGCTTCTGCAATATCGCGGATTCTTTGTTCCGGAGATTCATCCTCTAGAAGATAACCTCTTTGTAGAAACTTTCTGGAATCTTTATTCAACCAATAGATATCTGTATTTACTTCTCCACTCATGAAAGTATTATACTATAGACTGAGTCTTAAAACAAGTCTGATTCATCAAATGATTGACTTTTCTTTGAATATTCTACGGGCCTAGAATGAAAGAAATCCGTCATATTGTTTCCTAGTAATTCTTCATCAAACCATAAGGTCTTTTTTAATAGAGTCTTATCTACATCAAATGCTTTCTTGAAGCCAATCTGTTTTAGAGAATCATTAATGCGATTTTTAATAAATTCTTTTAATAGCGGCGCGTTTAGTCCCTCTTCTTGAATCCCATTAATCATCCAGTCAACAATTTTAGATTCAGACTTTAGTGCTTCTTTGGCTTCGGAAAGAATTTTTTCTTCTAGCTCGTCGTCAAATAGCTCAGGATATTCTTTTCGGATTGTATTGATAATTTTAATCCCAACAAGCGCATGAATATTTTCTTCGTTTCTTGTATATTTAACTTGTTGATCTGTATCCTTGAGTACGTTCTTAAAACGCGCAAACCAATTAATAACATAAAATTGAGAGAATAGGGAAACATTCTCTACAAAAAGAGTAAAAAGAATCAGTGCGTAAAGATATTGCTTTTTTGAGTCTTTATAAAAACGGTGTGTATACTTTCTTAGATAATTTACTCTACCCTGAATCCACTCAAGTTTGAGGTTTTCCTCAAAAATATCCTCTAGATCTAAAACAGAAAGAAGTCTCTCATATGCATTATTATGGATTACTTCTGTATTTGCCATAACATACCCTAGATCTTGTAGGGCTGGATGGGGGAGATTTTCTCCAAGTTTGGCCCAAAATGTCTTTACGGCTACTTCTATCTGTCCAATGGCTGATAGGGTTCTTACGATAATTTCTCTTTCTTGGTCATTAAGGTTGACTTTAAACTGTTGGATGTCCGATTTAAAGGAGAATTCTTTGTCTGTCCAGAATCCATTATGCATTGACTCAATGAATTCTTCCGTCCAAGGGTAGTAGTTTGGTTTACGAGAGATTTGTTCTTCAAAGATCATAATATAAGAATGTTGTGTTAGTATATTACAACATCTTGTGGTCAAAGAAAACTAAAAAATAGGAAAAGAAAATTTTTGGGGGCCTACTTGTTTTTTTTAGTTCCAACATTCTTTTTTGTTGGTTTTACTCTTGATTTGTCTAATTTTTTAAACTCTGCAAACTGCTTCTTTCTTTCTTCTCTTAAGTTTGTTAGTGCTTGAGCGTCGAGTTCTTTATTTTTCTTTTCGGTATACTTTACTTTGATTTCATCATTTTTGTCGCCGCCACGCCTTTCGCTCATCTCTTTAGAGATATCAAAAAGGTCACCTACCGTGCCACCCTTTTCGGTTTTTTTTATAAATGCTTTTTCATCATGGGGGTCAATCATGGTATCAAATGCAAAAGTTGGAGGATAAAATACCCTGTTCCACGCTATGCCCTTTTCGTCAATATACTTTTTTTCATCGTTCATCTTAAAGAAGATGTCGATTATTTCTTCAGTTTTGGGATGTTGAAAAGTATAAAACGGCATTATTTTTTATTAATTAATTTATTTTTTTTTCTAATTTTATGGGGTCTTGGAGTGGATCGCACGAGATTACCATTTGGCATTCTGAAGTATTCGGTTCCATCTTTAAAGATTACTTTTTCAATAGATGCTCTCGCGTTATTAATTAATTCAAGCTCATTTTGATTCATAAAGTGTTAAGGGTGTTAAGGATGGAATCTACCATTTTTTTATAGGTAAACTTTTCTTGTAGTTCTAATCCAGCTGTATTTACCGGATTGGTTCTGAATCTAGCTTCTGCCTCTTCCATGCCCTTAATGAAATCATTTTCGTCCCAATCAAAAATATTTCCCTGATTAATTTCGCCCCCCTGTTGGAAGAAGAGGCCATCATATACTGGAATTTTTCCGTTAGGGTTTACTAAGACGGAATTTTGTTCATTCATCCAATCTTTATAGGCATGCGCGTTGATTCCGACGCAATGCTTTCCGATTGCTACGCTTTGAAATTCTGGAAGTCCCCACCCCTCACCGCCGCTAGTCGCAAGAATAATGTCATTATTATTAATAAATTTATTATAAATTTCATTACTTTCCATGAAAGGTAAGAAATTTAAGTTCCAATATCTTTGGCCTTGTAGGGATTCATTAATGATATTTGATTGAACGTTTGGATCTAAAAATCTATTAAAGATAGCACAGTTGAGAAAGTAACCTGATTTATTACCGTACTTCTTAACCCAAGCCTGCAGTGCCTTTAAGTGCCTTTTTCTTTGTGGTTCCAACTTTCCGCAAAGTCCAAAATGAATATCAGTTCGGTTTTTTTGTTGATTTTCTACATTAAAATGAGTAGCGTCAAATGCTAGTGGAACAAATTCTACATTATTGCAACCAAAGTTATTAAATACATTAACTGCATAATTACTTGATAATAAAACTTTTGCATTATTCTTTACGATATTAAGTTCAAGAGGTGTAGGTGAATCTAGTTCATAAAAACTTAAAAGAACTTGTTTTTCGGAAAAACTCTCAAGACTTCCCGCAAGATGCCAAAGTTTAAATATAGGATTTTTTCTATTGTGGGTTTTTTGTGCTGATAGAATCGAATTATGAATCCAAGAAAAAAAATCTGGATCTTGTTTTTGCGTGGACGCGTCTACATCACCAATCGGAAAAAGAACCGTCTCTATCCCGCGAGAGTAAATTTCTCGCAGGATAGAAAAGGATACTTGCCCTAATGACGTTGAGTTAAGCGGTAGATGTAGGGCTACACTCACGGCTTAAAATGGGATATCGTCGTTCTTTGTGGGTGCCTTCTTGGCGGCTGGCTTTTGAGCCGATGCCTCAAGTGGCTTATCAAAATAAACCCTGTAGTCTGGCTGATTTGAACCCTCTGGCTTTGAGGAGTTACTAAAAATCAGAACCTTAACCTCTTCTCCTGTTTTTGTCTTAAAGGAACCGTTAAGATACGTATTCCCTGCCTTGCTGGTGCGCTTCCATAGTGCCCCGGCCTCTTCTAGCTTTGGCTTATCGCCATTTGTGTTTGTGTTTTCCATACGTTTTAGATTATATCGCTATTGTTAAGGGAAGTCAACTTTTTTTTCGCAAGTTCTATAAATTTATTATGCCAGTTCAAGACGGTTTGTGGTGTCACGTTGAGTATCTCGCCTATTTCGGAATAATTTAAAATTCGGTCTTGGTTCGAAAAGTATCTATAATGAATTGCGTTTTTTATATTCTTATCTTTAATTTGATCTAGGATATCTTGTACTGTATACAATATTTGCGCCTTCAAGTCTGTTGATTTATTTTCATTATAATACTGGTTGATTAAAAATTCAATAGTTGACTCTTCGGTTTCAACATACTTCGACGATTTGTTTTTTAAATTCAAACAGTAATACTTTACCTGATTACCTAGCCAAGTAGAAAATTTTGCACCCTTGGAAGAATCAAACGATAGTGCTGCGGAATATATAATCCAATCTTTATTGTCGTTTAAATCATTTAGCTTGAATGATCCGTATTGAGAAAACTTTTTTCCCATACTAAAACAGATTCCACTGTGTCTACTGATCAGTTCTGTTAGACTAGTATTGCAGGATTTTGTTTTTACATTCTCTACTAACTTTTCATCTTTAATATTTTCTAGATCTAGTGTCATTTATACAAATGTGAAACAACTTTATTAGTTAGTCAAATTAAATTTTGATTTGTTCAATAAATTAAATAATAATTATTAAACATTTACGAGTTTACGAGTAAATATTGTAAACGAGCGAAGCGAAGTTTGCAATGGCTGTTTTCGGTTCCCTAATTATGAACGGTTTTTTAAGAGCATGTCAATATTAATATTAATAACTCAACAAATTTTCCTTGTGGGACTAGTTTCCCATCTATGGTACTATACTGATTTCTTTCCAGTATATTTAAAACTTTTTTCTGCATTACTACCTAAGTCAGTATATACTTTTCTACTGATAGAGGAGTACTTAAATAGGGGCGAGCAAGATCTTGAGTTTGGCTATATAGAGTATGTATCTACAAAATATTACTTTACCCAAAATAAAATTTTAAGTTTCTTATTAAAGCTCCTATCTTGTCCGATTTGCTTCGGTGTATGGCTGTCTGTTTTTTCTTCTTTAGTCTGTGGGAACATTTTTTATTTAGGGGTAATTTTCTTTTTTTCTAGATTAGTCAGTGTTTTACTAAAGTTTTTTTTAAAACTTCAATAAAATAAATGATTATGTAGGATGAAAAGAATTGAATTTTACAAGCCACAGAAAACTGGAAATGGCACTTGCGCTACTTTTGAGTGCAATTCTTCTATAGAAGACCCTAAAAAAGCAGGATTTTACATTAACCTTTTAAAACAACACTCATGGGATGATTCTTCTAAGACCGGATCTTTTAAGGAGAATGTTAATAATCCAGAAAAACATAAGAAAATTAAACTCAATGATCTTGAGCTTTGTAATATTCTATATGTACTAGAATCCAATAGCGAAAAAAAGTTTTCAACAGTTCACAAAAATGGCGATAAAACTACTCCAATTTTTTTTGAGCCATACATTAAGGACTCCGCGTTTATTGGTCATGTTTTAAAAATTGACGGAGTAGGAATTGCTTTTAATATTGTAGAATCAATCAAATTGAGAGAATATTTAAAAGCATCACTAAACAGTCTATTTTCCTAAGCATGACAGAAAGAAAGAAAAGAATTTTATTCCTCAGTGATTACGCTGGAGCCTTTACTGGTTTTGGCAAAAATACAAAGTTATTATTAAAATATTTGTATCAAACTGGTAAATACGAAATCTGCAATGCCGCGCAAGGATTGCAAAAAAACGGTCAACATACACAAAGATTTCCTTGGAAAACAGTAGGAGTTCTTCCTGAAGATCCCAGTAAAATTGCCCAAATAAATCAAGATCCAAACTTGGGTAGGGTTGCTGCCTATGGAGAGATGGAAATTGAAAATTTAGTCAAAGAATTTAAACCAGATGTGGTATTTTCGGTTAATGATACGTGGGGCTCCCAGTTTGTAACTGAAAAAAATTTCTTTAAGTCTATACCGACTGTATGCTGGAATACATTTGATTCTCTACCCCTACTTCCCGATACAATTGAGAAGGCAAAGAAAATAAATCACTATTGGACTTGGAGCGATTTCGCAAGAAAAGAACTACACAAGCTTGGACATACGCATGTTAAAAATCAGTATCCACTAGTTAATACAGATAGTTTTTATAAACTACCACAGGAAAAAATTAATGAAATTTTACAAAAACATAACTTACCGCAAGATAGTTTCATTATTGGATTTGTTTTTAGAAATCAATTAAGAAAACTTATTAATACTCAAATTGAAGCCTACGCGCAATTCAAGAGACAAAATCCTCAGATTAAAAATACTTACCTATATACTCATACTCACTACGGAGAAGGATGGGATATTTCACGACTATGCGAACAATATGGAGTAGACAAGAAAGAAGTTCTTTGTACTTATGTCTGTAAAGAAACAAAAGAGTATTTTATTGCACCATTTACTGGTCAAGATATTGAAAATCCACTAACAAAAAGAAAAACACTTATAACCACAAATGTTGGATTGGGAGTTACAGACTCACAATTAAATGAAATTTATAATATATTCAGCCTTTATTCTCATCCAGCAACATCTGGAGCTTGTGAATTACCTTGTGTAGAAGCCGCACTAACAGAAAAAATAGTAGCAACTTGTCCTTATTCTTTTGGTGAGGATATTATTGAATTAAATCAGGGTAGCATGGAATTTAAATTTGCCTTTTATACAGAACATGGAACACAATTCTTAAAATCGCAACCATCAGCCTCATCAATGTGCAATGTATTCAAAAAAGTATATGAGATGCCATTAGAAAAACAAGCTACCCTAGAACGCCTATCTAGGCAGTGGGCACTTGACAATTATTCCATTCAAAATAATGGAAAAAAAATTGAAGAGTTTATTGACTCACTTTCTATTCTGGAAGATTCTGTTTTCGAGTTTAAAGCGTCACAAAGTAATCCAAACCCTTCCGCTCAAGTACCAAACAATGAAGATTCCAAACTGTGGGTAAAATCTTTATATAAACTTATTCTAGATAGGGAAGTTATAGATGAAGACGAAGGTGTTCAACATTGGTTAAAGCAACTTTCCGAAAACCGTCCAAAAATAGATATTGAAAATTATTTTAGACATGTAGCGCAAGAAGATATAAAGAAAAAAAATGAAATAACTTCTATTGACCAGCTTTTTGAAAAAGATGAAGGATTCAAGAGGGTTTTATTAGTACAGCCCGAAAGTCTAGGCGATGTATTTTTAATTACATCAATTTTTGAATCACTAAGAAACAGATATCCAAAAGAAACCCATAAAATATATATTGCGACTAAGCCACAGTATCAAGACGTAATAGACGGAAATCCCTACATAGATAAATGGATTCCTTATCATCCAGCAATGGATAACGTAATTGCATTAGAAGGGGCCGGATCAGTGAAGGGAATATGCGATGTCGCGTATCATCCATACTTCGGAACCCAAAGGATGCTTGACTATATGCATAACGGAGTTGATAAATTAGATCTTAATCTCAATAATTAATATGCACTTACTAGACAGATACGCACTATCAACGGGAAGCAAAATTGGGAAGCCTACAATTGTAAAGAAATTTTTCCCAATAGATGCAGAAAAGTATATTACTGTACAAAATAGTAGTGGCATGCCCGGCAAGTGCTATGATTATTTTCAAGAAGTTATTAATTTACTATTACCCAAACTAGAAGCCAATGGTTATAAAATAATTCAAATTGGAGGCCCAGAAGATAAAGTTTTAAATGCATGCATTAATCTACAAGGCAAAACAACTATAAATCAAACTGCATATATCCTATCCAATTCGAGCTTACATCTTGGTAATGATAGTTTTGCGGTACACATGTGTAGTGCATTTGACATCCCGACGGTTGCATTATATAGCGTAACTCTGCCAGAAATCGCCGGGCCGTATTGGAATAATAAACAGATCAATTTAAAGCCAAGCGACAATCATAAGCCTAGCTTTAATCCTAATGAGTCACCAAAAACAATTAATCTAATTAAAATAGAAGATATCATCTCATCGGTAAATAAATTACTATTTGAATCTGACGATATAAAAATCAAAACAATCTATACTGGAAATAGATATAAGGATAGATTAATTGAAACAACAGCAGATCAAGTAATAGATCCAAACTTCTTTAAAGAAGATGTATTAAATATACGTTTAGATTATTCAGATTCATTAAACGAATTAATATTTAGGTCAATGTTACAAAACGTTGCCACTAGAAGATGCGCCATAGTAACCGATAAAGGATTTAATTGTACGCCTTTCTTACAATTTAAACAAAATTTAACAATGGTTATTTATGAAGTAACCAAAGAAGTAGAATTACCCTTTATAGAACAAATGGAAAAATTAGGAATACCATATGTCTGTGTATTCGATACCTGTTGTTCTACAAAAGATGAGCTTGAGCATAGAAAATTTCAACTAATGGAATTTTGTGGCATACAAGAATTCAAGAAAAATGTAGAGAACGCTCCAGAGCTATCAGATAATTTTAAATTTAAAACCAATAGAATCTTATTATCGAATCAAAAAGTCTATAATAGCAGGGCCTGTCAACTAGAAGATATTTCAATTGAATCAAGTAATGATTTTATCCCACTAAGTAAAATAAAAAATAAAGAAACTCTTTTGCAAGATTTAGAATTCTGTTGGCTTATAGAATAAACTATTGACAGTCTCAAAAAATTGTTATACGATTGGGTATGGCAAAAGATAAAAATACTGAAGTTCCGAGTGAGCTTGGCGTGACTCGATATTTAGATAAAGTAATTGGCTATTCTAGAGATGAATATGGTTTTTTAAATGGGGTTGATTATGTCTTTAATGATGACAATACGATTAACTGGCGCGCAATGATCCGCCCAGAGTATCTTGTTCCAAATAAGGATGCCTTTAAAAATGATCAAAATCTTGACCTAAAGTCTTTAGATGTCACAACACTTCCAGATAATAAATTATTAATCCTACTAGCTGGTATTAAGGAACTAGCTCAAATTAGGGGCTTTAAAGATGTTTCATATCAGGTTATAGAATCTAGACCGGATTATGTTGCAGTTAAATGTACTATTGAATTTACGCCAAATTATGAGACAGGCAGTAAAGCAGTTAGCTTTTCATCCCTTGCCGATGCCCATTGGGATAATACACATAATTTTGCTAAAAACTTTTTAATGGCGATTGCTGAAAATCGCGCTTTTGTTCGTTGTGTGCGTAGTTTTTTAAAGATTCATATTGTTGGTAGTGATGAAATGGGCGGAAAAAACTCATCACCCATCACTCAAGAATCAGAGGGAACATCTTCCCAGCCAGCGTCTCTATTGCAAAAAACAATGAATGATTATAATATTTCTTTTGAGCAAATTAAAGAGGGTGCAATTAAAAAGAAAATTGAAGGAGCTGAAACATGGCAATCATGTGATGATATCCCTCCTTTATCAATCTTTACTATTGTAAGTGGGATTAAGAATAAAAATTCAAAAATTAAATAATACTATATTAGAGTTACTTAGGCACAGTCCCAAAAACATACATAGTTTTGGTAACACCATCTACACAAACATATATCTGCCGCCAACTAGCATCACTACCCCCATCTAATGGGGGCACAGTTAATTTAGTTTTAAAATTGGGAGTACCACCAGTTGGATTACCATCTGGAATCAAAACTAAACTTTTATAATCCATATAAAGTGTCTGCTTACCATCTTGGTCAGAAATAAATACCGCTCTATCTGTGTATACGTTACCAACACGTGCCTGAAGAGTTACTGAATAAGAATAGTTTCCAGTAATTGGGTCTTGAGTCACCATAGCTGTACCTATCACCACATATTTTATAGTGTCACTTTCCGTATAGGAATCAACAAAAGAAGAATTAACAAAAATAATATCACTTTTTTCTATTCTAAAAGTATCTCCATTAAAGGTTGTCATTAATAATACCGTCCACTCTCCAATGTCAGAAGCATAGACTAAATAATCAATATTATTTCCTTGTGCATCTAGCATTTCTTTTGGCGGAATACCATCTACCTCTCCATAAGTTACTGCAAGCGCATTTATGCCATCATTATCAATAGTGGGATACAAAAAGAAGGGTAAGTTCGGGGGAAGATTTCCAGATGAAAATGATTTAAAATATGCCATAATTTTTATATATTTAGAAACAATTACATGCAGACATATCCCAAGCCCCCGTGCATTGTATACAGTAATTCCAACAATTATTCCAATAATAACCAGGTGGACAATTTAAAGCAGGATTAATAGAACTTGATATGCCTGTATTATTTTGTATATATAAAGACACGCCACTGTCATATCCTTGAGCTATAAAGTTTTTTCCAGATACATTAAGAATAGCAGAGTCTATATATGGAGAGTTATTGGTAATTGAGAATAAATCATTATAACCAATACTTAATTGCGAAACATAATTTGAATTTATACCTATACTACTTGATAAATATTGAGCATACAAATTACCGCTTGTGCCAGAAGTCGGAACGTTATTCAATTTAGATATATTTTTACCAGTAGCAAACGTCCAAACCCCAGTAAAAGACCTTTTACCCTGATATGCGTAAAGTTGTCCAGTTAAATTTCCCGTTGCCAACCATGATCCAGTTCCAGTTGCCGCGACAGAAACATTATAGCTACCAGTTAAAGTATTCACACTAAACTGATTTGCACCAGTAAAATTATAAACATTACCATCATTATTAATAGCATAAACAATTGTTCCCGTTTGACTTCCAATTAAAGTTCCCGCACCGTTAAAATAACCATAAGAAGAAGTCCCAATTATTAATCCAGTAGGGTTGCTATAAATTAAAACATTAGAAATATTACTCGGCGCAATAGATGCCATATTTCCAGTAAAAAATATATCACTATTTATATATGTTAAAGCTGCATAATCTATAATAGAAGAATAGCTTGACACAACAATAGGATCTACTAAATAAACACTACCCGTTACAGTCGTGGTTATAAATCCATTATTTCCAGTTGCAATTCCGCTTAAAATTTTATTAAAATATAACCCAGTAGTTACTGGATTATAAAAATAACCAGTTACATTTGATTGTACTAACGCACTACCAGTTGGAGTTCCAGTTACATACCCCGAACCAATAGCACTCAAATAATTGATTGAATATTGTGATGGTAATAATGCAGAATTTAAAACTAAAGAATTATTAGGAGTATAAACAAAAGAAGAACTTGCTCCCGCTCCCGTTAAATAGCCAGTAAATAAATTATTAAAATAAACTTGGGACATTGGTGTTCCCAGTGGTACATTTCCCGTTAATATTCCGCCAGTTATATAATCAACATATCCAGAACACATTATACCATAAGCAATTCCAGATCCGTTAATAATACAACTCTTTCCAGACCAAATACTTCCCAATCCACTTGCAGTATAAGATATATTTTGACTAACTGAACTATCTGGCGCATACAAAGAAGCAGTAGATAAAATCCCAGATGCGGTAGTAGTTTCATTCCTGCCTAAAACTGTATTGTACTGCTGTACATAATAAGTAGGAGTTCCAGTTCCAGTAGATGGATTCTGTAAAAATTTAGAAAAAATTCCACTGCCAGAAATTAAACCAGTTACTATTTGCGAATATTTTTGAACAACTTGAATTGGACTATATACATTTCCAGTATATCCACTGACATATGCCAAAGAAACACTAACGGGGGTTTGCGCTGTATTTCTATATGTCAAGCTATAAACATTTGGCACATTATTTTTTATAATATTACTAGTTGGCCCCAAGTTAATCAGAGATAATGTATTAGTAAACAATCCGGAAATATTTACAGACATAGGAATAACACCTATATTTGTATATAAGGATATTGAAATAGATTTTGTTTTAGAGGAAAGATCTATTGAATTAGTATTTGATGCGTAAATATAACCAGTTCCGCCACTAGGAATATTAACCAATGGATTAGTACCAGTTATAGGAAATGCGCTGTAAGAAGAATATCCAGAATAGACAGTAATAGGATAATTACCACTATTAACAAGCTGAATTGGAATTGTGGCCTGACCTTTATAAAAAGTATAAAAAGGCTGATAAAAATATGGAGGTATATTGTCGCCATAAATTGTAAGGTTATTAAAACCTATAGAACTTTGCCCTAAATTTTTAAAATACACTCCAGAAAATAATTGGTTTACATTAGCAATATTTAACCCCAAATACAAAGGAATAGAATTTAAATATAAATCAGCGCCGCTAGGAGATAAATTTCCCGAAAAAAACAAATTATCCCCACTCTTATACGAGCCCAGCAATCTTTTATCTGAAGATAATATTTTTCCATTGTATAAATCAAATACAACACAATTACCACTACTTCCCGAAAATAAAAACTGACAGTGTCCGGATGTTTGATTTGGGCGAACATAAGTAGACCAACTTACTCCCGATTGGGGGTAAATATTGCGATATCTTATGCCAGTTATATTAATCATTATTGCTTAATTTGTCCCGGATTTGGAGTGTTATTAAAACTACCCTGACTATTATTGTATGAGTTTCCTATCATCTTTGCTGTTGGGCCATTTTGCTGACTGGAAGACAGGGTGCCACGATCTATGGTTCTTGCGATTAATGACTGCAAAACATAATCATCACTTGGCGCACGAATGATCTTATCTTCTAATGTATATGAAGTATAGAATCCATTATTTGTTAAAGATATCTGAATAGAAGATAGTCCCTGACTAATTGAATAGCTAGTAGTGGGATTCACTCCAGCTATTTTATAAGAAATTCTCTGCTGTGCCGTTGGCATAGAATAAAAAGAATTCTGAGATATTTGCTTTAGATAATTATCAATATCACCTCCAGTAGGAATACAAGACCTATTAATCCCCTGCACTAAACTTAAATTATTTTCTCTAATATCCTTAAAGTGATAATCAATTTTAGCTACATCTATACTTGATACTAACTGCTGATAAACATGTTCCACTTTTGGTAATACTTTTTTAAAACTTTCTGAAACATTTAGTGCAATGGTATAAGCTGGAGCAGCTGGATCAATAATCGAAGTTTTTCCCAAACTAGATGTTTGTCCGCTAACAAAATCTGAACTAGAATTTTGACTTGCGCCATTTGACTTCCACGCCCCAACGGGAAGAGTTATAGACATACCGGGTAGACTTAATATCCACGTTTTATTAGATCTTAAACCCCACATACCCTCAAATAATTTAACAGGATTACCTAAAACATCTTGTTCAATTTTATTTTTGGGAGATTGAGATGTAGGTTCATTATCGTTAGACCCCTGTTGTATTATAATCTGATATTTATCAGAAGATCTTAATGCAGGATATTCCTTGGCAATAAATAACTTTATAGTTGGATCTTTTAACGCTTCAGGGTAAATATTAAATAAAACCTCTGGACGACCATCATCAAAAAGCTCTGGCAATAAGTCATCGTACCATTTAAATAGAGAATTATAATCTTGTATCTTGTCTTTACTAGGCCACCATTGCGGCTCCCTTGTTGCAAGAACAAAAGAAGTCACAACTTTATCTTGCTCTCCAGTAACATAATTTCCACCACCGGAAACTCCAGAATCTATTAAAGTACTATTATTTTCATCATCTGTATTAGAAGCAGTTACCAAGTTACCAATATTTGAATCAGCAGCAAATCCAAATTTAAAAATAGGTAATGTAGATAAATCAGTACCACTTATATACCAATTTCCACTTCCCCCATCTGCAGTATTTACATTTACATTTGTATTCGCATTTGTTCCACCTGGTATAGGAGTATTAAACCTAGAGTACCAATATTTACCTAATAAATTATTTGCTCTATCCTCTACATTTGTAAACTGACTACTAGCAAGATCATCATCATAAGATGCAACTATATAATAATAGCTAAATCCCGCTAGATCTTGTTTTTTTTGTGATGGCAAATTCTCGTTTATATTTTTAAACTTTTCAGGAGAAGAGTCATCTTGAGAATATACATCTAATATTTCCATATTACCAAACTCAATTAATGACTGACCTATAGCTGATTTCGCCCCATCCTTAGTAATAATTTCATAATATCCGAACCATAAAAATGAATCTCTTAATGCCCTACTGTAATAGGCCAAAGCAGTTTGTATTTGTAATTTTTGTAAATAAGAATAAGTTCCCACACTATAATCCCCATCATCATCTACACCAATTAAATCCTCAAAAGTTACGGGCGCAGTATCAATAAAACTCTGTGTAGGATCAATAGTGCAATTATAATCATGTATAGACCCATCTTTTGAAAAATATCCAAGAAATCCCCTAGAGAAGGTATTTTTTTTACTTGCCCCATATGTAAAGTCAACAATTAAAGGGTCGGCCCCGACAATATTAGCAGGTGGTATATTAATAGGTTTTGACCGATCTATGAAAAATAATTTATTAACAAATGGATCCCAATAATATACTAAACCCAAGTCTGCACACCAAGCATCTAGAACCCTTTTTAAGCTACCCGTATGTTGAGCCCTGAACGGATAATTGTTGCTATTTTTAGTAATTTTATCCCCACCACTAACCGAAAAATATTTTGATATCTCATTATATAAATCATCAAAAGTATACCATACTTCAAAGATTTGAAAATCTATTAAAGCGGCCGGAGAAGTAGCTGTTCCACCACAAGAATTTGCATACTTATCATAAGGCATAAATGGGCAGGGGTCACAAACATCCAAAGATGAATGATTATTTGCACCAGCGGTAGAGCTTAAAGCTTGATCGCAAGGATGGTAGATCTTTCCAACGATAATTAATCTTGCGTCTTTATTTGTGGCGTATCCATATCTATTATACAAACCAACATACCAACGCTCCAAGTCCGCACTAAGATCAGTGTATTCTAGGGTTAAAATTTTTTGTTCTGGAGTTTTTTCTATAGAAAAATCAGTCAAATAACCCCTAAAAACCAAGTTTCCAATAGTTACAGTAGAAGACTTTAAATAAGACAAATCATTCGAGGTAACGGTATACTGCCCCAACTCATTCACCAATTGAACCTTTAATGTTGATGGAGTAGACCCATCTTTAAAATCCCAACTGACTCCATATGGCAAACCTCCAAAGAAATTATCTCCTCTAATTTGTGGCGCAGTTATTAAATTCCTTGTGGTCATTTTTTAAAACAAATCGTTATTATTATATAATAAATACGGGTGAGTATCAAAAATACCCTGCCCAGAATTTATATCATAAGTTGCTAATTCTAAATAGTCTTCTTCTACAAATAGGCGCTCACCATTCCGATATACTTCAGAATAACCATTATAAAATTGTGGCAAATTATAGAATGTTTGTGCATTTCCAGTTATTTCAATTTGGAAATTTCGGGGGAGCGCAAATAGCTGGCCTTGATTATTATCAAAAATAGATCCAGTTTGAAAATAAATAGAAGACCCATTTCCTGTAATGCCATAGTGTGTTAATATATTAATATTAGAATTATTTCCACTTAATAACTTTTGTCCATTATAATATATATTATATAAATAAGCATTCCAAGGTAAAACATAAACACCAGAAGATGCCGCCAAAGCTGTTAAGTTAAAATTCGAAATATACATTCCAGAATTATAAATTCCAGTAAAAGTATCGGCCATGATAACATCTAATGTATTAATATCTACATTAAAACCAGTACCTAAAATAATCTCATTATTAGTATCTACAAAATAATCATTTAAAATTTGAGTCTGAGGATTATACACGCCGCCAAAATTATTATATAAACCAGAATTCAAAGCTAGTCCGTCATGAAATACAACGTAATTATTAAAATTATTATTTTGCAAATATGAATTATAAAAAGACTGGTTTATTTTGTTATAACTTAACGATAAATTATTTTCGTAAACAGCAGGGTAATTAAAAGAGGGCAAATTAACATCAATCATATCACCACTAATAATTGGATAAATTAAATTAATTGAGGTCTTACCAAAAGTTGCCCTAAAACCAGTATTTAATGTTATAATGTCTGGTGTGCTATTTTGCCCAGTAGTTACATAAAAAGAACCAGTTAAAAGAACAGTGCCGCTACCAGAAACAGTTCCAGTCAATGGTGTTACCTGATATCCAGTATAAGTATTTCCAAACCAATCATACACAAGCCCAGTTGGATTTGAACTATAGCCAGTTATTGCAGTATAGTATCCAGAATAATAAGTTCCACTACCTGTTATCCCAGTTACCATTCCAGATAAATTTGTAGAAGTAGACGGTACGTAATTATTAACAAAGCCACTAAATAACGTGGACAGGGAACTGCTTTGAAGTGGTTGTGTGGAAAATAGCACTTCATCTATGTATCCAGTAAAAGGTTTATTATGACAATAAATACCCGTAGCATTCGGATTATATCCCACATAAACCCCAGTTGGAGCAAATAAATAAGAAGTACTAATTGGAATGTTTTGACTATTTAATTGCGATGTAAAATAATCATAGTTACCAAAAGAAACCTTATCCGTATCTAATGTTAAAAAAACCGCCGCCTTATCCGAAAGTGGAATGTTGGAACTAAAAACCTGTGGGCCATTTATTGAATAATATTCAAAATACAAATAATTATTTGCTGTAACTCCAAACTCATACCCACCATAATATATATTATTTGACTGATCTTGTCCTGTGTATATTGTTGAAAGTAAAGTTGCACTATTAGGAACAGTTTTATTATAAACCATCGCATAAGTTCCAGTAGTTAAATTCAAAGAACCACTTGTTTGAGTATATGAATAACATGGGCCATAGTAGCCACTACCAGAACTCTGCCAAAATGATGCGGGTGCAGGATTTGCTGATATTAAATTTAAAAGTTGCGTACTACTTATGGTAGTTAACTGCGATGTAGATAAGGGGCTATTCCATATAGATAAGTCATCCAAAGATATGCCTGCAGCAACTAATCCCTGTCTGATATTTCTTCCTATTTGAAAAGGAACACTATTATCTCCACCAGCTAAAGTACTAGACAGTGCAGACGTAAATACTTGACCATTATCAACCTGAACACTAATATAAGTAGATCCATCTGACTTTGCAACGCAATAATGCCACTGTCCATCAGAGAAATCCACAGACGTTGCTGTCGTGCCAACCTGATTGTCTATGCTACCTCCCTGCCCAACTGTTAGAGTTAAATGATTATTATTATCTATTATAAAAATAAAATTCCAATTATTGTCAGTACCATCCCAGTGACAGGCAATTAAATTATATGCATTATAATTGCCATCTAATTTTACCCAACAAGAAATAGTAAAACTAGTTAATAACGGAAAACTTCCTATAGTAATAAAATATCCCTCATTAGTTCCCGCCGATAAACTAATGGCATTCAAAAAATGACCAAGAGTGGATACACCCGGAGTGTCCTGTATATATTGAAAACCATCATTCTGATTTGTTAATAAAGTATAACCAGATGGCCCATAATCTGGTATATACTGAGAAGAATCAGTACTATTAAAACTCCAATAAGCCAGCAAGTTATCATTAATAAATGATGCAGGGCCCCCAACAACATATCCGTTCAATCCATTAACTCCTGTTATATTTGGAATATACCAACTTCCCGATTCGTTATAATCATAATAAAAACCCATAGCTCCGCTTGGAACTAAACTATAATTATTAATATAATATTGAACTGAATTTTCGGCCATTAGATTGAAAAAATTGGGGTTTCACATGAATCAGCTATAGAAAATGAATACCCATAACCATTTTCTTCTGCAAATTGTTCTCTATGCACCTTATCCTCAACTCTTACTCTTTTTGTAAAACTAGACGCATATTGATTTAAAATATTTAAAGCTTCAGTTCTTACTAATGAACTATAATCCGAATTATCGGGTAAAAGTGCCGTACCTTGTATCGCTATCTTTCCTCTTTTATAATAATTCATATTAAATGCCGCATTGTCTCCATTTAGATACTGTATTGGTATGTATGTATTTATAGATGGACTTATCGCAATAGACCAAACAAAAGACTTGAAAGCAGGGTTAACGGGAATTGGACTATTATCAAAACTTGCCGTAACTACAAAAGAATTATTTGAATTAGTTAAATTTCTTTTAACCGCATATTTTTTAAGAATTGGGTTAAATGGGGCCGTAGAGGTTTTTGCATTGTTTAAATAGTAGTCTTGACATAAAGTTACAACATTTAAATTGGCTAAACTCGCCTCTAATTGGGGTAGCCTTAAATTTTGCGGCCCCTTTGCTGTCAGTGTACCATTAAACTCAACCGTGATCATATCCCTTAAATCATCACCATTTAAATCAACAGTATAGTCAAATTTTACAGTCTGTGGGTCTGTAGTATAATTATATGAAAAATCAATTGTATTAGTTTCCTGTATTTCATTTATATTATATGACTCAACATTAGGATTTAAAACCACATTTGACGGAGGATTGATAGAGGTATTAAAAATATAAGAAACTAAATTATAAGCGTTAAAATAAGTATTAAACTCATTCCTAACATCTGATATTTGTTGATTACGAGTTCCCTTTAAAGATCCCTTTAGCGAAGCAGTATAAAAACCCTTAGTTTCATCATAGCTAATATCCGTAGTGTAGTTTAAAACAGTAGAAGTTTGCGCGGTTTCTCTTATTGAATAATCAATATTAACAGAATACGTCCCCTCTATTCGATTAATGTTTTCCGAAATTTTCTTGGGATAGATTCCAGTAATAGATATTCCATTAGGATTTAGCGAGTTAGCAAAAATAGGAATAAACGTCGGTTGAATTAAAGCACTAGTTCCAGTTAGGGACTGAACATATGCTACAGCATTGCTTAAGGAATTATTACTAGTAGAAGAAGTGTTGAAGCCCTTTGCGGAAATTGACTGTGTAATATTTACAGTCCTATCCTGCTGTTCGGTATATTTAATACTAGCAGTTGGAGAAGTTACTCCGAAAGTTCCGGAAAATAGCTCTGGCGGATAATAAATCAAACCCACCTTGAAATTAAGAGTTCTAAAATAGGCGGAACGATCAAAATCAATTGAATTTACACGAACATAATTACCGCTAAAAGCCACTGTAGAAGAATCGGTAATAACTAATGTTTTGAAATCCTGAGAAAAGGAATTATAAAGGCCACTCTGCTTGGCTAACAGGTCTTGATAACTATTTGTATTACCGAGGCACCCCACGCCAGTAATCATTCCATTGAGCGTAATTGATTTAGCAACACCCCACCTCTGCCCATAGTTTATCATTTGGTCAGAAATTGAGACAAACGGCGTTGGGGCACCATTGGTGCCAAATACGTCAACTCCATTATATAGAACCTTTACCATAAGTACCTAATTAATTTACACTATTTTAACTAGATGGTAATGTTGTAATTGTAGCATTTAAACCAAAACTTCTCTCAAATTGATTATAATTATAATCAACTGACGTTAAAAATTTAGAATTACTAGTACCAGCAGGAAGGTATGTCTTTGCCGTAGTCAGATAGGTATTTATATCTGTAGCGGCCTGACCATTTAACTTAATATCATAAGAAAGCACATTTGGCAACAAGTTTGGCTGAACCTGAACGATTTCCTTATAGTTAGAAATGTTAAAAGAGGTGGCCAAATGTCTATTTGATTCCTGAGAGATGTGTACCGTTGCTTTTTTTATATTTGTCGTGGCCAAAATAGAATCTTGATTTGAATACTTAAAAGTATAATCTATTTTACCCTCAACCTGATCTAATATAGTAGACGAAGCGGCCAATTTAATAGCTATTGATGGTGGATTATATCCACCAGGATGAGAGTTATAGTAAGAGCTAGTTGCTAATCTGCTCGCAACGCCGCCCTGAACCGTGCCCCACAAATTTACAGCGTTATTGTATTTTTCAAAAATAATATGCCCAAATCCAATTATTATACCCTTTTCTTCCGCTAAATATACTCCACCTTGGGTTTGTGTAATATCTATAGTATAATCCCAAAAACCATTGGATTGAATATTAAAAGCATTTGAAAAGACTACGGTATAATTAAGGGTAGCGGCAAAAGGATTTGTAGTAATAGACTTAATTATGGGTTGCGATAATAAAGATGCCTCGCCATTTTGTTTATAAGCACTAAAAAATGAGTTACACCTAGAATACGCATTACCAATATCCTGATAAGCTTGTGCCGAAACAGTAGTAAATGGATTTGTTGTATGACCTAAATATTCTGCCTTTTCGGTCACTTTTGATATACCAGCCAAGTCAAAATCTAAAGAAGTAGACCTCCACAATGAATAGGATGGATTTTCAGCGGTACTTATCTCAAATGTTCTGGCAAAATCAAAGTTATTATTTATAGAGTCATAACTTTCAGTATAGAAATTCTTGATTGCCGTGCCAGAATAGAGTGTTCCTATAAACGAGTTTAAATAGTTATTTTGAAAAAAGTTCTGGGCGACTGTTTTTGCAACTGCAACGCCACTTAAATTATATGGCGCTTTAATATTAAACTTGATATTCTGTGAATAAGTTTCTCTTTGAATATTGCGATCTAAACTACTAGATTCGGTAAAACCATGTAAGTATTGTAAATTAGAATAGGATAATCCAGAATAAGTTGACAGTCCAGTTAATGAACTAAAGTCTCCACTTCTTGGGATTTGAATTGTGGCATTATAAGTTTTCGTTTGAACGTCCCGACCCTCTGAGAAAGTAAAACTTTCAACTATACCAGAACCAAAAGTATAACCATTAATTGTTATAGCGTCCCAGTTTCTAGCGCCAGATTCCAAGGCGGCCACACCAGTTAGGATACCGCTCACACCATCAGAATTCCTTAAATTAAGAACAAAACCCTCAATATTAAGCGTTTGAGTTGAATTAAAACGCAGGGTATCTCCAAGGAAATCATTCTTCCAAGTAGAAGCTAATAATGTTGCATTAGAGAAATCCATTTTTAAAATTATACATTTCTATTATTACCCATTGGTGGGCCGTATAGACTATTATCTTTTTTGGCGGCATTCGCAGCAATTTGCTTTGTTTGGCTCATATGTTTCTCTACATATTCCTTGGCATGCTTTTCAACATGAGCCGCAAGACCCTGAGCAAACTCCTTAGATGAGTTAGCTATATTAATTGTAATAGGAACATGAGCACCCGCTGTTTTTCCACTATTATTTTTTTCTATTTTATTATCTGGATGTGCTTTGTTGAAATTTTCTATTTGTTCTGGACTGCCTCTTTCTTGTAAAAATCTACGCGCCTTGTCTTCTATTGCACCTTGCATCTTTTGCTCTCGCGCCTGTCGCGCCTCTTGCACCCATGCATCAGGCTCTGGTTCTCTTTCTTTTCTTTTTCTTATACCCTCATCTTTTATATCTTTCCATGCTTGATTTAAATCTCCCTTATTTGTATCTATTTGGTTAACTAAACCCACATTACCAGTTTGCATAGCGTGATTTCTAATCGTCATCAGGCGTTCTATTTCGAAACGTTTATTACGTAATTCTCTATTTTCGATTGACTCTTGACTTTCCGGGCCGATTTGAGAATCATTTCTATGCGCCATATGATAACCAAGACGGCCCGCCCTATTGCCTGAATGTAGACCACCTTGAGTAGGAGACCAAGGAAAATCTTCCGGATTTTTATGCTGTGGTAACCTGTTTCGTGTCGTATTTTGTATTATTGGTAATTCTGATATTCGATTATCTATCGCCGTGTTTCTAGCCGCATCTTTATCTGAAACACTCGCGGGAATATTACTTTGTACAGCGCTTGTGGTTGGTAGCGAGGCCGCTGTTATAGCATCTCGTATTATAGATGTTGAAGGGCTCGACGGTGGAGTTGTAGATATCGAAGGTCGTCCCGCCACCCCGGCTGACGGTGGAGTTATAGATATCGAAGGTCGTCCCGCCACCCCGGCTGACGGTGGAGTTGTAGATACTGAAGGCCGTCTCTGCTTCTCATCCTTATTTTTCTTTTCAGTTTCATCCAAGAGTTTTTGCATTTGTAGGATCTCGGTTTGAAGCAATAGATTCAGTTCGGTCAAATATTCATGATCAGATCCTTTCTGACGTGCCAAATTCATATTATTTTTAGCATTCAATCCAAGCCCCCTTGCCTCCCCCCCGATATCGAATTCGGCCCTTCGCTGCGCGCCGTCGCGCCCGCTGAACGCGTTTGGATTATCTTTTTTGACCTCGTCTATGATATTTAACATGTTCTCTACCCATTCTAGCTTTTTTAGTCTTAATTGTATATTTTCCACAGTCGGAGCAATTCCAGCCATTTCTCGTCTATTCCCAATTTTTGCAACTTTTTCAACATTATCAATACCAGTACCCATACCAAGCCATCCGGCAAGCCCAGAAAATTTTCCCTTATTTAATTCATCAGACATTTGTTTGTCCGCTTCTTTCATAAGTTCGACGTCACGCTTTTCCGCCGCTTTCTCAAATATGACTTGTCGCCCGCGGAAGAGAAATGCGGTCTCCTGAGTGGTATCCCACTTCCCATAATCTGCGAGGTCTTCCTGAACCTTTTTTCTCCTAGCCGCCTCCTCTTTATCCTCATCCTCTTTAACAAAATTAGGAATATGCCCGACCGCATAACCCTTTTTAATAATAGCGTTTAATTCCGAAGAAGGAGACCCCTCATCACGACTATTGAATACCCCCAAACCCATAGGGTTCAATGGATTTTTAAGTTGATCCCATGATTTTGTATAGATAGAAGAAGCTGGAGCGCCGCCAGCTATCTCCCTAGAGATTGCAGCTGCCATTGCCGCACCTTGAGCCTTCTCCCGCCTGTCGCGCTCTCTTTCTATAAATGTATCTGCAGTTGCGTCCCCCATTGATTCCGCTCCACCAAGTATTTGTCCCGGCACACTACCTAATAATCCCAATACATCTCCAGCCACCAATCCGGCACCCTTTACACTATTACCCAAAAAACTACTCAAAGCTTTGCCAGATAAAATCTTACCCGCAGACTCCTCTAAATTCGTAATAAGATTGGCATCTCTATTTATAAATGCACCTTTTCCACCCGAATTGAATTCTGCCCATTTTTTACTAAATAAATACAGTAATTTTTTCTCAGTATCAGAAAGTGGTTTTTTTAAATCATAATACTCATCCGCGTAAGGGCCTGTCATTCTAGATAAATGACCCCTAGCGCTCTTAAATCTCTCTGATTTTGCCATTGCATAATGATCTAATGTTCTAGGATCATTCCAATAATCAATTACAGCAGAAATTCCACTGCCAATTCTTTGTATGGCATTCGCGCCCCTAGGTGCCGAAAAACCCCCTTGAAAATTTGCAAATGTTTCACTAGAATTATATAATTCTGTTAAAATCGGTTTAGTTTTAATATCTCCACTCGCATGATGTGCTTCATGTGCAGCTACAAATCTACGCAATTCTGCTGGTGTATACTTTTCAAGTAAAGAAAATTTATCGGAGCTTAAATTTGAACTAAATAACTCTTTATTTATTTTTATATCTTTGGTATATGTAGTATTATAGCCATACTCCGACATTTCTTCTGTTCCAAAATTTAATCCACTAAATTTTCCACGAGTTCCCAAGCCAGACTTTTTTGGATTATAATAAGTACCAAATTTAGTTTTTACTTTACTTAAATCTATCATTTCGAGCGGAAGGTTTCCATCTGCATACATCGGAATAACAGCCGAATCAGGCCCCCCTGCAAAATTTGGAATCTCCATCTCCTCGCTATTCATTAAGAAACGCTTTCCACCTATTCGACCTCTTCCATAATGTGCGCGCGGATTTTTAGCGCCCAATGAACGAGCCAAAGATTCTTCAATGGTAGAGTTAACAAAATTAGGAACATATCCAGCAGCATGCGAGCTTGGAACGGTTACTGTTGTACTAGGTTTACCAGCTGCAGCCGATTCTTGAGTATTGATTGCTATCTTTCTTAGTAAATCTATTTGCTTATCTGTCTTAGTATTATAGTCATTATGAAATTGATTAATATCCTTAAATGCCGTCGCATCCTGTGCGTTACTAACTATCATCTGCGCAGCAGTTGCATCTTTTGCTCCCGTTGTCGCGCCACTTTTAATTGCTAATTCTATTGCAGCCTTTGTATCAGAAGTCATTTCTGGCGCATTATTTCTCGAAGAAAGTCTTTCAAATTTTTCTAATTGTTCGTTAAGAACTTGATTATAAAGTCTTGATCCTAAACCCGTAGTATCTTCAACATTATGTTTTTTTGCTTCACTATATTCGGCAATATCAGCCAATGCCTTATTTCTATCAACTTCCCCAGTTCGCTCTAATAAATCTTTCTCAATAGCTCGAACTATACCTTCACCACCCTTCATACTCATTAACTTTGATTCTCCAATATCATAACTCTTTGATAATGAGTCTTTAATTCCTACTGTTAAATCTTTAAATAGTTGGTCACTTGTAGTCATTACTGACGCGCCACCAGTCAATTTTGAAACGCTATCCATCACATCTAAAATTGCTTTAGATATGTCTGCGGAATTTGCAGTTTTTGAATTCGAAATTAAATTATAGTCCCTAACTGCTTTGGCAACATCATCTCCTGTTTGTGATGGGTTTTTATAACTCAGTACAGACTCGATTCCTCCACCAACTCTGTCTAGACCAGCGAAATTAACTCTTATTAATTCATCAATTTTTTGAGCAGATAGAGTAGTGGCTTCGCGCTGTGCATCATATAGTTTTGACTTACCCTCTTCAATGGCTTTTTGTAAATCTGATATTGCTTTAAGACCCTTATCTTTATCTTCAGAATGCACCGCTAAAAATTCCTCAGACGCGCCAATACTATTAGCTATAGCATTTGCATTATATACGCCTCCTTTCGTATTTTCCGGTTTAAGCGCCTCGGACATAATTGCCCTCATTTTCTCATCTGTTAAGTTAGCTGGATTACCCTCTTTTCCTATGGACTTTAAAATTTCTTGCTCCAAATCTAACGGCGCCTCTGCCCGTGCCTTACCAATGGTTCCACTAAAAATATTGGCAATTTGATCTTGTAGTCCCGCCCCACCAAATCCCATTTCGGCAATCTGGTTTGCCCTAGCCACCCTACGCTCTTGACCAAAGCTTATATTAAACTTCGCAGCTTTTATCGCCTCTTCTAAAGCCGCTACATAATTACGATCTTTTTCAACAATTTGACGCTGGGCAGCAGCCGCAGCTGCAGCCGCGTCCGCAGCTTCCTGCTGTTGTTTATTTAATTGTTGGGCGCTATTCAGATCTTCTTGCTTTTGGTTAATCTCATCCCGAACTAATAGGGCAAGCGCGGCTCTTTGTTGGGCCTGAGTTTCATACTGATCTTTAAAATTTTCAAAATTTACTCCACTTATTCCAGCAATTTCGGCTACAGCTTTAACACTTAGCGAGCTATTTTCATTTGCACGACTGGCAGAATCAAGAATGGTTAGTCTTTTTTGTATATTTTCTACAGTCATATTAACCCCAGCCATAGCTTCCCTATTCCCAAGCGCTGCAGTTTTTTCAAAATTAGTAATGCCAACACCACCACCAAATGGCCCAGAAAATTTTCCCTTATTTAATTCGGCAGCCACGTCCGCCTCTGCTCTAGCTTTGGCGGTTTGGTCTGCTGAATTTCTTCTATCTTTTGCAAAATCTGCTACTAATTTTTCTATATTACCTACGGAATCACTAATTAATGTGGCCCTATCTGCTGATCCAGTATATGAAGAAATCTGTTCGGTTAGTTTTGCTTTTGTTGCAATTATTTTCTCAGCATTTTCAGGCTTATTAGCTTCTGTTAATTCTTTTAATTCAGTTGCAGTTTGGATTATATTAGTAGACTGCTGCTGTATTTGAGTTTGGTTTTCACTAGCTTTTTTAAATGCTGCCTCTAATTCTGGTATATCAGTTTTTAGTTGATTACCAACATCCATAATTGTTGTAGTTAAACCAACTAACACGCCAGCAACAGCACCAATTCCAGTTCCTATGACCGGCTCAATAGCTGTTCCAATCATTGCACCAGTTCCGCCATAACTTAAAATATCTCCGATACCCTTAGTGGCTGATGCAGAACCTCTTCCAGACTTTGTAGATTGGTCTATATTATTAGCAATCGTGCTAGTAATAATTGGCCCCAGAGTAGAAACGGCCAGAGCAATATTAGATCCTCCTGCGGCAAGTCCAGCCTTAAGCTTCAAAGATCCTTCGGAAATATTTTTATTTGCTGCAGAAATAGTCTGAATTTGTTTTCGATACTCTTCTCTAATCCCATTACTACCAAACGCCAACATGGTAGCAAGTCCAGAAAGCTCAATACCGACCGCTGCATAAGATGAAGAATTAGATCCAGAACTGTCATCTGCGAAGTTAGGAATATATCCAGCGGCATAACCCTTGCGGCGAATCGCGCCCCTTTCTTTTGATGGTGAACCCTCATCACGAGAGTTAAAAACGCCCAATCCCATCGGGTTATTAGCCCCGGCGAGTTCAGAATACTGTTTAACGTAGATTCCGCCACTCGGCGCTCCAGCGCCAATTTCACGAGCAATGGATTCATGTAGCGCGTCGGCAAAATTTGGAATATAACCAGCCGCCTTTTTCTGTGGTTCGGTTGCTTTTAAAATCTTGGTTTTTAAAGCCTCTAATACAGCAGAATCTTTTCTTAAAATCTTTCCTGGAAGATTATGAGCTGCGTCTAATGAATTTTTAGCTTCACCAGCTACCGATATGTTTAGTGCCTTTTGTAAATACGGATAATTTGCAATTGGATCATAATCAAAAGCATCTTGATCTTTTTTAATATCATTTGACTTAGCAAAAATTTCAGATGATTTAACAGAGGCTGCTCCTAGAATTTTTTCAAAAAGACTTCCCTTTACCGCTGGAGTAAGAACATTCTCCTCAATACCTTTAATAATTGCCTCTTGAGACGTTTTTTTTCCAATTGGTTGAAATGATTTCGCAACCAATCCTGCAACCTGTCTAACAGGAGGATAAAAAGCTTGATCCATGACTTTATCAAAATCACCCTCAGGAATATTTAGGGGAAAGATTGATTTACCTGGCAACCTAGTTACTAAATGTCCTGTAACTCTTAAGCCTTTTAGGCGAGAAATTTCACTAACCCTTTGTTTTGATTGGATGCCGACTTGCCCCCCAGTTGGGGTAAATACACCATACTTACTTGCTATTGTTTCATCTATATTAGCAAGATCATAATTATCAAAATTTACCGTTTTTTCACTACCGCCCTGCCCCCCAGAAACCGTAATACTACCAGGTTCGCCATTATCTTTTACCTCTGTGGGTGGCCTATTTGCAACTTGACTATCTTTTAGTGATTTTAGTTTTTCTATATCGCCATCACTAATTTTAAACCTTCCCTTATTAATCTGATCTAATGCACTTTTAATATTTGTACCTTTGTCGCCCCAAGGAGTGCCTCCCCCATCAATCCCTATTAACTTAGCTAAAGTTGCACCCCCTTTTCCCAGATTATTTATTTCTAATCTATAATCAGCAAAATTTGGAACCCACCCGCCAGCATATCTAGGAATAACAGCAGAGTCACCACTACCACCAAAATTTGGAATTTCCCTTTCCTTATTGTTCATTATGAACGGCTGACCACCAATCGTGCCCTTACCCCACATTGCACGAACATCACTTCCAGCACCCATACTTCTCGCCATCGACTCTTCTTCGGCAAACTGCGGAATATAGCCTCCAGCCGCTTTAACTCTTGGAACTCCACCCGGTCCAATTCTTGCGCCCCCGCCGTATGCTTGAGCGGCAATTTCGGCAGAAAGCTTTGATTGTAACTCAAGCTCTACCGTCTGTAATTTTAAATTTGCCAATAGTCTAGTCGCAACCTCATTAACACTTGCAGCACCACTTTCAATCTGTTTATAAATTGAAGGGTCTTTGGATAAAATTTCTGTTATACTTTTTTGTAGCGCCTCTTGGTCTTTGGCAGCATTATTTAGACCCAATAAATCTTTCGCCCCACTTGCCGCAAATTTTGTAAAGTCCGCTAATAGCTTAACTAAAACACCGCCAATTAAAGCTAGACCCGGCCCGGCAATAAACTGACCAAGGCCATCCATAATACCCTTACCCAGTTTTGAGCCGACACTATTTGAATCTGCTTCATTCAAACCCCCAAGAAGAGAATTGCCCCCACCAATCAACTTCTTCATGGATGGGCCAAACAAAGATTCGCCAGCCGTGGCCGCTAATTGCGTAGCATTTAATTTAAGCGCATTTAACTGTGAAGAATAAGTCTGATTTAGGGCCTCATTTCTTTTATACGCATCGTCAGTTGCGCCCTGAGAAACCCTTAATGCGTTATTATAAACAGAATATTCTCTATTTAAGTCGGCAAGAGTTGCCTTTAAAATGTTAATCTGGAAAACGCCACCAACCTTTTCTGCTACCTGAGCCTGTTGGGTTCTATTTAATGTATCATAGCTTTTGGCAAGTTCTTGTAGTAATTCAATTGTTCCCTTGATTTTACCATTTTCATCTGTAGTCTTAATACCCATGCTCTCCAATAAGCTTTGGGTTTTTGGTCTATCTAATCTTGTAAAAATTGTTTTGAATGAGTTACCAATAACTGCACCACCACGAGCCGTGGCAACCTGTGCTGCAGTAACTAGCGCAATAAGTTGATCTAGTGAAACACCAGCCTGAGCCGCAGAAGATCCAACGCGGCCAAGAGCTTCTGGCAAATCTTTTGCACCGATAGCAAACTGCGTATCAACTGTAGCAAATTTATTAACAACTTCAGTAGCAGTTACGGCCTGTGAAGTAAACGAGTTAACAGCCGCAGTTAGTGCCTGAACACTCTTTGCCGCATCCATGCCAGTAATACGAGAAAGAACCAGAGCATCATTTGTTCTTTTTAGAGTTTCCTCCATTCCTAATCCCTGACGAGAAAGTAAGGTTGCCGCCTCTGCAACAGTTTCAAAAGTTTGTCCGGTTTGTTTTGCAACATTAAATAAGCTTGAACCAAATTTAGTCATTTGATTATCCGAAGCATTTAGGATAACTTGAACTTGATTTAGTGCCTTCTGTACCTCAATAGTAGAATCAATCAGTGAATGAAAAGCCTTTTCAATTCCATACACAACACTAGCACTAGCACCGAAAGCGATAACACGCGCATTGGCCGCCGCCATTGACTTATCAAACTCGCTTAAATCTCCGGTAATTCTTCCTAGTGGTTGGCCACCCTTAACATTTACATTTAACGTGCGTTCTTTTTTAAACAAAGCATCTACAGAGCGCTCTGCTGCACTTGTATCTACTGAAATTTTGACTTCTGCGGTTGTAGACATATCCTTTTTCCGAGCGAAACGCTCACTAATATTTACACATTACATTCTCAGTCGCGCACTGAGATAATCAGCCTTGTCAAGCTTTCCGCCATTTTCTTTTGCTAGATCTAATAAACTTTTTCCACCAATTTTTTCTATCTTAACTCCCATTTTTTTTAGGTCTTCAGATGTTGCCCCAACTATACTGGAAACTTTTGCCACATTTCCCTCTGACTGGCCAGAATTTGAATTCAAGGCAGAATTTACAGCTGAGCTTGAACTTGAACCCGACGATGAACTTGCTGCCGATCCGGCATCCATAACTGCCACTAACTTTTCCGGATCTGAAAGCGTTTCATCACTCAAAGCGTCTCCGCTTTCCGCACGGTATTTAATTAAATTTTTAATCATCTTACCATATATCAAAAGATCAATTTGATACTTACTACAATGCGCCACTGGCTTACCCCAAAAATTAAAGGGGTCAGTTTCCGCAATATATAATAAGTTTTGAAAAAATCCCGTCGCGGCTACTAATTTAATATTTTTAACAGAAAGAACTGCCGCATGTGCATCAAAGCCCTTTCTTATCTTGTCCACGATGTCATCAGATAAATAGTAATATTCATCTTGCTTGCCAAACACCAACTCAGTTAGTTCTCTATTTTTATAGGTTAGTTTTAGTATCGTTTCATCCTGAAAGCGTTCATTGGCATATTGCTCTACAGTGTATCCAACTGCCTCGCGCCTTTCCCTGCCGTAAGATAGTAAGATCATTTCATTTCTTTCTATCTGTCTTTCAACATCTTTTTTTTGAGATGGCAATAATAATCTTTCTTTTGTGGTATGAAGATTTTTAATTATTGTTTTTAATTGTTCAATATGGTCTTCTTTTTGTCTTGTCCACCAACCGCCAGCTATAGCTGTTTCAATTTTTTGATCTTCAGTTTGAAGTCCTTTCAGTTTTGCATGTTCACAAATAGCATGATACCTATCATAGATATCAAAATTTTCTATTTGAGTGGGATGTTTAAAAAAATAGGAACGACCATCAATGATCGTTTCGGAATAGGCGCGAGTTATTTCTGCATATGCGCGACTATACTCAATTTGTTGCACATTACTTATTCTCCGTTAAACTTTTATCGAGCCGTTCAAAGTCTTCGGGAGTTTCAGCCCGGCCCAAGAACCACAGGGTAACCAAATAAGTAATTTTTTGTAAAACGTTCATTAAGAAACCTCCATCGTCCGCCTGCTCAAGCTCATCATATAGGTCTAGTTTTTCGTCAAGAGTTGCCGCATCAAACATTGGGACATAATTGCCGTCAACACTCTTATAAGCCAAGTTAGTAACCCACCAAAGAATAGTGCGATTTCTTGCCTTTGCTTCGGCGGTATTCTCAAAAATATTAATTTGCTGAGACTCAAAACTTTGAATCTTTTTTCTGATTTCTTCAAGATCAACCGTTAGGGAATCTAACTGGGCTTTTTCCTGCTCAGTTCTTTCTCCATCTGTCTTAATTAATAGCGACTGTAACTCAAAACTCTTACTACGAAAATCGGCAAGAATTTTTCCATAAATCTCACGATCATCATCACTAATTGTTCCGCCGCCATTTGATAAAATTGTATTCCAAGCGGCCTTTGGGAGAACTCCAGCCTTTGCGAAACGCGAGGTTTCGCTGGCGTAAAATAACTCTCCATCTTCACGAGTACGACGATTAGGCTTTAGAATCGCGAATTTAGAAATTTCTTTTGAAGTAGTTCCATCTTCATTTTTAATTTCTTTTTCGGCATCAAATTGGTAGTACCACTTTTTATTGTTTTCCATAATATATTAATTATCTTTTTGTTTAAAACTAAAATCAAAACTATTTAGTTGTACTTCTAAATTGCGAATAGAGTTATTTCCATAGTCAAGAATTCTCTTCCTTAACCATTGATAATCTTCTTCACTTAATTTTCCGCCCTTAACTAAATCTTCGGATGAATAAAGGAAAGAAAGATAAAGCTTCTTGATTTCACCAGTAACGGCGGCAACGACAAAATTATTAATGTCTACATTCATTTTTAAACCTTTAACCTTTTAACTAACCTTATTATACCAAATTCTATTACACTTATAAAAAATAAAGGGCACCCGAAGGTGCCCAATACTTTAATTAACTTTATTTATCTATTATAGTGCTGGATAACTACCAGAGATAAACACACCGTTGACTAAATCCTGAGGGCCACCAAGCTGTGCTTCCCATTCGGCAGTTAGTTTTGCGTTAGATCCAATTGAAGTAGATACTTTCTGGCTCATTAAACGGCAGTTATTGAACTGGTAAACAAGTGCATTAGCGCCCGTTCCAGCGCAATTAGGATTCTGGAATGCAACCTGTAGATTGTAAACACCAGTATCGCAAAGAACGTTTGCAAGATTGTTGATACTCTGGTTATTTTCAATTGAAGCAAGATCCCAAGCGGGAACACCAGTTGTTCCAAACTGTCCGGTATATGGAGTCGCATTATAAGGAGCGCCGCCAGTATATAGAGAACCGATTTCGGCATCAATTGAGAAAGTCGCCTTAACGGGGAAGTCGATAACACGAGTTGTTGCAAACTTGCTACCTAGCTTTAGGATAGGCTTACGTGTTAAAGGAAGATTAAGCTTAAAGTTTTGAATTTTAAGATCTGTACTTGAAAAGCCCATAACGCCACTAATTGCAAGAGTCATTTGACCAGGCTGTAGCGCAGTGACTTGGGTTGCAGAATTATTACCAGCCCCGACAGGTAGTGTAAATCCACCAGTCACGGGAATACCGTTTGCGGGACTTACAGCTGGAAGTTGGTCATAACCATTACCCTGCATTGGGTATAGAACATTAATATTTAACCCCTCTAAAGAAACAGTTGCCTTTGGAAGTTGTCCAACTGCAGCCTCAACTCCATAAGAAGTAACATAAGCATTTCCAATACCAATAACACCAGTATTTATACCCTTATATCCAATAGCATCATTACCCTCATCGGCAATTGTTAGGAAATAGTTATAAACATCACTATTATTGTTAAGAATACCAGAAATACAGGAATAAGTTCCCTGACCAGTATTAACGTCGAAACCAATAAAATCTTCATTACTACCATCGGTTAATAGGTAAGAAAAGTTTGCCTTAACCATAGGTGCCTGTAAGTCAATACGATCAATAGCGGCTAACTGTCCATATTGATTAATATCAGTTAAGCTACGTGAAAAATCCTCATCAAAACTCTGGATACGAGTTAATTGCTTAACACTTCCAGCTGTAGTATGATTTCCAGTAACAGGATCTACTTGACCTACATAAAGGTTAAGTGCGTTATAAATAATACGATTTCTAGTAGAGGGTATTGCCATATTTTTTTTAGGTTATAGTTATAATTACAGCGTACAGTTGAATTGAGACACTTTAAATAAATAAATTTTAGTTATATTGTCTTGGGTATCTACCCTGCCATAAATCAAAGTCTACCATCGCAGCTACCGTCTTTAGGTTAATGTGTTTGTTTCTAATTTCATCTAATCTAGAAACCGTAACGCGATCAATATAAACATCATTATTAGGAAATGTTTGTTGACAATAATAAGCTAGTCCAGTATAATTATAAGATGCACCAGATTTAAAATCTCCAAAATAATTATATGGAATTCCAGAGTTTGGAATAATTGGAAATACTTTTCTTACAGTATCTGCCATAATAGAAATTGCACCGTCAAGCAAATAAATACTATCAGAAATAATAATACAACGAATAGTAGTCCTTGTTTGATCTTGTCCACCAAACGTGAACGGTCTATTTTCATAAGATGTATTTTTTATATAAATACAAGGATACGGCTGATCATCTGGCAAAAGTCCTCCGGTTATACTATTAAATTTTGGTTTTAAATATGCCCTATTTTCAAAAAGTAAATTCTCTTCGCGCTCATCCGTATAGTAAATATTAAAATCCTTTACCGAATATTGCGCGCTAACATTTGTTGTTTTTGGATTTACTGATCCACTAAAAATAGCTTCAGCCTTATTAAAATTAAGCGCCAAACCGCTTACCCCCCTAGGAATAAAATTTCCGCCAACATATACTCCGCTAGGAATTACTGCACCAGTCACACTACTATCAGAAACCCATTGTCTAAATGGAGATGTGAAAGTTGTATATTGAGCATAATTATAATCAGCGCCAGAATACATGGCTCCGCTATATACCGTAAAAGCAGTCCCACGCTGAAGTATTTCATGGTCTAGCCATAAATAAAAACTTGACATCAAACTAGGTATATACGTATTAACATTCATCTTATTTCAAACTTTTAATAAATTTTTCTAGCATTGTACCGAAATATGGAACTGGAGAAAAAGTTTTACCAGTAACAGAAGTTGAAACCTCAAGACCGGTTCCAGATCGAGAATTTTTAAATTGACCATAAATATAATTTCCCAAACCAGAAATAGCGCGCTCAATTTCAAACAGCCAACTACGCCCATTCTCCCAAGGCATTTTCGTTACAGCTTCAAAGTCTTCTTTTGACGGCATTTCTACCTTAAATTCAATCACGCCATCTGTAGCAGTTTTTCCACCGGGCGCTAATTTTATACTATTTAATAGTTCACGAACTGGTACTACTGGATTGTCAGAATCCGAAAAACCAATAAAAGAAAAAAGATTCCCCTTTCCGGCTAATGTATTGGATTTATTCGCAGCATCAGGCCCGGCCTCTATTTCTTGCGTAACAGCACTTTCATTAAATTCTGTTATTAAGATTTCTTTTTGTTTCTTTACTACTATTTCAGCTTCTTTTCTAGCCGCAAGCATAACCTCCTCATTGGAAAGTATATTTTTTCTAAATTCCGATAAATTAATTCCATGCGCCATATTATTCGCTCTCCTTTAGATATAAACTCCAGAAATCTCCGGTAAATAATCCATGCAATTCAGATGCGCCGATCCAATTAACAGGCCTACCATCAATAACAATACGATCCGCACCACTAATCCAAGAAAGTGCATCATATTTAACTTTTATATTTACATAGTTACCACGTATTGTAGGACGAACATCCCTTGCATCAGCAATCTTCCAACCATGCTCCCATTTAATTCTAGCGGGAAACACTCCGCTAACAGGAGTATACTGAACATTTATAGAGGGTTGAACTTGAGAATATAAAAAATTATAGTCGGGAGTAGTGGAAATCAATGTAGTACCAGCATGCTTCCAAACAACAATATTACGAGAAAAAGTATCATGAAGGTCATAGAATACCTTACTATAAGCACTTTTTTCCGCTGTGGTTAAATAATTCATTTTATTTAGTAGATATATTCATCACCATTTTGGTTATCCATATTTCTATCCCAGTTTAGAGATATGTAATTACTTATACCAATATAATCATCACCAGCAATCTGCATTGGCGTTGCGCCATATTTGAGATACATTTTAACAGCTTTATCAAGAGTTTCTTTTGAGTCTTTAGCTAGTGCGCGTAAATTTTTACTAATCTCATTTTTATTAACGCGCGTAATTTTACTTTCGCCCTCTTGCATGGAAACCCAATCTTGCCCAACTCTGGTTGCACTCACCGCAACAGTTCTGGCTAAATGAAAATAATAATTATAGTTGAATAACATTTTATAAATGCCCAACTCATTTCCACTTATTACTGGAGTAATTAAATATCCAGTTACACTACCGCTCGAATTAGTTAACACGCTAGGTGTGTAACTACTACCAATTAGGTTATTTAACTGACCGACATTAGCAGAATCTAAAAACCAGCCACTAATTCTTGCGGTTGTATAGTCGGGCGGATAATCTAGCTCTCTATATACGTTATTAACAAAGCATGTAAATGGGTCGTTCACATACTATTTTACACAGATTGGAAACTTATGCTCCCTCTCTAAGAATCTTTCTTGCCTCACTATTCAAATCATTTATTTGAATATTAGATGGTTGGGCGCTAATAACAGAATTCCTAGATGCCCATAGGCGATATTCCTTCACGAGTCTTTCCACAAGAACCTTTCTATCTTCAATTGGAATTAGTCCTACCTTATAAGCATGTGACTGCAAATCTGTCTGATTCATCTCTGCTAGTTCGGAGATATATTGCTCTGGACTTGCGGCGCTATAAACAGAAATAGATTCCCCCATAATCTGATCGAGAGTTCCCATAATGGTAGAATTACCCTCCTGAGCCTTTCCGTCGATTTGCGCAGAGGTTTCTAGAGTAACTGTTTTTTTAGTTTTCTTGGTCATATAGATTATAACTTATATAAGAATATAAATATAAATTAATTATAGAAAAGAAAAAGCCCCCATCGCTGGGGGCTTTCTAATTTTATGTTCTCTAAATATTATAGAAGAACGCCTACAACACCACGAGCATCGGAGCAGACACGGCCCTCTTCCACATAACTGTAGAAGCCAACCTTCTGACTACGTGCTAGGAACTGGTCATCAGGAAGAACCTTGACCTGTCCACGACTCTCGCTCTGGATCGCAACTGGGCGAAGGAAAGCGTTACGTGTTGCGTCGATACCGATGATTAATTCATCACTACCTGTTCCATTCCAAGTCGAACTATTTGTGTGACCCGAATCAGCAGACTGATAGGTTAGACCTTTAGCTTGTGCAAAGGTTCCGAATAGAGTATTGTACTTTCTATTTAGACCAAGCTCAAGTAGCTCATGGATTGTTACACCGAAGATTTCCTGTGTTCCACTACCACGGAAGATCTCTTCGCGCACGGAGTTAGGAAGGCCTAGAACACCACTTGTGTTTGTTCCAGCTACTCCGTTAGCTCCACGTGTGTTCATTGGCTGATAAGCAAATCCGCGAATCTGCTCCTTAACCTCAGGACTTACGAATAGATCGGTTAGACCACGAGCCTGTAGATTTAGAGGAGTACCACCTGTGTAAGCGGCATTGATTCTACGAACTGTTGTCCATAGCTTGTTTAATGTGTCAATATCAAAGACACCGTCACTTACTGATCGGATAACGTGATTCTGGACTGTTCCACCAATTACGTTTGTTGCAGTTGTTGCTTCGGCAGCTGCCTTTAGGATAACTGCCCATGCATTACGCTCTTGCTTAACAAGAAGTTCGTTAGCCATACGCTCTAGACCAGCAGCAACAACGTCAAGACGTGCGCGGCGGACATAGCGTTTTTCCATGGAGATCGCACTATCTAGACGATAGGTGTTGATCTTCATTTCTTGTAGACCCTGTTGTAGGGATGTAGGTAGGCCACCACCAACTGTCTGACTCCAGACACTGATTGAGCCCTCACCTTGTCCATAGTATAGGTCAAGAGGGATTGATGGAGAATCGTCCTCATCGAACTCGATGTCACGATAGATCATGCTAGCTGTACCAGCCTGTAGTAGAACTTGAAGAACTACGTCACTAATGAAAGCCGCGAAAGCTTCCTGAGCCTGCATTGCAACTGTTTTGTTTTCAGATGCAAGTGCCTTGATTAGCTCGATCTGCTCTGGGTTTTTTTCAAATTGAATTTTCATATAAATTTGTTTTGGTTAATGGTTAAGATTATAGCTCGATCTTGATTAGGGCGAAGCCGTCTTGGTTGATAGGGCCTAGAAACTTACCTAGAACGTTACTTGCAATACTGCTTGTGCCTGTGTTGTAGTAAGGAGCAACCTTGATTGATCCGTCATTAGCATCAGCGGTGGCGAAACCAGAGCCGAAGCTTGGGTTACCATAAGTACCAGTACTGATACCACTGTAAAGGAATAGACCCTTTGTGACAACAGGCATTGCCTGTCCACTGATGATCACATCCATCTCAGCAGCCTTGCGAGGGTGGAAAAGTAGAACTTCACCGTTTTCATCCGTTGTGCGGAAATCCTTTAGAGTCGCACCAATAACTTGGTTCCTTGTAGCACCAGAAGGGGCAACAGCTAGTGACCAAGCTGGAGTGAATAGGGCGGAAACGGAGTTACCATAGATGGAGAGATTGTTAACAGTCTCGTCATCTCTTAGGTTAACACCACTTGAAGCGGCAGTAACGAATGTGCCCTTCGATAGGAAGGACTGGCCCGTTACCGTGAATAGATTGATTACATCGTGTTCGTTGTAATCTCTGAATGGTTTTAGGTTTGGCATAAATTTTTGTTATGTTGTTTTTTTGTTTGTTTTTAGATAATTGCTTATCTGAAATTTTTACTTATTAAATGTTACACTGTTTCTATTGAAAGCAGCACTTATTTTTTGAACCAGTGAATCCTGAGCGGGACTCATGGAGTTAGGAATTAGCTGTTCCTCAACTTGAACTGAGGCAACAATCTTTGCAACCTTACTTGCAAGGGCGTTCTCTCCAACTTCAGGAAGAGTCTTGAGTGGATTGTGTTCTTGAGACTCATATTTCTCTAGTGACTCAACATTACTCTCTGGGAAGCCAGCTGGCTTTTTATATTTTTGCTCGGAATAATTATAGTGTTTTGAAACTTCATCGTTTGTTTCAACAGAACCCTCACCAGCTGTTGCTGTAACTGGGCCGTTGTCCATTTCTTTATCTTTCTTATCGGCTTTTGCCTTGGATCCGGCAAACTCATTTTCCTCATCAGCCATTGCTTCATCATCAGCACTTACATCCTTGTCATTTTTAATTTTTTGTGCTGTCTTGTTAGGGGCATTCTTTGCAGGAGAAACCTCGGCCCTATTTGAACCCCCATCCTTGATCTTGTCTGCACCCTCTACAAGCTCTTGCTGGTCAACAGACTCGCGCTCAGACTTTTTCTTGCCGGAAGCTAAAACTGCGAAACGGTTATACCATTTTGTGAAAGCCTCGTCGTTCTCAATAGCGTTTAGATCTTCAGCAATGATCTCACGATCAGCATCGGTTAGATTGAACTCTTCGTCGATTAGACTCATGCGGCGTTGGAAATTAGCTGCAATCTCATTAGCCTTGATAGCCTGTTGCATTGCGGCAACTTCTGCCTTGATTGATTCTAGATCAGTCTTTAGCGCTGTTGCCTCGGCAACCGCAGCCTCTAGCGAAGTTTCTTTTTCGTTTACTTTGGCTGACCAATCTTTTGCATGTTCAGCGATCTTACTCGAAATAAATTCGCGCACTGCACTTGCTGTTAGTTCCTTGATAGCCTCATCGGTGATATCTTCAAGCTTGTTGATTTGCATGTTGTTTTTTACATCTTGTATATTAGAGTGGACACTTTTTTTGTTATTAATATCATTTAAATTTGCTTTAGCCTTATAGTCTTCAGCCTCATCACGAACTAGAACGCCCTTTACTTCTGCGGCCGGGTTATTTGTAAAGCCGATACCGAGAGGAAGAACAGAACCCTGTAGATTCAAATAAATTGGCTGTCCATCTTGATGAAAACCACTTCCACCAAATACTTTTAGATCATCTTTCATTGCCATGATTGTATCTGGCTCATCAACAATAGTCGCCTCATTTAAATTCTTACTACCCTTGGCAACATTGAATTCATTGAAACCTAATTCCCAACTTGCACTTACAGAAAGATACTTTGGTGAACTAGGATCACTACTCTCGGCAAGCTCTTCTGCAAATTCTGGATTGGCAACCTTCCAAACAAAACCAGAAAGAACAACGTTGAACGGTTCATTTGTATCTTGGACTTGTTCTGAGGTTAGCGGCTGACTAGAGCCGAAAGAACTAAATCCATAACCAGTACAAAAGCCGACAATTGTTTTCCTATTATGCTCGATATTAAAGGGCTTATTAACAAAATTCTTTAACATATTAAATGCAACATCATTACCAATAATGTGTCCATTCTTATTACCGCGATTAACTACAAAAGCATCAAAAGCTACTGCCATTAAATCCTTGTTAACATCTAGGTTAATATGAGTGGGAAGAAATTGTTTTAGTTGATTAATAGAAGCAGTTGCTAAATATTTGTCTTGGTCTTCGGCAATTTTCGCCTGAACAATGATACCATCAAAGACAGAATGATACTTGAAATTATCGTGCATAGTAAGTTTTACACCCGCACCTTCTATAGGGGCAATATTTTTTAGATTAGAACTCACTAAAAGCTTCTCATCGGAATCTTTATTTGTAACCTCAAAAGCACACAAGTTAATTTGTTTACCGGGACTATACTCTAAATCATTTAAATTAAAATTTCTAGCGGAGTCTTCAACGATAATCATATTAATAGTAATAATATTCTTACACGAAAACTAAATTAATTCGCGCAAGAAAGAACAAGTTTTGATTCGGCATCGCGCCTTTCTAAAAGCCCGTCTAAACCCTTATCTTTCCAAATTCTTTTCATCTTCTGTAATTCTACCGCAATACTTCTATAATCCTTTTTAGGAACTAGATCACGAATCTCTCTCATTTCTCTACGGCTATCGCCAGCCATACTAGCCCCACGATTAAATACCAAAGAAACAATGGCACCATATGCATTGTCGCATAGAGAATCCAAACCCGGAAAAGCTCTTTCAGCGAGTCTGGCGAATTTTGGCCAAGTATATTTATCAAATATTTCAACTGCTTGATCCCATGTTATTTTTATATTTAAGTTAAGGACGGATTTTGTATATTCTTTGCCAGCCTGTCCAGTTTTACCAGAGGCTGCACGAACTGCCTTGAGTTGATCAGGAGGAAGGAAATTAAAAATCTCAGATAATTCAGTAGGTGTATAGTATCCACAATCTATACCTATAGCAAGAGTCATGCCACTTGCGCCGCCCGGCCACGTTGGGCCACTTAAAAACCTTTCATAATACTCCTTGCCACCGCCAACTTCATATTCTAAAATTAGTGAAAGAGCTTTTGCACTTGGGTTTTTCATAATGCGGTCTCCTGTATATTATAATCATTTTCTTTTGCATTATTAGATAAAATTCTTTCATCTAAATTAACATTTTTATTTTCATTAGCATTAGAAGATTCGGCAATACCCTGAACACCAACACTTGAAGAAGAATTGTATTTTAAATCTACCAGACCCTGTGCGCCCAAATAAACAGAAATAACTAGGGCAATCTGTTCCATAATTTTACTAAATATTGCCGCATAAGTTGTGATAACAATATCATGATCTTTTGGAATAAAAAAAAGTATTGCAACGGCAATAAAAAACATAGTAACTATAATCAGAAGAGAAGTCATTATTATGAAAAACTTCTTTGAAGCCAAATGGTTCGTATCTTCCATTTGCCGTTTTAAATAATCTGGGGTATTTGGAGGCGCCTCGCCGTTAGTTAAAAAAGCGTGTGCAGTTTTAGCGACATCTATTATTTGCTGCCACATAATATTTTATATTAAAAAGGGTAGAGACATTTTGCCATATGAAATAGCAACTCTTAAACCAATATATCCACCAATCAATACTAATAAACCTAAAATTATAAAATTTCTATACCAAATAGATGTATCTTTTTGCGAGATTTTTAATTTAGCCGCATTGTATGAATTTAAAAGATCAGACTGAATTTTTTCGTTATTTTTCTGTTGCTTAATAATAGTATCGGTGAATTTTGTTTTTTCTACAATTTCATTTTTTAATTGATTCGCAACATCTTTATTTTTCAATAATTCCTTGTAGTCATCCGTATTAACAACTACAACTTTATTACCCTTAAGCTGTTCTGGCAAAATAATAACCCTTTGTCCGGTGGGGTTTTTTTTAACATCAACCGTTTGGTATAAACTCTTTACATCAAGTCTAACGGCAGGAGGACTAACTAAACGAGTAGTTTCATTTGAATAGTACCAAGCAAGATCTATTCTTCCCTTATCAAGTGAATCATTTACACCATAGACGGCCTGCTTTAATGGCTCGGATTGCTTTTCTATAAATTTAGGATTACATCCACCTAAAAAAAATAGAACTCCAAATAGTGCTATTGTTAAATTCCTCATGATACTATTTACACCAAATTAATTAAAAATTAATTAATAATTGTCAAGATAAGCCAAGAGACTGAATTGTTTGCATATACTGAGTAATTCTACTATCTAGTAATGACTGGCTAGGAATTTTTGGCCCAAACGAATAATAAGATAACGTCGCTGAGCAATTATATTCCTGCTTCGGTATGGAAAGATAATTTCCCCTAGAAAATACATAGGCCGTGCCAGTTATGGGGGGATAATATGGAGTTGAATTATTTGAGGCGATATGGTCTGATTGGGAAAATCTGTAACCATATTGTGCATATAAAACATAATTAGCTATAGAGTTAATACCAATATAGCCAGTAGCTACAGCGCTCTGATTTGCAGCATAATCAGTTTTACTATTTTGGCAATAAAATTGTAATTGCCTAACATAGGGGGCGGCTCCAAAATGCGCGCCAATCGAGGAATATTCGTTTGTGGCTCCAACAATACCCATATATGTACTAGTTCCAGCCAGCGCTTTTGTTACATAAACAGCCATATGCTGATTTCCAAAACCGTCCGCATCAAATCTTCTATTTGTGTCTAAAAATTTTGCCGTTCCGGCTCTAGTTCCACTACTATGAATTCCAGATGTTCTATTATAATCATTAGTGTTAAAATTATAATTTGTTGGACCAGGTTGTCCCAACATTAAAGGTTGTAGTGCGCCAGTTAATGTGCGCGGTCCGGCCATTAAACATGAGGACTGCAAACCGCTCCACGTTCCATCAGCCTTGCATCCCGTGATAAATGTATTCATAGCGGATATAACCGTAGACTCCAAGGCTTGACCATCTGCCTTTTGCACACTATCAACATAAAAAAGAGTATTAACATCTAATTGCGATGCTGCCTGCCAAACCAGCGTACTACCCCGATAGATCTTAAAAATCTGCGTTGTCCCAAGAAGTATGCCACTAGCTTGAGTTAATAACATGTTAAGCCCCCGTTATAATATAAAGAGTAGCAGGATTAATCTGGGCACCTAATGCATTATATGCGCTTAGTCCCATCCCTATAATAGAGGTGACCGTTGAATTGCCCGTAATAACCGGACTACCCTTAGAAAAAACACCACTAGAAAAATTACCACTTCCACCGACATTTAAGTCATAAGTGAAAATACCAGTTCCACTTACATTTATATTTTTAGCAAAAATACCAGTTCCACTTACATTTATATTTCCAGAAAAACGAGTATTTCCACTAACATCTAAATTAAAGGTAGGGTTAGAATTATTAATACCAAAATTATTATTAAAAACTGTAAGACCAGCTTGGTTTCCAGAGTATGGAGTATTTCCTGCAAATAAATATAATTTTGCATTCGGATTTGCATTACCAATATAAAAATCATTTGCAAGCGAGTACAGATATGCATCTCCAGTATATCCCACATATGCTCCAGTGTATTTTGAGCTATTGATTCCCAGATCCACATATCCTGAATTTTGATTTCCGAAATCAGCGGTAGCTACAAAATCAGAACTAGCGCCTTGCGAATTAGAAAAATTTTGAATATTAATTTGCTGATAACCTGAATATAATCCAGTTACGTTTAGTAATGTATTAACATTGCCAGTAATTGTAACTCCAGTTGTAAAGGTTTTCGAACCACTAATAAACTGATCTCCAGTAGTTAAAACAACTGTTACTGCAACTGCACTGTTGACAATACTAGTTACAGAAGCATTGGTCGCATAATTACTAGTCAGTGTTCCGCTTAGAGAATTAATTGACCCGGCGAGTGTTGAACCAGTCGTCGCTAGATTACTTGTGAGCGTAGATCCGGTTGAAGCAAGATTTGTAATGGTCGCGTAGGTAGATGTTAGAGTTCCGCTTAGAGAATTAATCGACCCAGATAGGGCACCACTGGTCGAATAAATTGATCCAGTCAGCGTTCCGCTTAAAGATAATATTTGATTACTTAAAGTTGAACCAGTAGAAGCAACATTTAAGGCTAATGCAGAATACGAATTATTTAAAGAAGAGCTTAAAGCAGAAAGTGAACTTGCTGAAGCATAATTTTGCGAACTTAAATATAAAGTAGTGACAAGACTGTTATTTATAACATATCCACTTAAATAGGCGAAAGAACCACTTAAAGAATTAAAAGATGCCAGTGGTGTATATAAAGATAAATTTCCGGTAATATACCCACTAGGATTGCTTCTCGGATAGTAACCGCTTAACTGACCGGTAGTTGCGAACACTCCCGTACTACTCAAAGATGATGAGGTTACATATCCACTTGGATTAGAAAGTAATGGGTAAAAAAAGTTTTGCCCATAACCGCTAACAAGATCGGATATATTTGGAGCTAACTGTGTTTTGTTAATTAAACTTTGTGCCATAATTATTCCTCAATTTCACTATGCATTAATAGAAGCGCAGTTTTTGTATCTACACCATGCTTTTCGGCAATCTCTTGAACTTCTGCAAAATTGTCGGTTAACTGCACTGGATTATTAATATATTCCGCAATACTTTCCATCCACTTATCGGGAGATTCATTTATACCAATTGTTTCTGCAACTTCAGTCACAATCTTCTTTTGTTCTTTGGATAGTTTCTTTTTATTAAATTTTTCTTTTAGAGTAGTTTCAACACTAGCAACCAATAAGTCAAATTTTGTCAAATTTTCAGCAACCTTTGTTGCGGAAATTTTATTTTTAGGCCCAGCAGGAGAACTCTTACCAACTGGAGAAATTTTGCTTTGTGCTTTTGGTGTTCCACCAGTTCCCGAAGGCCTTCCCGCTCCCTCACCGCCGGGTATAAGTAGATTAGGATTATTAAGAACTGGCTGATAAAGACCTTCCTTGTGATATTCGGCAAGTTTACGCTGATTTTCCACACTCTCATTTGGAGTTGGTAGTCTACCAGTATCAATTGCAGTAACGCCCTCTTCTGGGGTCAAAACGCCGATCTCAATAAGTCTTGAATAAATTCTCGCCAAAGTACTATCATCTTTAAAGTCTACATCTTTAAATCTTGGAGTGGGAACAGATTTAAAACCAAGCTCTTTTGCAATTTCTTTAACTTCAGGCAATAAAAATTGATTCATAAACATTTCTCTAGAATGCTTTAATCTAGCAAGAAATACTTCAACTTTAGTTTGTGAGTTAGCATACTTTTCATCTCCCAATAGAATACTGTTTAAACCTTCCCTAATATCCTTGTCTACAATTTCATATTTTTTAGGATCGAGAATGTGGGCGATTTCTGGGATAACAAATTGAACTTTTGTTGTATAATCTGCCACCAGTATTCGCCCAACACTCTCGTTCTGAAAGATATTTGTTAGTGCCTGAATTTGTGCCTTACTTGGCATTCCAATTTCATCATTACCCATCGTGACAAGAAGAACCGCCTGTTGAACAGTACGACTAATTGCCATGTCAATATTCTTTAATTCCTGTTTCCAATTAATATCTCTAAGAACTGGGAACCCCATCGGAACACTAAATGGCTCATAATCCTGTTTTTTATAGAATACTGCCTTGACCTTATCAGGGTCTAGATAGAAGACCAGATAGGCATTTGCCTGAGAAATCTTTACTGTGTCTTGAATTTGTGCAAACTCTCTAATTTTTTCAGCTAATTTTTTGTCCTCATCTGTTTTTGGATTAGTAAGAAGCTGCATTTCAAAATCGTTAAGAACCTTAACATATCTAGGTGCAATAAAAGAAGCAGATCCGATTGATTGAATATCTGCAGGATTTAAAATTACATAACGAATAGGAATATCCCTTTCAGTTGCACCCATTAGTTGAGTGATTGTCATCATGTCTTCCTTCTTGAAGGTAGCATTTAACTTATACATGAATACATTACCACTTCTGAAATATTCCCTAAAGAATGAGTCCTGCAACTTCCAAAGATTAACTCTTTCCGCCCAAGCCTCAAAAAATCTTCTAGACTGCGCATTACCCCCACTAAAATAAATAGGAGAACAGCTAAATTCCGTCATTAGGTCAATTGTGTTACGGAAAATAGGATAGTTATAATAAGCTTTTTGACACAGAATAATACCATCACGAATACTAATATTTGAGGTATAATTACCACGGCCACCACTATAAATAAAAGGAACGATACCACCTTCAATATTAGCATATTGGGTTGTTCTAGTAATTGTTGCCGCGCGATTTCTTCTGGTGCCCGGTACTTGAGTATAAGTATCCGTATTATAAAAATCATCAGACGCATCGGCCTTGACCTCCATTATATTGTCTAAAGTTGCCGATCCAGCAATAAGAGATGGCTCAGGAACTACAAGGTTTTTCTTCGGCTTTTCCGCCGAGGCCCTTACTTCTGAATCTTTTGCCTTTACCGTTGATGCCTTCTTTCTCATTATATATTATAAAAGTCTATTACACTTAAATCTTTTTTTAAATCAGCACCGCAACAAAATCAGTGTTTTTTTTCTTTAAATTATCAGGGGTCATTATATCAAAATAACACTTTACACCCCAATTTCCCAACATTAAGGTTGTATAGTTATCTTTACGGGCACGGTTAACGCTAGTGGATTTACGAAGATTTGATGGTAAATCAAAACTTTGCGTTCCTCTAGAGGTACTTGTTACCTCAACGTTAGCGCACTGATCTTTGGTATCTTGAATAATAAAATCCTGCTGTTCGATAAAATCACGAACAGTTAATTTTTTAGTTTCATATTCATTATCTGCCTTATCGCCAATTCCCCTTGGGTAGACATAGTCCATCGGAAGATTCATTGTAAACATATTTTCTAGAATATCCGGATGGTTACTTGCCCTTGATGCAAACCAAATCTTCTTGTGATCAATACAAGTTTGTAGGTAAGAATTTGCACGTACTAGGAAGGAAGAAGTAAAGTATTGCTTAATACAAATAGCGCCGATATCTTTATTGTACTGCCTGCCCGCCTCCTTTAACATGGCAACATAATCTTCGTTTTCTTTATCAGAATCAAAGTCAAAAAACTTAATTTGTCTATTCATGTCCTTAAAAAACGTAGAATTATTCACGGCATCTATAAATGTATCGGCACCCGCATGGTCAATTACTATCAATGCTATATTGAAATTCTTATATATATAATATAAATATTTTATATGGTCTTGAAGTGAAGATCCTGCCGCCTGATACCCATGAACTAATATACCCTGCTTTTTTTGTTCATCAAGCTCAATTAAACTCATTGCAAAATAATCCGCACTCTTAGACGATGAGAAGTTAGGATCAATAGATAGAACATACTTTTTGTCTGGTTCTCCTACAATTTTTGTAGTAGGATATTCTCCATCTGGAATTGTACATTGAAACATTTTCTTTGGGGAGAAATAACTATCACCACCATCAATAAACCTAGCGGCGTACTCTCGCAAGAATGAGTTATGTGAACTTCCGCCATTTTTTGCCAACTGAATTGCCGCCTGATCTACCATGTGCGGAGGAAGCGCCTCGTAACTTAATTGTGAGATAAAGTAGGTGCCGGGCAGTTCTCCATTTGTTGACTCCTGTTGTTCTGGTTCCTCAATAAGTGAGGCCCATTGTTGATGAACTCTATATAAATGCTCAAATGTATAGCTGGCAGAACTTAGAGCTAACATCTGAGAAGTATTCTCAAAAATTTGCCGATTATCCTCATGAAGCAATCCTTTTTTAATTAATTCATCTTCTAATTTTCTAGTACGAATTCTATCACTAACATCTCTAGGTGAACTCAAGAATGGCATTAAAACATTATCAATAATATCCGGAGGAAGAAGTAGAAACTCATCGAGAATAAGAACGTTGGCGCGTATACCACGAATTTTTTCTCCAGTTAGAGGGATAGCCGTAATACTACCACCATTAATAGTCCATTCGTATTGGTCATTACGCTTCATCTTAGCTCCAAAACATTGCAGGGCCAATGCGGCAGCCGGAGTGGCCAAGAATTTTTCAATTTCATTAAACAGTCTGCGGCTAGTACGAAAGTTAATAGATGCTATGAGTATTTTTGTACCCGGTTCAAAAATGCATTTTAATACGCAATAAACTGCTGCAGTAAAGCTCTTTGCACAACCACGACCCCAAACCAGCATGCAATAATTTCTATGAAAGAATGATTTAAGGGTAAGCTCTTGATAGGACTCTAAAGTAATGCCCAACATGAGTTCAGTTGTAAATGCCAAATTATGTCTTAAAAATTTAGCTAGTGAAATTCTGGCCTCTGCATCAGTTAGCTCGCCCTTTAACTCCATTAATTCTTTATTAACATCACTCCAGCCCTTACTGTTTTGTTTTCCAACTATTAAAGCCATACGAATCCTCCCATATCAAATAAATATTGAAGATCAGTATTGATAGCCTTCTCACCCATTTCAAGAATATAAAGGGTTTGCTGTGATGCTTCAGCGCGACCATCACAAAATACAAATTGAACATTATCAAACTCCCTACAAACCTGTCTCATGTGGTGCATTACGAAATCACCAGAACAGGCACCAAATCTCCTTTTTGCATAAAGAACAGTATTAAGTTTGCATTCAGTGAGAACAACCACATAGGTTCCCAAGGACTTTGCTCTAGCAATTTCTTTCTTAAATCTTTCTAATCCGCCACTCAGCGTTGAATAAAAATCATTTAAACTTTTTCTTTCAACCGTTAGACTTGCATCAACCGATTTAGCATAGTCCCCACACTCAAGTTTCGAAGAAATAATTTGAAGACCCTTAAACTTTAAAGGGGTTTGTTCTCTAGTATCAACAACAATATTGTCCTGCGAATATTTTGAGAAATCAGCCTGACTGTATCCAACAGAATAATCAAATTTAGTTTTTAAACCCACACTGTCACAAATAGCATTAAAACTTTCCTCACAATATAACTCAAAAATATCAATACTTGGCAAACAAGCAATCGTTTTAATTTCTGATTGACTTGGCGCATAAACCAAACCCTTTAACTCGCAATACATCTTTAATTTTTGTTTTAAGTATGCGCAAGCTTCACTCTTGGGAATTTCCTTTAGCCAAAGCTTTAGGTTTCTTTTATCTACAAAGTCTGAAACATAAAACTGCTCAAAAGATTTATAGTCAACCTTATCACCATTAAGCAGATCTGTTTTTGGAAAATAATGATTAAAATAATACTTGGCCGATACCTTGTGATACTTGAGGTGAGTAATCAAATCAATATGATCCGGAACTTCTTTCGGGCAAATCTTACATTTTAAATAGTTCTTATAGTGCATAACTTAACCATTAACCATTTCATCAATATCAATGCCACGAATAACAGCTTTAAGCTCGTCCATGGACGAAAGTCTTTTTGCCTCATCTTTAAGATTTTGCTTTTGTGCTTCAGCAAGCTGGATAATACCCTTTCTTCTTTCCTCGTCTTTCCACGCTTGAACTAAATTTAGGATACTAGCGTTCTCCTCTCTTCTGGCCGATATCCTTTTGGATCTATCGTCAACAAGTGATTTGTATAGTTTACTTTGGCGTGTTCTGCACTGGTTGTATTCAGTTTGTAGATTATTAATAGCCTCATTCAACTGCATCTTAATATTCCT